ATGGTAAACTATATTGCAAGTCAAGGTTTAACTTATTTTGCTTTTAATACTAAAATTCAAGTATGTGAACATAATCATGCTTTCTTTGGCCAAACTTGCCCAGAGTGCGGCGGCTCTGTTGCGGGAGAATATACAAGAATTGTAGGTTTTTATACACCAATTAAAACCTGGTCTAAAGAAAGAAAAAGCGAATATGCACTAAGGGAGTGGGAAAATGTCAACTAAAGAAAAGAATCTCGATACAGTTAAACTTTCACGAATTGAACATTTTGTTGCCACCGTGCGCCGCACCGTAAAAGAGGAAGATATTGATATTAGTTTTGAAGCGGCAGTAGCCTTTTTATTTCCCAGAGTTTGGGAAAATGTGCGTTCAGCACTTACTCAGGAGTATATAAATGGTTATAACGATGCCAAGAAAGAGATGGAGAATGCTGATTAAATTTCTTGTTGATGAAGATGTAGTTAACTATAAAAAGACTTCAATGTTTATTGGTTTTCCTTACTGCACTTTTAAATGTGGTAAGGAAAACTGCCAAAATTATAATTTGCAATTCACTGGTAATATTGAAATTGAAGCCAGAGAATTAGTTCATAGATACATAACTAATCCCTTAACCTCTGCTATTGTAATTGGTGGATTAGAACCATTTGATAGTTGGGAAGAACTTCAATGTTTTATTATGGAATTAAGATATAGAACACCAGATGATATAGTAATTTACAGTGGTTATATTGCTGATGAGATTCCAGAAGAAATTCATAAATGGTTAGCACTTTATGCTCAAGATGGTCCAATTATTGTAAAATATGGACGTTATTTACCCAATCAAAATTCAATTTTTAATGAAGATTTAGGAGTTACTTTGTCTAGCGACAATCAATATACAATTAATTATGCGAATTACAATTAATCCTGACAAGAAAAAAGTCAAGGCTATTAAAAAAGCTCTAAAAGAAAATAATGGTTACTGCCCCTGTGCTTTAATTCAGAATCAAGATACCAAATGTCAATGTAAAGCTTTTCGTGAGCAAGAAAGTGGTTGGTGCCATTGTGGATTATTTTATAAAGGCGAATTAGATTCAGAATTTGACAATTTAGATTAATTATGATATAATAAGAGAGTAAAGAAAATGATTAAATTAGAAAATGTAAAGGTTTTTAATTTTGAAGGAGCCTTCCGCGGCCTTCGTAATCCAATGAATTCATGGCATTTAAGTGATTCTATTTTTGGAATTTTAGAAAGTGATGAGGCAATAGAAGCAACTTCTTTGGTAGCACATCGTTACGAAGAAAGTGAAAAAATACATAAGTCTTATGATGAAGCTTATGATTTTTTATGGTACAACGGAGTATACAATTCTGCTTTTGATTGTTCTAACGATCATAATTATGGTATTGCAGCACTGCTTGGCCCAAATGATTTAAATTTAGCACAACGAATGATTTTTGGTGGAACTCCTGAATCAAAATTTTTAAGACAAATTTTTGTGTCAATGGATATTACGGCGCCTTTAGCATGGTGGAAAGAAATGGATACTTATAAAGTTGCTACTGTAGCAAATTCGTGTTCTACTATGCACAAAATTGATGCAATGCCTATTACTGAAGAGGATTATTCTTTTGACCCAGAACCAGACATGAAACTTACTGATCTACCACTAGATGATTATATTCGTACTTTAGATATCAAAAAACGTGCAGTTGAGGACGTTGAGTGGTTAAGAAAAAAGTACAAAGAAACTGGTGATAAGCGTTATTGGAGACTTCTTATCCAGGTTAATCCTGATGGTTGGAATCAAAAAAGAACTTGGACAGGTAATTATCAAAACCTAAGAGAAATGTGTTATTGGCGTCCTAATCACAAACAAATTGAATGGAGAATTTTTTGCAAAGAAATTTTAAAACTCCCTTATGGAAAAGAATTAATTGGTTATAGAAAGGATAGATAAAAATGAAAACTTTAAAAATTACAAGAGAACTTAGAGCATATAGTGAAGAAGAAGCAAGAGAATTTGTCAATGACTTTAAAGCAAGGGCCGCCAGTGAAGGTTATCTGGTAGGTGCAAATGGTTATACTTACAAAAACAAGAAAGCAAAAGGCGATATTGTTGATGAAGCATGGATTTGTAAGTGTGTAGAAATTCATAATGAGGTATGGGATTAATGGAAGAAAAACAACTTAATTTAGGTGAAATGCTCGATTCACTTTCAGAACTTAACGGTGAACAATTTAGTCTTGAAGCCTTTGCTTCTATTTTAGCATTACCAGATGAAGAATTTAAAACTCTATCTGGAATTATTCTTGATGAATTAAATAAAAGTTTAAACAATCCTAATGATAGACTCCTTCTGGCTCAAAGTTTTAATGCACAAGGTATTACTTCTGATGAAGTAATTGCTAATTTCAAGGAATTGGCAACACAGATTGATTCCATTGGGGATGATGTACTTCCCCAAGCCAAACGAGATTTTGTAAAACAAATCGTTGGTTTAATGGTTAATGCTATTGCAGAAACAGAAGGTATTTCAAAACGAATTATTCAAATTCCTATTGAACTATGTCATCCCAATGCTAAAATTCCTGCTTATGCAAAGCCTGGTGACGCAGGAATGGACATTTATGCTCTTGAAGATTTTGAGGTTGCGCCTGGCGAACGGAAGATTATTAAGACAGGTCTTAAAGTAGCAATCCCTCGTGGTTATGAACTACAAGTGCGGCCGCGCTCTGGAACCTCAGTAAAAACTGCCCTTCGTGTTGCCAATACTCCTGGTACCATTGATAGTGGTTACAGAGATGAAATTGGTGTTATTATTGAGAATATTGAACCAAAAGTAAAGGATATTGATTATGATTTTGATGAAACTGGCCGTCCTGTAATTACTTCAATTCTTTATGGTTCAGTATTCAATGTTGGAAAAGGCGAACGTTTTGCACAACTTGTGCTTAATGAAGTACCATCTGCGGCCTTCTATCCAGTTGATTCAGTTGCTCAAATTGGTGAGAACCGCGGCGGTGGCTTTGGTTCTACCGGGAAGGAGTAATTGGGCAGATTAAAATATGAAGAAGTAAAAAACATAATTGAAAGTGCAGGATGGTCGCTTATAACGGAAAGTTATCAAAATCTTGACCAAGAGTTAGAATTGAGATGCCCCGAAAATCATCGTGTTTTTACTTCATTAAAAAAATTCAGAAATGCCCCCTATTGTCCAAATTGTAGTACAAACTCTTTTAAAATTGCTGATGATAAAATAATCACAAAGAAAAAAGGAATAAAAAGAGTTTTAGCTTTAGATCAATCGACTCAAGTATCTGGTTGGTCAGTTTATGATGATAGACAATTAATTAAATATGGTATTTTTTACACTTCGCTTGAAAATCAAGAATTGCGCGACCATGCTTTAAAAGAATGGTTAGTTAATATGATTCATAATTGGAAGCCTGATTTGATAGCGATTGAAGATATACAACTTCAAGAATTTCGAGAAGGGAAAAAGGTCGATTCAGATAATATTAAAGGCATTCTAATTTTCAAGACACTTGCACGCTTACAAGGTGTAATCATTGAATGTTGCATAGAGCAAGGAATTGATTATACTGTTTGCTCAACAAATACATGGCGTGCCCATTGTAAAGTTAAAGGTAACACACGAAGTGATAAAAAACGTTCAATGCAATTACTTGTAAAAGAATGGCACGATGTAACCGTAACTGAAGATGAAGCCGATGCCATTGGAATTGGTTATTATGCTTCTGAGATTTATGGGAAACAAAATACCATAGTAAATTGGGAAGAATAAAAAGAAAAGAGAGACGAATTAACGTCTCTCTTTTTTATTGAACTTTGTAAATATTCCAAACGTAGTAAGAAGATGGATCAAATGTGTCATAGATAATACCGTCTATACAACAAGTTATATGACCTCTCATTGTTATAAGATAAATACCATGAGGAAACATATTGGCAATTTCACCAACAGTTTTTTTATTTTTACAATTTTGACAGTATACTTTATCAAAATTTCTCTCTAAGTATTCATCTATATAATCTACTTCATCTGGCATTATTGCCTGAGCCTGGGCAAACTTACTTAACTCTTCATAAGTGGCGTCCCAAGTTCGCCCTGTGGCTAAGGAGATTGCTCTTACAGTACAATCATTAACCCGTCTGCCGCGAGGGTTGGCATTGTGATAAGTAAACATTACATACCACTCATCTTTTGAACATGACGCCTAATAATATCTTTTTCTTCAGGTGTTTCTGCAAAATCCATAGCTGATTCAACAAACATGCATACTGCATACATTAATTTTTCAAGTCCTTCATATACACGCTCTTCTGAATCACCATGTTGGTAGCGCTCGCGACCATAATCATACATTTCAACACCATCATTAATTCTATCAAGATGTTCTTTCATGCGGTTATAACCATTATAATTACTACCACCGCGATTATTATAACCACCTCGATTACTATAATCACCCTCTACATAGTAGCGCCCGCGGCCTTGATAACCGCCTCCACGATTGCTATAACCGCCATCTCTTCCATAACCTCTCATGTTGTAACTACCTCCCATTTGCTCGACTTCTTGTAAATCTTTATACATATCTACAAGTTTTTTAGTCATATCTAAATTACTAGCATTTAAACCCTGCTCACCGATTTCTTTTAATTCTTTTTCTACAGAATTAACAAGCTTATCTATCATACCACTCAACTCCTTTTACATTAAGCGCCAGGTGTCGCAGCGGCAGGTGCGGGTAAGGCGGCTAAATTATTTCCACAACGAGAGCATGGAATTTTTCCAAGTAGCTTAAAGACGCCACTTGTTATATCTGTTCTTACAACTACTGAATAACGAGTTCTCCTGTTAATAGAGCAGGCATAAACAGTTGAACAATCGCAATTCATTAAAGGATAAGTTGTAGCTGTATCCCCACCAATGGTAATTGCAACAGGTGCTGTGATTGTTGTAGTATCAGGCAAATTCTGAGCAACTACTATACAATACTTTTGTCCATTAGCATAATTACCAGCAGGTAGGTCTATTAATAAAGTATTATCAGCAAAAGTAACAGAATTTGAAATTATCAATCTGTCACACATTCTTTTATAAGTACTGCATTTCATTTCCTTTCACCCCTTTTAAAAAGAGGGGATATTGTATAATATCCCCTCAAAATCACGCTTTCGCGGAGATATAACAACTAGAAGCAGTCGCCGCAACCACAACCGCTGCCACCGTAGCCATACGCGGCGGAAGGATAGCAACAATTGGGATTAGGTACTACAAAAGCAGGTACGGGACAATCACGACCAAGCCTGCGAATTAATTCAGCAGTCTGAGCTTCTTGATTTGCAGCGATAAAGGAATTCTGATTTGCTTGAGAGATTTGATTTTTAAGAGTTTGATTTTCATCTCTAAGCGCATCCAGTTTGTCCTGAACGAGGAAATCAAGAATAGAACGAGTGTTCGCATTTTGACTATCAATAATATCGCGAGTAGTAGACTGAATTAAGTTTCTAGTGTCACAAGCCTGTGAAGCCATGTCATAACGCATATCGCAGCAGCACTGAGCTAACTGAGAACTTAAAGCGTTAAAACCTGCCTGATTCTGGAAACTACTTTGCATTATAGATTTGTCGATTCCACAGAAGCCTTGACTCATATTATACTGAGTCTGGCAGCAACAATTTTGAATAGCACTAAGGACACCATTAATAGCATTATTAGTAGCATAGAAGCCATCACAAATACCATTAGAGATAGACCGCAGGCTATTATCAATTTGACCAAAGTTAAAGGCATCAGTCATGCCCTGCATTGTAGCAGGTACGCAACAAGCGCTGTATCCGTCGCCTCCTCCGCCGTTGCCTCCAAAACCGTTACGACCCCAGCCGCCGGCGCCGAAAAGAAGAATGAGGATTATAATCCACCAAGCTCCGTCTCCATCACCAAAACCACTAGAACCATTACCAGAATTGCGTAATGCTAAAGCATCTGCTACAGAGATTCCTTCATTTCCCATCATATTAAATTTTCTCCTTTCTTTCTTATTTATTAAAATCGCTTACAAACTATTGATATCTCTCAGTAAAGAGTTCAGAGCAGTTTGAACATCTATACCTTGCGCGCCTAATTGTTGTTGAGCGATTTTTTGCAATGTTTGTACGTCTCCTTTTTGTCCCAAAGCTAATAAATTTTGCATTTCGGGATTATTACGGAAATTGTTTTGAATAATATAGGAAGCAACCCCTTTTGCATTACCAGATTTTAACTGTTGCAAAAGCTGCATTGGATTCATTGATTGGTTTACCATTCCAATGTACCTCCTTTCTTATTCTTTTTACCTTCAAGTGCTTCTAATCTATCTAATATTTCTTTAAGTAAATTATCATTAGAAGTGTTCTCAGGTTGAACAGAATTTTCATTTGTAGATTGAGCAGTTTCTACATTTTGATTCATTTGTTCTAATGCGCTTAACCGATATCCGTTTAAAATAATATTACCATTTTGCATGGCTTTTAAGTAAAGCACTCCTTCTGAAAGTGCTAAACCTACGGAAACTCCATTGTTTGCAATCGGAATGTTATTAATTTCTTGAGCAGTATTTAAAAAATAAACATTACCTTGAGATTGTGGGAAGAAAAAATTATTTCCCATATTGTTTCCTAAATTATTTGTGGGGTTTATATTATTTTGAGCAGAATTTAATGAGTTAAGATTATTAGAATTAGGATAATTAAAATTCATCTTATTTGGCATTTGTGGGGCCAAATTTGATGAGCTAGTATTATAATAACTCATAAAGAAAACCTCCACTTATCGTTTCCTATATATAAGTGGAGGTTAGCTTTTATTTAGTATAAAATTTTAACAAAATTTTTTAGGTTCCCTAACAAATTTTTTGGTTAAGATTCCGTTAAAAAAATTTATTCTTTAATAAAAATCATTAACGGCCGCGCCTCAGCATAAGAAAGAGTGAGTGAATCAAGCTCTTCAAAAGTAAATGAAATATCAGGAATATCGGTAATTTCAATATTGATTAATTCATTCATTTTACTTTGACACTCAGCAATTTTATCAGGGATAATTTTTACTGCTTCTGCAGATTCATCTGTATAAAGATAATTACCATTTTCATCACGTTCTGCATAAATATCTACTAAAGCCTGAAATTGAGTCTGGTAAAAATCTTTTTCCTTTCCGACAAGTTTAATTAACTTATCGACCTTATAGAGAGTTCGGATTGGAAGTTCTTTTTGAGTAAGTTTTTGAAGAAGTCCTTCCAACTCAAGAATTTCAAACATTTTCATATTTGCCTTTTACTCCTTTTAATTCTTAATTATATTATAACAAAATTTGAAGAAGGCGTCAAGTTTTATTGACGCCATTCTTCGTTATTGAATACTTTGGAAATTGATAACTTCCATTCACCATTTTCATAAATGTATGGAATTGCAATTTGCCAGTTTTCATTGGTGTAGACACGAATATTACTACCAAGTTCCCAGATGGCATAAAGTTGAGGCTGTTCATCTTTTTCAATTTTTAAAGTTGTTAATGGTTCAATAGCAGTCCAAGAAGTATTCCAACCTAAAAGATTATAACCTGGATATTTAAAACCTTTATCGCCTAAAGTTTCAAGACTTATATCATATTGTTCACCAAAAGTAAATTTATTAGTAGTATCTTCCCAAGTTTCTTCTCCTGTTGTTGAATGAATACCGCCATTACCATTATAAAGAACTGAATATTCTTTTGCTTTCCAAACTGCATATAAAGTTGCTGCTGCATTATTAGTATAAGAACCACCAGCAGAATAAGTTGCAGATGTAGCATTTGATGAAGTGGCCCATCCTAGAAACTCATAACCATCTCTTGTTGGCTTGTCAGAAGATAAAGTAAGTGTCACATTATAAGTTTTTGTTTGGGAGTTTGGCGCGCCGGAGCCGCCATTGGCATTGTAGGAGATTGTATAAGTTTGTGCTGTCCAATTAGCATACCAAGTATAATCTGTACCATAATAGCCTGTTCTACTAGCCCCTGCTGAATAAGTCGTACTAGCTGAAGAACTAGTTCCCCATCCTTTAAAAGTATAACCAGTTTTTGACGGTTTACTAGCTAAATAATAAGTAAATTTATTGCCAGCAGTTCCTGTATTTGTATCATCATAGTCATAAAGAGAAGAGCCATTATAATAATAAATATAACTAGTAACAGAAGCAGACGTTCCATAAATTGCAGCATCTTGAACATATAAATTACAACTAGTTATTGTACCATTTGGGTCAGATACTTTTAAGGTTAAACTTCCCGAAAATTGACCACTAATATTACTTATAGTAGCATCAGTATAAGATAACTGTTGACTGGTAGAAAATCTAAGCATTATATTACCACTAGCATATCCACCATTAGAACCAGTTAAAGTCCACAATAAACCAGGAGAATCAGTAGAACTTGTACCACTACCGCTACTACGATAGCCACTAAAATTAATTGACAATTCGTCAATTGTATATGAATTAGAAAATAAGGCCGAACAAGTACCGGTTGCAGTTGAGCTTCCATTGCATTTCCAACCATCGGCAGAACTACTATAAGAACCACTAAATGAAAAGTTAGCCATTCTACTTCACCACCTTATTCATTCTGAATCCAAAGATAAATATCACCTTCAGCAACACTTCCATCTCCAAAAGGATTGAATCCATCAGTACCAGGTTCAGCATCTCCATAGGCAATGCGGCCAATGCTACGAATATCGCTTGTTTCAACATTACTACTACCATTTATATGACCAAATTCATCATAATTTATTTTAATGAATCCTGCATCTTCGATAGAAGCAACTGGTTTTTCATGTGAAATTATATTGTCTTCAACCGCTATGTAATCGCCACCTTCAGGTACTAATTTCAAAGCAGTCATTGTACCAGTAGCATCTGCATTATAGAATACATAAGGTTCATAAGAAAGTACTTCTTCTGAATTTTCTTTAAAAGTCATCCCTAATCCAATAGAACCCATTAAAATTCTATTACCACCGTTTCTAGATGAATCATCATAAAAACCAACAAATGCACCAGACATTCCATTTATTTTATTATGAATTCTATCTGCTTCAAGACCAAGAATGTTGGGATAATTATCATTCGCCGCGCTAGTATATTTTTTATCAATAATATACAAACTTTCTTCAACTTCATTAAGCTCAGGCTGATTTATACCAAGCTTACCTTGTTGAATCATAAAAGTCTTTTTATTTTGAGAAATATAAATGCTATAATTTTCTAATTCAAGTGAATGATTATAAAAACTAATAGTGTTATCAGCATTTACTTTAACACGTTTTACGTTACCGGTTATTGTTACTTCAGCATAAAAATTAGTAGAACTTTCTTCAGTGCCTTTTATTGGAGAAGGTAAATTAATATAAAGTGTTGTACCAGAAGTTACAACTGGTAATTTAGTTGCACCTTCAACTCCTTCATATTCTACAATATATTTTCCTTCTAAAGCATCTTGCATCGCCTTGAAGTTATCATAATAATCTTTATATTCTGCGGCGAGTGTGTTATAATCCATCTCTTGTTGAGAACCAACTAAATACTTTCTTTCTAAAGTTGGGATTAATTCACATTTAATTTTTCCATTTAAAATATTTTCTAAATTAGAATCAGTATATGAAGTTTTATTTAATTTATTAAAATCTTCAAGAGATAAATTATAATTTACTAAAATATTATTTAAAGTTTCATTTTCTATTTCAATATATTTTCTTGCGCGTATTTTGTCGGTCTCTCCATCTTTATTTATAATTTCTTCATAGTAATTAATCGAATAAGTCAAATCAGTTAAACGATTAAATTCAATTAATTTATCTTTATCAAGTTTTTCACCACCAATAAATTGGTGCGTAATACCCCAATCAGTTACATAAAGTTTTAATTTTGGTAAAGTAAAGCCAAAATTATCTTTAGTAACACCAATTCGTTCAATACCAGTTACTTGAATTTTTGGAGAACTTAAACGAGAATTCCAAAAAATAGCATTTGTATCTTCATCTTGACCAATATTGAAGTTATTTGAATTATTTTCATAATAATAAATACGACTAATTCTTCTACCTTCTTCATCATGATAAACTGGAATAATTTGGAAATATTCAATTTCATCAATATCTTGTTTATTTAGATTAAAAGATAAATCATATAAATAATAAGAAACTTCTACATTACTATCAATTATTTCTTCTTGTTTTGCTAAATAATTAACATTGGCATTAGAAGGGTCAAGAGTAATTGGATTTTCACTATTTTTTGATAATTCTATTTTACCTTCAGGTGTTCTTATAAATTTATAAAGAAGATAATAATTAGGATCTATACTTTCAGATTTTAGATAATATTTTTTTTCTTTTTCAGAATAATAATAAATTTCATTATTAGTATCACTTTCTTGAAGTTTAGGTTTAATTCCAGGATAAAATTTTATAATTAAACTATCTTTATTAAAAACACAAATGGGTTTTATATTTATTTCTTCGTTATAAGGATTTATTGTTTCTGGGCTTAATAATTCTTGAATATTTGAAGAAAAAATAATAGGTCTATGATCAAAATAAGAAGGTTTTCTACAATCATAATAAAAATTATATTCATAGTAATTTTCACTTTCTTGACCATAATCATCTACAGCATGAATATGATAACTTATATTGAATTTTTCTCCGTAATTCTGAATCGTTTGATTTTCTAATCCATGAGAAATAAATAAATTATTTAAATGAGTATTTTCTTGAAGAATATTTAATTTAAAATCAACTTTATTATCAATTTGTATGGTGTCACCAAAGCCATCTTTCTTTTCCCAAATTGGAATAAATAATCCTACCTCTTCAGTAGGAACTTCTCCTTCTGAAGCAGTAAAAACTTTATCTTCCACTAATTGATATTTATCTAACCAAATATTATTTAAATAGATATTTGCATAAGCTTTATAACCATAAATACCTATGTTTTGCGAGTGAGTACCTTTTATACCAGCAATAATTAAATCTTCAAAATTATCTGCAATTGGCTCTTGATTACCTTCTTTGAAATTTACCGGAATAATTTTAGATATTGGTGAAATTTCTCCTAAACTAGTCATTGTTGGTAATTTAGCTATTTGAATATCTTCACCTTTATAAGTATAACTATTTAATTCAGTGACAATAAAAAATTCTTCTTCTTGTGTTTCTGAAGCTTGTGTAAGTATTTTTTTAACAATACTAGCAATACTAAGAGTTAATTTATTAGTAGTATCCCAAAATTTTTCAGGAAAATTATCTGTATTAGATAAATCAACTGTTAATTCATTTGCTCCAAAATTAGTAGTTATAATTGCTACACCACTATCTTTCCCTTTACTCCAATTAATACGAACTCCTTGCTCATCGTAACCTTCTAAGGTATTTTCATTAAACCCAATAGTTAATTTAGTATCTTTTGTTAAATATTTACAATTAGAATCTTCTCTCCAATCATAATTATCATTAATTATTTCATAAACTGATTCTAAATCTTTGTTCTTTTTAGTTGTATAATTTAATTTAATAAAATTTAAAGATTTAGGTTTCTCACCAGCAAAAAATAAAAAATTATCCTCTGTATCTTCTTCAGTTTTAGTTGAAATCTGGAAAATTTCCGAATTATTATATAAAATTTGATTAGCTATTTTAAAACGAATAAATTTACCATTTAAAGTCTCTCCCGTAGGGACTAATGTTGTTATATCATTAATAAAATATTCAGGTGTAGTTAAAAATTCAGTATTAAGAATAGACCATTTATTTTCTTCACCAGTTCCATCTTTCCAAATTTTTTTATCTAATGAATATTGATAAGAAATTTGATATTTAATAGTAAATTTTTCTTTTACTTCATCATGAACTAATATTTCTATAGGGTCCCATTTAATTGTCGCAGATCCAGATGAAAAAGTTGGATTATCATAATTATAAATTTTCTGCTGGGGTTTTGCATATAAAGTATAAAGATAAAAAGGATTAGAAATAGAATTATAATCAGAAGTAGGGTTACCTCTTGAAGCTAAAGCTATGATTTGATGAGAAATTTTTTCACCATTTAAATTATAAACTTTAGAGCCAATAGAATAAGAATAATTATTATTATTAGAAGTTATATTATCATTACCTATTAAATTTTCATTAATTTTAATATTATAACCACTAACTGAATTATTTTTTATACCTGTAAGTCCAGTCCAATTTACTGAATAATTAGCTTCATAATTATCATTTAATAAAAGAAATTCTTTTTTTATAGAACTACCAGAAAAAGAAATATCAGTAACTTTTGATAATTGATAAGCAGGGCCAAGAACAGTAAAAGTTTTAGTATCACCACTAATATTATGACCTTCTTCATCTGTATCAAATACATCAATATCATAAGTAAATTTTTCATCATCACCATTATTTATAGGTGTTATTGTAAATGAACCATCTTTATTAGAACTACTATGAATATAACCATAATCATCTGTATTTGCTTTTTTTCCCCAAAGGTCTACTGATAAAATATCTGTATTTTCAGCATCAACAGAATAACTAATTGTAATAGAATCTCCAGAATTAATAATTCCTCCATTAGGAGAATAAGTTACTGAACCAGTAACTTTTTTTTCTGCTTCTTCGCCTCCGCCTCCGCTTTCGGGATCATAATCTAAATTTGCATAATAACTCATGGCGTCTAAATATATAGTCGCATTTTGAGAGCCATTATTGATTCTTAAAATAATATATTGACCAGCCTCAAATCGTCCATCTCCTTTATTGGCATCTCTTTTTAATGTAATAACATGATCCCCTTTCTCATATAACGTTTCACCCGCAAAAGCGTATCGAGTATCACCGTCATCAATTTCATTATCATTACTTACATACATTGCAGCAGAAACTTTCGCTTGCCCATTGCAATGAAAATAGACGTATCCGTAATCTAAATATCCACCTACACTACGGGCGCCTTCGCCAAATTTATCTTCTACTTTATTACCCGAAGGTATAGATAAATTTCCATCATGGTCTTCGTTGTTATATAAATATATAGTTTTATAAACCATTCATAAACCTCCTTTTTTAGGTTTGTTTTAAATAAATTAATTATTTAAAGTCTAAATCTCTTTTTAAAAGTAAAAAACAGTATATTGAAATATAATAAAAAGGAGATGTTTAACCATCTCCTTTAATAATATAAACAAAATCTTCATTACCAAGTTTAACAGTACCAAGATTTGGTAGAGTATCTTTTCCTAATATTTCTATTAACGTAGAATCATTATCCGCTGTTAATTTATCACCATTACAAACATACCAAGTTTTATAATTATAATATTTTCTTAAAATATCTGTTGGCGTATATCCCTCTCTAATTAAACCTGCTTTTGGGAATAATATAGTAGTTCCAATAGGAATAGGTAAATTAGCTAAACTAATTTTTTCAAAAAAATCTTTATTATCATATTTTTTTGCTATTTTCCCTTCACCATAATCATTTTCATTACCATCATCTTTAACTTCATCTTCGGTAAAATATTTTCCTTTATAAACAAAATAAGGATAACCAGCTTCCATACCAAAACTTCCCATACGAAAAGGTATGTTTTTTTCATCCACACTATAGAAACCTATATAAACACTATAATCTGAAGCAGTAGCTTGAGGATTATACTTTCCATCATTTCTATTAAATTGTGGCATTTTAGTATTTTTATCACCTTGTATAGAAAAAACATGAGGATAAGTATCATTATATACTGCAATATTACCTATATAATTTCCCGAATCAATTCTATCTTTTGCTACAACATAAAGAGCTTCTTCAGTTTTTTCAAGATTTGAAAAATTAATACCAACTTTATTTTTTCTTAAAGATAAAGTTGAAAAATCTGCTGGTATATAATGTTTTAGAATTGAAGAAATTATTGAAGTTATACTATTACTGCTATATTTATACCCCTGTGCCGCATCTGTTTCAATTGAAAAACGAGTAATTTTAGAATTAGTAGTAACTTCAGCGGAAAAAGGCATATTATCATAAATTAATTTTAAATCGTTTTCAGTGAAAGTATAAGTTATTAAGTCATCAAAATAATTTCCTTCACCAATTAAATATTTATCATTATTATTTAAACTTGTATTAGAAATTTTAATAGAAGATTCTAAGACAAAATTTTTATCATTTTTATTTAAAATACCTTTATCTATTATTTTAAATTTAGGTTTATAAGTTTTAGAATTATCTTCATTTTTTCTAATAATTTCTTCATATTTTAAAGTTACAGGTACAAAACGACTTAAATGAAAAAAAACAGTGTTACCTTTTTCCTTAATAGGATAAAGTGTAGATATAGCATTCGCGGCCTTTTCTTCATTATATTCGTCAATATAAGAAGGCATTAAAGTTAAATTAAAATATTCGTTATTATTATTATTTTTTAAATTCATGCCATAACAACCGATATATTTTTTTACTTCTATTTCTTTTCCATTTTTATCATTTACCTTTCCTATAATTTCTTTATAATCACTATCTAATATTAATCTTTTTGAATAAAAATTATTTTCAGTCCATTTATAAAGAGTATAAAGATTCGGGTCTGATGCCTCAGTTGTTAAATAATACTTAATTTCACCTTCTTTAACTTCTATTCCTATATAATTATTTTCATGATTTAAATAATCATTTCTATTAAAAGCAGGATACCATTCAAATAAAATAAAATCTTGTTCTAAACCATCTTTTCCTTTAGTTTGATCATATAATAAATATCCATCTCTAAAATTATCATCTATATAAATAGTAAAATTATCATTTTTTATTAATTCTGGCAAACCATTTTCAAATGTTGCTGCTAAACGAAAATCATATTTAACTTCTAAAGTATAATTAATAACACTTTCTTGTTTTAGAATATCAATAGCGGTAATAACATAATAAAATGTTTCAACTGTTCTTAAAGTTTGTAAAGAAGGAGGATTTTCTTCAATATTAAAAAACATTCGTCTTAAATATTCATCATCTCTTAAAATTTGAGGGTAAAACCCGATAAAACCTAGGGTATTAGAATCTGCTGTTTCATTTCCTGATGGAATTAAATTAGATAATACAAAAATTCCATCTTTTAATTCTACAGGAGTTAATTCAGTACTACCATCTTTTTCAATTGTTTGAAAAAGATAATTTTTATCTACTAGGCAGCCGTTGGTATAATTTTGTTTATCTTTAGTGGCATAAATTTTAAAACCATAAATAGGCGCACCACTAGTTATTGTATCAGCACGCAAATCAGATAATCTATAATCCATTTCCCATATTTTATTTCCTTCTTCTCCAATACCAGAAATACTATTAATTTGGTTATTAAAGAAATCCACATTACGAATAGCATTTGAATTTAAAGAAGGAATAGTAGAGCCATTACTAAACATTTTTGGTGTTGCCGCACGAGTAAATTCATAATTATTTACTTCACCATTTATAGTAATTTTTGGAGAATTATCAAAATTTAAACTTGGACCATCTGAATAAATATAAATACCACTACCTTCATCATTTTTTATTATTTCATATAAAGAATAAATTTCAAATCTAACTGAATCTCCAGATTGTGAAAATAATTGTTTAGCTTCTTCTTCTCTTAATTCAATTTCAAAATATCTATTACCTTCTTCAATTTTTTGAATTTTTTCGCCGGTATATAAACCTTTTTTCCATTTAATTTTTACACAATCAAAATAATTAGTACTTGGCTCCCAATCATTATTATGAGTGCATTGAATTAATAAACTATTTTTAAAATTTAAAATACCATTATTTAAATCCCAACTATCATTTATAACATTATAAACAACGTTCATAGGACTATTAGCACCATAATAATCACCTTGCGGAATGGAAAAAGTAATTATCTCAAATTTTTTAGGTAATTCACCTTTAAAAAGCTTTTTGTCTTCATCACTTTCTATTGTTGTTTGGTTATCTAATATCTGACCTTGATAAGTAATAATTCCAGTAACTTGTAAAGAAACTAATTCGTCATTATTAATATTTTCAACTTGCCAATTATAAAAAGTTTCTGTTAAATTCTCTTCAATAAGAGTATATTCTATTTCATTTAATAAAGCTTGATCAATAGTAGTTTCTTTTTTATATCCTAAATTATAGGTTTTAGTTAATAACTCTGCACCTATACCTTCAATTTGTAATTCTCCCCAGCTAATAAAAGTATTTTCAAGCAATACAGCACTTTTTCCAACAGGACCTAAATTTGCATTAAAAGATGGTTTAATAAAATAAAGATAACAAATATCTGAATCTACATAACTTCCACTTTCATCATAAGTCCGAACTTTTATTGAATAAGTTTTATTCAAATTAGGTTTATTAATTATAATTTCTGTTTCAGTTTTTTCTTTGATTAAATTATCAATTTCAAAATCATCAATTATAATTTTATAACCATTTACTTTGTTATTTTCGCCAGGTGAAGCTTCTGACCATTTAATTGGAATCGATATATTTTCTTCGTTTTTAAAAATACAAAAACCGGGGTTGGAAAAAATCTTTCCAACCCTAATATTACTAGCGGGATTATTTGCATTACGAATTCCTAAAGTTAAAAGATTACTAGGAGAACTATAACCTGCTGTATCTTCAACAACTATTTTGTAAGTAGTTTTTGCAGTTATAATATCCTCAGCAGTAGTTGTATTAATATTATATTCTTTATAAATTTTATTATTTTTATAAAGAATATATTTACTTAATGGATTTGTTCCTTGAGCGGCGCCAGACCAACTTAATTTTACTGTAGAGCCATTAGTATAAACATTACTAGAAGCTTTTAATGTTGGTGCAGTAGGACCATAAACAGGAGGTACATATACATCCCAATCTACATTAATTTGGATTATATTAGAAGAACCATTATAATCTTTTCCCAACCAAGTCATGGGAGATCCATTACTTCCATATGCGTTATTTGCATAATTATTAGGGGAATATTCAGCTATATAACAATTATAAGTTTTAGAACCACTTCCACTAGTATTAACTGGAATAGAAACATTAACACTAGTATTATAAGTTGCCCCTTTAGTAAAAGTTGTATAATTACCAAAAATTTTGCCAGAGTAATAACTACCTCCAACATCTATATAAAAACTAAGTCCATTTACCCAAGTTCCACCGGTAGCACTACTTAGACTAAAAAATAAAGGTATATTTATTTTTATTGTATTTGAATTTACTCTTGTAGATGTAATATTTTTACCATTGGCGGGCACTTCAACATATGTAGTTTTAGACGAAGCAGCATAATATATGCTCATTTAATTCCTCCTTTTAAATAACAAAATCGATACCACGATCAAATTCAACTTCTTCATTGTAATATCTTTTTATTTGAACTACAACTTCATCTGTTTCTGTAATAAAATTTAAATAATTTAAAGTATCAATTTCATCATCTACTCTTATTTTACCTTTTACTCCTAATTTAACTTCATCATTATTTCTTTCAAAAGTGACTAAATTATTTTCTTTTTCTTTAAATTTATTTCCAATATTAAGTATTCCTTCAGTATCAGAAATATACCAATCAGGTTCAGTATTAAAAGCTTCTTTTTCTAATTTTTCAAAAGAAATAATTTCATTAGTTGTATTAGTATTATTATATCTAATAAAAGAAATATTACCATTATTAATTTGAATAAAAGAATTTATTTTTTCTTTTTCAAACTTTCCAATATTTAATCCAGTACTATATAACCTATAATTTTCTGCGTCAATAGCTTTAATATAAGGGAATGGATCTTCTTTAGTAAGCTCATTATTATAACCATAATAATTTTCTAAAAATTCTTTTGATGGTTCAATTTGTAAATTATCACGCCAACCAGTAGCATAGTCACTATAGATATTAAGACCGCCTTCCCAAATTGAAAGTCCTTTTTTATCAATTTGAAGAATCTTATCTCTATTTTCAGGTATTTTGTTTATATCATCTTTATCATAGGCGACATAAAATACACTTTCTGGAGACTTATTATCATCGCCTATATTAAAAATTAATTTTTCAGTAAGTATATCATCATATTTATAATTTGTTCCATTATATTTATTAAAATCATTTATATCAAGTTGATACTTTGTAAGAAAAGTTTTTATATACTTACAATTAATTTTATTATCTTCTTTATAATATAAAACTAATTTATTTTTTAAATCTTCTGGTATATTATTACTAATTTCATATTCTGTAGAATTAATTGTATTAAAAATTGTCATATCTAAATCAGATAAATTAGATACATTCTCTTTTAAATCTGAAAAAACAAAAATACTGCTTGACAAAGCTAAAATAATTGTATATTCACCTATAATTACAATATCATTATTTTTTAAAGAATCTGATAAAACATCTTGTAATTCTTTAACAGTATTATTAATTTTTATTGTAGTTTCATTTATATTAGGTAAATAATTTTTTATTAATTCTTCAACTGTAATTTTATAATCTGATTCTATAATAAAATATTTTTTATTTGTTTCTTCAATATAAATTTCATCTAATTCATAAGTTTTTTGATTATCATCAATTAAAATACCAGTTGTTTGCAACCAACCACTAAAAGTGCTGTTAGTAGCTTGAATAATACCGCTAAATATACCTTTAGACGCGTAAAGAGAACCATCTTGTGTAACAACAAAAGGAGCAGTAGATTTTTCTTTCGGGACAGAACCAGCCCACATACGAATTTGCTGTCCTTCTCCACTACTTATTTTATTTTCACCATTATATTCTTCTTCATCATTAGTAATACCAGCATTGGGTAAATAAACTTTTCCAGTTAAATAGACATTTTGACCATAAAGACCATATCCATCCAATGGTTCAGTAAAAATATCATCTTGAATACCAGATAAACGTCCTAATTGGGTAGTAACCTGGCCATTTTTACTAATATCAGTGATAATTATTGCTGGTCCTAAAATATTACCAGCGGTTAAATCAATACCACAACCTGCAGTAAGAGCAATTGAAAAATTAGAAATTTTGCCATAAGTATTAGCTATTTTAGGTATTTCATTAGAATCTAAATTTTCTAAATTCTGTGGATAATAATAAATATAAAAATAATAATTAATATTATCTGTGACTTTAAATAATCTACCTTCATTATTATTATATTCAATAGGATATTCTTCAGTAGAAATAAAATTAAATTTTATATTAACATATTCATTTAATTCGCTATTAAAAGGATAAGTATTTATTTTATCTTCAAATTTTATTACTATTTCATTTTCTTTTTCTTCTAATAAATAAATTTTATCTCCCCAAATATCTCTATCAAAAGTTTCTTTATCTACTTTTATTTTAAATATTAAAGGCGCCTGATTTATTAAAATAGTTGTATTATTATAATCATAATAAGTTGGTGCAATATATAAATCACCACCCATAGTATTAACGCTATTATAAGTAAAAGTAGCTGATACAATTTCACCACGAGCATTAATATTAGAGAAATAAGCATCTCCCTTCATATCAATTTTCCAACCATAAGCCGAATTAAAGTTAGAAGTGCTTATACCTTTATCATTATCAATAATAATATAATTTTCTTTTCCTTTTCCAACTAACAATTTTCCTTCTAAAGAAGCATTATTAGCAATTAATGAACCATCTCCAAGATTAATAGAATTAGCAATTACTTTACCATCTAATCCTACAGAAAAAGCTGAATTTTTATAATTATTATTTTTTGCACCTGCCCAAAAAGCTAAATCATTATTATTTTTAATATCAGCACTATTCTCTAAATAATTAATACCAGCTTTATAGTAAGTATTTGTTACTATAATAGAATTACCATTTTCATCAGTGATAGTATCTTTTTTATTATCTTCTCCAATTAAAATTGATTTTTTCAAATAAATATTAGAAGCATACAAATCACCAGTATTAGTAACATAAAAATTACTATCAGTTTTTGAATTTAAACTATTATCCTCATGAATCCAAAGAATAACTTCATCTTCTGAAGTAATACCAGCGCGGTTATCTGGAATTAATAATTCTTTTATAATACCATTTTCAGCTATAATTGAACCGCTAATATCAGCGTTTTTAGCATGAAGTTTACCAGTATAATCTACACTAAATTGATAATTTATTTCCTCATTTTTTTCGGATTTTCCGCCCCAAAGAATATAACCATTTTCTACGGCAGAACCATCAATACCATGCCTACCATCACCAATAGTTAATAAACCACTGATATTACCAGAGTCTGCCTGAATATTACCTTTAATATAAGCTTTTTCAGCAATTAGAGTACCATTTTCTAAAATCAAAAAAGGTGAACTACTAATTTTTAAATTTTCGGCGCCAGACCAAATTCTAATAGATCTTTTACTTAAATAATCATTTGTAATTTCTTCTGCAGCAGGTTCTAATTTTGATAAAGCATTTTCTAAATTTTTAATTTCTTCTTCTGAAATAATTTTAGCATTTAAACCAACTGTGGTAGATAGTTTAGACGAATCATAAAGATTACCCCAAGGCCCAACAAAAATTCTATCTTGAACCCAAAGTTCACCATTATTGTCCGTAGTAAGAGTTACATAACCTTCTCGATTTCTTAACCGCAAACCATAAACCGGTTCTTTTTTAATAATAATTGTATTTCCTAAATCATCTTTTTTCTCATAAGGAGTACAAGGCATATCAGGAAATTGACCAACCGCAAGAATTGGGAAAAAGCGATTATCACCAGTATACTCATATGAAGTACCATCTCCCTTTCCAAACCTAGCAAAATAATAAGGCATTTGATTAAGAATATCTGTTTTATTTGCTATTTCTTCTGCTGTTGCTTTAAAGCTATATTCTTCATTTATTAACCTTAAGCCTTGTCCGGCATCAAGTTTTACGGCTTGCCACTCACTATAATCACCGCCGCTAGCCACTAAACTTAAGCCTTTCCAAGTCAAAGCAAAAGAAGCATTTTTTTCAATTACTTCTAATTTTTTATCTAAAGTGGATTCATTTGCAATTAATTTATCTAAATCAGAACCATTAATGCTTCCATTTACAATTGGACTATCCGCGCCTATTGCATAAATACCATATTGATTAAAACGAACATATCTATTTGTATCATAAGTTTCGCCTGTAATTTGACCATCTTTAATTACACTATCAACCTTAAAAGCAGTAATACCATTAGTATCCCATCTAAAATAAGGAACAGTACCATTAACAATATTAACTTTACTTGCATCAATTTGCCCAGCAATTAAATATTTGGTATTAATTCCATTACCAGAAATAGCATTACTCCAAGTAACACCGCCATCACTTGAAATGAATACACCGCCGCCGACTACTCGGACACGATTGTTGCTACTTCGATTATCAATAACTTCAATACCAGTACCAGTATCCCAAATGACACTTTGGTTATCTGAGCCGGAAAGAATTAATGAGTTATTCTGGAAAGATTGTTCAAGAGTCGAAACTTTAATCTCACCAGTGGGAGTTACAACACCGGCCGCCCTAGCATATTCGCCAACTTGATATTGGAGGCTTTGAGTCGTTGCGGTAATTTTTTGAAAGAGTTCTTCAAATTGATTTTTATAGTTTTTAATGGTAATTGTTGTCTTAGAAGCATCATCAAGATTTTGATTGCGCTCGCTGACAATAACTTCCATTCGATATGGAGTTTTTGCACTCATACCATTAAATTCTTTTGTTACATAACCAAAGAACTCAACATCCTCAATATAAGTTCTATCACCGACATTAAACTTATAAGCTTCATATCCATCTACATCTTCAACACTAAGAACGTTAATAGTATAAGAAACTTGCGGATAAGCAGAAGTGTTAGAAATTTTTACAGCATCAAGATAATAAAGTTCATCATCTACATAAGATTCATCTGTCCAAGTTCCTTCTTGAATGAAGCGAGAGTATTTGGTATAGAATTTTAACTTTAAATCTTCTTTTTCTTCTTGTAATTTTTTAATTCTTTCTTCCGCAACATCAATTAAACCTTGATATTTACTTAAAGTTCCCGTAACAGTATCATTCTCTTTTTTCTCAATTGCATCACGATTTTGTAAAGCAACATTTCTTAAAATTTCTAAACGTGCAATTTCATTTGCATATTGTGTTCTCTTTTCATCATTAACATTTAAATTATTAAGATAAGAAGTTAATTCAGAAATTTCATTGTCATATGCTAAAATCTCAGCATTATATAAATCATATTGTCCTTCTAACTCAGAAACCGTATTACTATAAGCATTTACATAAGTTGCTTCTTCATTAATCTGTTTATTAAGATTCTTCAACTTAGCAAAATATCTTAAATCAGTCGCGCCAGTACCATAAAGGTCATTTATAACTTGACCATAACTAATTAAACCCTGATTGATATAATAATCAAAATTAATAATTTCTGTTTCACCAGTTTGATTAGAAGGCGCGCGAGCGATTGTGCACATACCATCTGTCGCATATTCTTGATTATTTGGTTTTACAATAACTTTAGAAGCGATGGAATTTGAATCAACAGTGCGCTTAATACCTTTTAAATTAATACCATACTTAAAACCAGCATGATTCTCTGCACTGTTAGGTGAATACTGAGAGAATTTAACCGTTTTAACCGGTTTGCCATTCTCAAGCCAAATTTGACCATTCTTCTTATGTTTTATATGGAAGCTAACCCATACTTCGAATAGTTCAGCAAGAGATTGAATGTTGTTGAAATAGTTAGATTCTTGAGTTTCAAAGAAACGAACTGAATGATAACCATCCTCATGCAAAGGTTCAAAATTTGAGCCATCATAATAGACAGCTTTACCGTTTTCAACTTTATAGAAATATCTTTTATCTTCAATAGTAGAAGTAGGAGCATCACCGGGGAAAATAATCTCTCCGTTTTCTTCTTGATATTTAAATAATTGAATATCATAAAGATAAAAGTCATTCGCAGCGGATATTGTAAAAATTAATGATTGTTTTGAAGTTGAAGATTTTCCTTTTTCAATTGTTAAAATACAATATTTATAAGTTTTTTCTTCTTCCTCTCCATTTATTTGTATTACTTTGTTTTTTAAATCAGAAAAATTAATTATAACATTTCCAAAATAAAAATTTTCATCAGTAGTTTCTTTATCTCTATCTGCTATTCCGAAGTTAAAACTATCTGGAGAATTATCCCAATCTCCTAAAATATTAACTATATATTTCTCGCCTTCAATTACCTTTAAACCAGCATTAGTAGGCCCACTATTCTTATAAGTTTGACCGCCTTCTAATACCAAACTATTTTTTGAATTTTCCCATATAACTTTATCTCGGCCATTTTCATCTTTACCAATAGTTGGCTCAGGGTAAAGAGTTAAAATTGGGTCTTCTTGTTCTTTATTTAAATTTTTCCAACCAGCATTTGAAGTAAAATTAGTTGAATTAGTTAAATAATTTTGAACAAGAGGGCTAACATGATATTCTGTTTCAGTATAACTAAAATATTCCTCAGAACCATTAGTGTAAACTTCAACATACTTATCTAATGTAGACTCATAAACAGTACGTGTTCTATCTTGAATTCGATAACCACTATAACCAGTTACTTCTACGTTGACTGCGGCAGATGCTATCTTGTAGTTGAATAAATAATTATCATCAATTACTACTCGACCATCATCAATAGCGACCGGATTAGTTTCATCATCAATTCTTCTACCGAAATAAAGAATTTGAACAGATTCTTTTGCTTTAATTCTCCATTGACCATCTTTTCCACTTTCTTCTGGCTCAGAAAATTCGGCATCATCATAGAAGAAATAAATATATTCATTCGCAGAAATAGTGATTTCTTTATTGTTACCATCATCACCTTTTCTCATGGCGACGGCCGCAATCGACGTACCTTCTGGAATTTTATACTCAAATAATGGCTCTTTAATTCTTTCAATAGGAGAATAACCTTTTTTTACTTTCCAATCTGAACCATCTAATACCTTTTCAGCTAACCGCTCAACAGTACCGTAATTATTTTCTAATTCTGTATTCAGCGTTACTGACCAACCATTTTTCCCAAGTTCATTAACAAATATCTCTTTTGCAACAATATTAGCAACATGAGTATTCGAATCTTTATCTATTGTTTTAATAACAAAATCACGCCAACGGTTGTCATAGTCTACACTTGTATCTTCATAATTTGGATTTTCTTCATTGAAATCTATTTCACCATTTAAAATAGTAAAATCAATTTCACCTTTTGAATTAATAAATCCATACTCTTCGCCACGGCGCAACTTTAATTTAATTTCATTCTTTAATAATTCAAATAATGGATTGTTGACCCTTTCGCCATCTTTTTCATAATCATAAAGCATAGAAAAGGTAAGTGTACAATCACCATTTGTTAATTCCTTTAAAGATACATCATAGGCTTTCAATGGAGAATCCATTGAATCAGAACCAATGATAGCAACTTTCTCATCTGTAAAATATCCATCTGTTTCAAGAGTCCCGGCAATCGGCACGTCTCTCCAGACAGATAATTCATAGGGTTGTTTACCCATGCCTTTTCCTCCTTTTATAGATAGAGATAATCATAATCAATATTAGAAAATTCAGCAGAACCTTCATAACCTTCAGGTAAAGAAAAAATTGAAAGTTTTAAATTATTATTATCTTTTGGTGTCAAATATAAAAAAGTACTTGCTAAAATTAAATTATTGACAGGTTTGTCTCCGTCTAAAATTAATTGTAAATTTGAATCAATTTTATAATTTTTATTAGGCTCCATTTTTGAGGCATCAAAATACATATAATATTGACCAATCTCTAAACCTATTACTCCTTTTTCTGGAGCTTTACTAGTTGTATAATAATTACGAGGAAGTAAAATATCCATATTAGAACTATAATTAGTTCCATGAATTATATTAAACAATTCAAGATTAATTCCTAAAACATTTAAAGCGTCTTGCACTGTTTTTTCTTCCCCTTCTTCAACTTTAAATCCAATTTTTCCTCTTAAAATTAAATCTCCTTTTATAGGACTTATAATATCACCAGCATAATATAAGTCAACATTATTGCCACTAATAACTCCCGTATTAGGAGAATTTTCCGTAATTTTACCTGCTATATTCCATTCATCTTGGCTACCAAAACCACCTTCTTTAGTATTAGAATTATAATAAGAAAGTTCTTTGGATGGCGCCTTCGCATAAGGATAATAAGCCGTTAATCCAATTGCACCTTCTCCTTTATAAATACGTCCGCTACTTGTCACAATACTTGGTAGATAAACTACTGGTGGGTCATTTTCGCCACGTTCAGGATCTGTCGTAGTTATCTCTCTATCAAACACCAAATAACTCAACTTTGGTTGAGTGTTCGGTTTTACCATATAAGCCTTATACGGCTCTTCATCAAAAATTAATTCTCCTTGTTCCAATGGATTCAGCCATTCGCGCAATTCACGCACGTCTTCTTCAGCCAAATCATCATAAGCAAAATTAATTGTAAATTGTCTTTGTTGTATTTGTGTATTAAAATAATACAATCCTTTACCTCCAGGAACTTCAGCAGTTGAATCCTTAAAAGAAGGGGAAAGGGGCATTTCTGCCCGATTCCCCGTATTGATTCTTACAATGCCGAGTTCTGAAGAATGGCGGCCGTTGTATGTAAAACCAAGAAACGGTCCTTGGAAATCTTTTTTAGCTTCTCTTGCCATTCTTTCCTCCTTTTAACGGATTAGATTGATTGCATTTGTATTACGATAACGAGCATCGTCATTAATAATCCGTTTGACTTTGTCTGCTACTTGTTCAACATCATAATCGTTGCTCAAGGTGTCTACTTCTATGTGAATTTCGAAGTAATTATCTCCACCAGAAGTCTTTCCATCTGAAACTAAATTCATATCGCGGAGAATGTCGCGAAGTTCAAGGAAATTTGCGGTGTCGCGAGCATTCAGGACGATTTCAGGATGAGTTTTGGTGCCATCGAGCCATGCAGGACCGGTAAAGTCAGCAAGACCACCAGTCGCATATTTACGATATTCAGAAGCCATTACCGCTGCATGCGTATCTTGACCGTAATACCCATCTACTTTTACGCCAAGTATCTTCTGTAAATCTTTAACAGCTTTTTCCGTTTTTGAACCATATATGCCATCAATTGCCCCTGAGTAAAGACCTATACTTGCTAAAGCATTTTGTAGAGTTTTAATTTCATCTGAACTCATGCTTTTTGTAGGTTTTTTCGCTGCTGGTGCTAATTGAGCAAAATAACCTCCGCCGCTACCAAAATCGCCAGAGCCATAATTACCATTACCACCTTGCGCGCCGCCAATTGCAGCATCAACATCAGTTGGATTCATCCACTCTTTCAAGCCGGCCATTGCTTCTGCAACAGTTTTCTGAAGATTTGTCCACCAGTTCTGTTTTCCAAAATCGCTCAAAGCTTTATAACCTTCAGTAGATTTTAACAATTCAACCAATGGAGAATTATTATTCAAACTACCATCTGGATTAATTGCCGAATGAAGAAGTTCATTAACTTGACCCCAGAACTTACCATTTTCCTTGTCCCAATCAAGTTGATGTTGGAGTAAATCAATTTGTTGTTGACGTTGTTCTTCTGCTTTTTCATTTGCATTTCCCATCTCGTCAATTGCTTGGTCAATTAATGCATCAGTATAGCTTTGTTGTGCATCACCAATCTGCTCTTCAAGTGCCCTAATCTCCAAATCGCTCGCGCCGGAAGTGTCTTGACGCAACATGGCCAAGCGGCGTTGCATTTCTTCGATATCGGCCTTTTGTTCTTCTAATTCACGAAGCGCACGCTGTTCGCTAATAACGTCTTGAATTGCGGAAAGAATTGAACTATTTGATTCAGAAATTAAATCATAAGTTTCTTGAAGTTCATCAATTTCAGCCTGACGTTGTGCAACCAATGCTTCAACAACTCTATCTTCAAAATCAAGATAGGCTTGTTTGAGTTCTTCGAGTTTTTCACGAAGGTCTTCCTTCATTTCCTCGATTTGCTCTTCTGCGTCAAACATTGCGTCTTCAGCGTCCCACATCGCATCGCGCAATTCTTCAAGTTTGCTGACGTAATCTTCTATCTTTTGGTCTTTTTCTTCATCTTTTACTTTATCAATTGCATCCCAATTAATAAAGATTTGTTGGCTACCGCTATCATAGTAAGCATACTTGCGCAGTGAAGAATTTTTTGCCATGTAAGATTGTAACTGCTCACCTTTGCCTCGATACATAGAAGACTGAAGAGCGTAATCTCGACGTAATATATCTGCCTGTTCTTTTAAATTTTGAATTTGAGCAGAAATATTTCTTGCATAATCAGTAGTATTAAGAATTTGAACTTGTTCGCGTAGAAGTTTATTATATGTTCTTTCTAATTTTTCACGTTCACGAAGGTTACGATTGATTGCTTCAGAAAGGTTGTAAAGTTTATCAAAAACGTTTTCCCAAACATTCTCATTTTTGGAATCTTTGCTAGAGGTTTTTCCAGGAGTAGTATCTCCATATGCACTAACTGCGGCATTGCCTGAAACAAGAGCTCCACTGGCTCGAGAATTAATTGAGCCATGTTTTAAAAGTTCTTCTGTTTGTAAATGATTAAAAACTATTGGATTATTAGGTAAATTAACAAATTCTGCGCCATTATTGCCAACAGTTGTCCATGTGTTTGTTGCTGGGTCAACAACCATTTCTGGACCAAGTTCCCCAACAAGAGTGCCAGAAACTTTAGCATTACCAGAAACTCTTGATAATCCACGAGAACGTCCCGCAAGAGTTTTTCGTTGATTGGGAGTAAGGTTAGAAGTAGTATCTGTATTTAAAGTTGTTGATACTAATGGTATGGTGCCATCCTTAGAATCATAAACAATCTCAATTGTTTTTGTTTCTGTTTTAAGTAATTCTTCTAAAGTGGCTTTTGCTTCACTATCATCTAAATAAACTTGAATTGGTGATTCTTCCCAAACTTGTTTTTCAATTTCAGCGGCAATTCGTGCTTCTTCTTCAATATGTTTTTTATCAATTTCAGGTTTTAAGTCTTTTGGGTCTTTAATTTCTATAGTCTGCATTTCGCCGTAAACAGGAACTTTGATAGAATATATACCATCTTTATTTGTTCCATATTCGGCTAAAATTTCCTCTGGACTAAAACCAGTAACTTCAGAAACTTCAACTAAAGCTTGATAAGATAATACGCGTCCACTAGTGTTTCTTCCAATTGTAAAATCTTCAATGGTAATTCCTGCATCAGCTAAAGCCGAGCCTAAAGTTTTATTTGGGTCTTTAAGTTTAAAGTCAACATCAAATTCAAAAATTTGCTGTTCTTTATTTAGTTCTTTTAAATCTGCTAAAATTTCTTCTTTGCTTTTTCCCCAAACAGAAGCTAAACCTTCAACTGTTTTTGAAGTTATAATAGTTTTACCGTTAACTTCATCTAAAGCTTCGGAAGCCAATTTTAAACCTTTATTATAATCTTCTTTTTCCATAAACTGAGCCATATTTGGAGAATAGTCTTTGGCATCAGTTATCATCATACCGGCGCCCTGCTCAGTAATATCTAGGGCCTCAGAAATAAGTTTTCTAAGTTCATCTCCAGTATAATTTTCAAGATTATTAAAAATTAATTCACCATTTTTATTACTAATATCTAAACCAGCTTGCTGAAGTTTTTCTAAATTGTCAATCCAGAATTGTTCCATGTTACTAGAATTTTCATCAAACATGGATTGAGCTTCTTTTAAACGAGCCTTATAAGCATCATCACTAAGTTTTTCACCGTTTTCGTCTTCTAAGAAATCTGCACCATAAAAGAATTTAGCGGCATTGGCTAGTTGAGCATTACCCCAACGACCTTCATCCATTAATTCTTTCATGTTTTCGGCTTGGTCTTTAAACCAATTACTTACATCTCTTCCGTCTAAACCAGCTTCGTAATCTTCAATAGATTGTATAGTGTCTTTTATAACTTCATCTAATGAATCAAATGCTCCAAGTGATGCTAAAACAGCATCTGTCATATGGGTAATATTTAATTCACCAGTAGTTAATTTAGTTAAAGTTTTTGCTAAACCGCTTACAGAGATTTTATTTTGTTTTAAAAATTTATTTAAAGTCTGACTTTCTTCTGCTAATTCCCGAATATTATCAGCACTTAATTCATCATTGGCTTCTAATATTCCATTTAATTCTTCTTGGACTTCTTGGAAATCGTCAGAATTAAGCCAAGATTTAAACTGCGCAGACGTACTAAAAATATCAGCATTTAAATCTAAAAATTGCTGTGCAAGGGCCTTTACATTTCCAGTCCCATATTTAACTTGATTGCTTAATTGACTTATTGCAGCAATTGGGTCACTCCAAGAAATACTATTAATTAAACTTTCTGCTTCAGCAATGGATTCAGTATTTAAATTTAAGCTTAATTGAGCAGATAAAATATCAACCCCAGTTTGGCCTAGATATTGGTTAATATTATCATATAAACTACTTAATTTTTGAACATCTTCTTGAGATAAAGATGGAAACTGATTAATTAATGATTCTCTTATTTTCCCACCAGAAGACTCAAAATATTTTTGTAATTTTGCTTGATTTTTAGCTTGTTGTTTAATAATTGCTGCGTAGTTTTTGGCAAAAGTCGATTTTAATTCACCAACATCTATACCTAAAGCATCAGCATATTTTTGAGCTATTTCATCATCGCTTATTACTTCATTAAAAACATTCCCAATTTCTTCTATACTAGTAGATGCATCTTGTTGCCAAACTTGAAGGAAATCATCAAAACGAGAGGTGCCTTTTTCTGCAGTCATAAAATCATTAAATTCTATGCCTATTGTTTCGGCAGCTTCAATAGATGCAATTTTTTCTAATATATCCCTAGTATTTAATCCTTTATCAACATCTTCGGCACTTTCTAAACCAGCAATGGCAGCATAAACTACTGCAGCATCATGTCGTTCAACACCATTAAATTTAGCAGTGTCTACTCCATATTTTTTTGCTACCTCTAAAAATTCTTTGTTTTTAGATAGGTCATCAAACCAAGTAAGGTCTCCCTGTGCCCTTGTACCAAAACCCCATTTTAAAGTATACTCGTCTAATACATCTTGAGAAATACCATCTTGTTGAGAAAAATTTTTAGAAAAAACTTCTGCCGCTGCGTCAAAATTTTTATCTTGTTTATTTTCTTCAGAAACTGTAGTATGATATACTCCTTTTATAAAGCCAGACATTTCAGCCTGATTTGTTTTTAATTCTTCAGTATATCCAACAAGAGCTTCTTGTGCAGTTTTTAATTGTTTGGAAGTTAACTGGGTTTCAATACCCATTGTTTTTAAACTTCCTTCTACATCTTTCCAAAAATCAGCATTATCTATATTTTCAAGAAAAGCTCTTTGTACATCTCTTTCTACTACAAGGTCATTATTTTCAAATTTAGAGTCAAACTCTTTATTTATTAATTCTTTTTGAAAACTTGAGTTTTGTAGTTGAGCAGATAAGTTTCCTAAAGCAGTAGCCCTTACTATGCGTTGCTGTTGATTAATTACTTCATTCCAACCATTGTCACTAATGACCATTTGTCCATGTTCACCAGTTTCTAAATATTTAGCTAATGTTGGATATTTAGTAATTAATTCTAAAACTTGTTGATTAACTTCTGCTAGTTTTTCTCGCCAAGCATCTGTGCCTTCAACTAATTCATCTAAAGTATTTTGTAAATCATCATACTCAGATTTATCACCTAAAAGTTCATCATAAGCAGCTTTAGCATTTTCTGCGGCCTCTGCCGCCTGCTTCATATTTTCGTTTAAACGCTCTTGTTTTTCTGCATCGGTTTCAATTGCGTTGGCCAATAAAAGTGCGCCCGCCGCGACCGCAGCAATTGCCGCAAAAATCCACCCAAGAGGACAAGCTAAAAATGCAGCAGTTAAGGCATTTGTTGCCCCTGTTGCGACACCTTCTGAGGCAGCTAGGCCAAGGGTTGCAACTGCACCTTTTCTTTTTTCTGCATTACCAAATAATAAAGCAGCTATATTACTTAGTTTAGTTAATACACCTACTCCTTGGACCTGATTTAAGCTAGCCTCTGCTGCCATTTGTCCATAAGTTGTAGCTATTTCATTAAGACGATTTTTTATTTCTTCTTTTGATAGCCCGTTAGCTATCATATCTACCTTGTGTTGTAATAGTTTTTGAGCTATGGCTTTATTTGTTAGGGCTATTTCTTGATTATCTAAAGTTAAACCTAATGCTTGAATTGCTTGCTGTTGTTTTTCAGATATTCCTACCGCACGAAGAGCATTATTTAATTGTTGACTTGCTGCTGTTAATTTTATTTGGTCATCTGCGGCCTCTCTTAGACCATTAAAAGCATCTTTTACTCCATCAAAAGCATCTTTTGGAGGATGAATACCAACCCAAAAATCTTTTTTAAAGATTTTTTTAACCTTGGTTAAACCAGAATTAAGATTATCAGCAAAACTTTTACTAGCTTTTGCTCCTGCTCCACCAAAAGCTTCCGAAACTCCACCAAGTATTTTGTTAAAAACATTTTTGCCAATTTTTAAACCACCAAAAGTTAAACCAATACTTAAAATACTTTTAATTAATCCATTTTTACCAGAAACACTATCAATTATTTTATTTATAGTAGTAATTAATTTTGTTAATAAATCTACCGCGCTCTTGATAAAATCAGAATTAGCCAACCCCATTGAAAACGCATCCCATGCGTTTTTAAGATTATTTAATTTACTTTCTAAACTTTCAGTTGTTTTTTCAAATTGAGCTTGACTCGCGCCGGCGCTATTATTTGCAGCACCAACTAATTCCATTGTACGGTCATAGTTGCTCATCATAGCAATAAAACGAGACTGTTGACGAGAACCTGCTGCCATAGTGGCAATATAGCGCTGAGTATTAGTATCTAATCCATCCCATTTCTGAGCGATTTCAATGAAAACATCATCTAAATCGCGGAACTGACCGCTTGTATCACGAAGGGAAACATTGATGGTTCTTAACGCTGTTTCAATTTTGTTAGCATCAACAATTTCACCATCAACTTCACCAATTTCTGCTGGGTCTTTCTTTAATTCCTGGAAACGAGCAACAACAGTTTTCATTGCTGTACCAGCAGTTTCAGCAGATTCACGAGTGGTTTCAATAATCTGTGACAAGAAAGCCGCAGTAGTTTCAAATTCCATATTTGCGCTATCTGCAATAGAAGCAGTCTTCGTCATAGCAGTAGCAATTTCTTCAGTATCTGCTGCAGTAATAGCCGCTAATTCAGAATAAACATCATTTACACGCTTAGCGCTAGTTTCATTTAACTCCATATTAAAACCACGAAGGGCAGCAGTCATTTTGTCTGTTGCATCAGCATAATCCATGCCAGCAATTCGTGCCATCTTCATGGTTTCAGTGCCTATTTCAAAAACTTCATTGGTTTCAAGACCCTGTTGATAGAACAAAGTCATAGTTTCATAGGCACCAAGTGTTGTAGTTCCTAATTTATTAGCAGCTTCAGTATATTGAGGTAACTGGTCCCACATATCACTAACTGAAAAGTCAGTAACTACTGCGGTTTCAGTCATCGCTTTATCAAGTTCTTTTACCGTTTCAAAAGCGCTTCTAACAGTACGCTTAAATATTTCAACAGCGTTACCAATTGAGAAGAAATGAAGTAGGTTATTTCGTAAGTTCTCAATATCCTTCTGCTTATCCGTCATTTCTTTTAAACCATCGCCAGCTTCATGACTTGCGCGGCCAAGACCTCTAACTGGTTCTTCAGCACTATCGGCAGTTGCGCGAACTTGTTTTAAAGCTTCAGCTGCACGTGCGGCAGAATCGGTACCTAATTGTTCAAGAACTCTCTCAAATTCTTCCATTGAATTTATGGAAGAAACATCTATTCCAATTTCATCCCAATTAATACCAGTTAATTGGGTTAAAGAATTTTTTAAATTATCAAAAGCTTCGGTTTTTACAGATTTGCCTTGAGTTTCATTAAAGGTTTTTAATGCCTGTTCTGCTTTTACTACATTTTGTTCTAAAGCTTCATATTCTTTATCTAAATCTGATTGAAGAACAAATTGTTCGGTTTTGGCTAGTTGTTCATTATAAGCTTTTTGCGCAGCATCAAGGTCTTTGGTTGTTTTAACCAACTCTTTACCTTCTTTGGTTTGATTAAAACCCTTACTACCAAAGTTTTCATATTTTACATTGCCGTTTTTATCAGTCTCTTTTTTAGCAATTCTTTCATTTGCTGCAGATAATGCTTCATCTCTTAATTTGGCCGCTTCTTTAAGATTTTTCTTTAAAATTTCAAGGTTATTTATTTCATTTTGATATTGGTTTTTAGCATTTATATCACTATCTTTAATAACTATTTTTTTAGCAGATTTAGAACCTTGTTCTAAAGCTTTTTTTGCCTTTTCAAGATTTCTATTTAATTTATTTTGTTCAGTATTAGTACTCTTAACACTTTCATTATAAATTCTTTGTAACTTTGCCATTTCTGTCAAAGCTTTTTGGTCTTCTTTTAAAAGAGAGGTTTTAACACCATGTTTTTCTAATTTATTAATTAAATCATCATAAATATTTTCTATATTAGAAACTGTTTTTTGAAATACTTTTTCATCAACTAGTTTTAATTTACCACCAGCAGTTAATTCACTAGCTTTTTCAATTTCTTTAAAAGCCTTTTTAAAACTTGTTGTAAAACTTTCTGACAATTGAGGTCCTAAATTTAGATTCCCCAACTGGCTTTCCATGATTTTTAGTGCTTTGGAAAAATTATCTAGCTTTCCAATAACATCAACATTAACCGCAATGGTACTTGTCTGCTTATTTGCCATCTTTTCCCTCCAAAATAAAAAAATAGACATTAATCAAATTAATGTCTATTTAACACTTACATATCAGCATCTATATCTTGGTTGAGGATTATATAATCAACTACTTGTTTATCGCCTTTTCCGCCAACTGGATAAGCTACTCCATAAAAATTTGCTACAACTGGATTAGCTTGCGGCCCCAACCTCATAGATAAATCAGACATTAATTTAAATCTTGGCATTGTGATTAATGCCGTGACAGTTCGTCCTGTATTATCATCTTTAAGTCGGGTTTTTCCTTCTAGGCGTAAATAACCTTCAATTAGTCTTTGACCAATTCTAATAACAGTGCCGCCATCATCATAATTATAACAATAACGCACCAATACATCAACGTAAGGCTTATCTATTTTAATTAGATTATATTCACCATCAACAAAACCATAATTCATAATGCGATTCCCAGTTTCTTTCTCATAAATAAACAAATCACAATATGGAACATGGTCTAGTTTAATTACGCCATTTTCGTCGCTTTCCTTTTCTTCTTTCATTGGCACATAAATGATTTCTTTCTTTGGAACTTCTATTAATCTTGAATTACTTAACAATCCAAATTGTGCCTTTGAAAAAACGCCCTGTGAAAAATAAAACCCAACTTCCTTTGTCTCATCCCAATTTACCCAAGCGCGATTATCAAATCCACCGCGGGCCGCAACATGGGACTTTAATTCTTGCGTGGTCGAGATAAAGATTTTGTCAAATTCAAATACTGTTTCGTTGGGAACAAATTCTCTATCTCCGACCTTCATGTTATAAGTGGCTTTTAAGCACACGTCGTATAATTCTTTGAATGAATAATTATCAGTTACACCAAAATTTTGCATTGGGTTCTCCTATTAAAAAAAAGGAGGATGGTTTCCACCAACCTCCTTTGATTATTATTTGATTTGATTCGATTAGCCGCTAGCCTGTTCATCAGGATTAGAAGCTTGTAAATCAGCCATATTGTTAGTAATTAAAATATGGTTATGGTCAATATCTTTATAAGTACCACCACTTGTACTGGTATCCACAGCATCAACTAAGTCATACTTAACAAGCTTCATCATCTTACCATCAGAAGGACGAAGAACCTTAAGACTCATATTAAATACAGAAGGATCACCTTCAGCTTCAAGAGTAATAGTATTTTCAGACTGAACCTTAGCCTTAGGTATAATAAACTGGAAGAATTCATCAGTACCAGAAGCTTCAGAACGAGCATAAGTATCACCAGTTACATAATAAGTACCAGGGAAAGAATCAGCAGAAACTTCAATAACAGCACCATCAACCTTTAAGTCATAAGAGCAGAAATATCTCTTCTCATTTTCAATTTTAGTAACGGGAGCTGCTACTTCTACATCACTACCAGACTTAAATGCAGCATCGGCCTCATAAAATTTAGGATTATGTTTTACATAACGCTTGCCATCGGGAGCAGTAAAGTAAGGATCCCAACCAAAAGTTTTTTCAGTAATCATACTATCCTTAGTAGGAACTGTAGCAGAATCTGCATCAGCCAGAAATACTTCAGACTTCATAATATAAGCCTGATCACCAGTATATTCATTAACCTTACCATTACCAAACATAATAGCCATGGACTTAGCAGAGAAAAGAGCATCTTCAAGAGTTACGTTAATTTCCTTACCATAGTCCCAAGAAATAAGTGCGGCATTACCTTTACCACCACGAGCATCAGAACTCTCAGCGGTCTGTTCGATAGTAGAAACCTTAAGAGTATCTAAATAAAGAACAGGAAAAGCAGGCTTACCAAGCTTATTTAACTCATAAAACACGACATCGGCAACTTCCTTAATGCCGTACTTAGCAAGAATATCAATAGCCATTTAAAATAGCCTCCTTAATTATCTAATTGTCTAATCCAATATTTTGGTTTTATTTTTTTCGGGTCAGCACCAGCTTGTAAGGAGCGAACTTCTGTTTCATACTTCTCTTTTTCTTGATAAGTATCAACTAACACCTTCACCGATGCATAACTAATCTCTCCGATATTAAGTGGGTTTAATCCCATATTCATACAACAAATTGAAGCAAGTAAAGTACCAAAATCAATACCTAAACCTTTCTTCGCTTTAATGTAATCCCTATATCGGGCTTTTGCTTTCATTGCTTTAATTCGTGGATGTTCATTAGGATTAGGTGGTTCAAGAGGTTTATCACCTAGAGAACGGCGAACCGCATTTTGGAACTCTAAAAATTCATCCTCTTTAATTAATCTCAACTTTTCCACACTTTTAGCTTTTTTAATTTCTTTTTCCAAACTACCAATAACCACCATTTTCGGTTCAGGAAGAAAATTAACTTCCTCATGTAAAAAGAACTCAAAAGCTTTTTTTGCAATTGCCGCAAATTGTATATTTTGTTTTATATTTATAAACAAATAATCATATACAGAAGGAACTGTTTCTTTTAAATTACCTTTCGCAGCACGAGTAAATTCATCTTCTAACTCTTCTTGACTTATCGTTAAAAGTCTCCTATATTGTGGAAACATTTCGTCCGATAGCGTCTGCCGCACTGTAGGTGGATAAATCTTGCATTTTCCTTTATAAGAAAAAGGAATTGCTAAAAAACCATTTAAATCAATCATAAGTAACTATATTGAAAAACATTTCAAAAGCAGAGATTTCTTCAGTATTAAAATTTGACTGAAAATCTCCACCTTCAATTCGACCCAAACCATTAATAGTTTTTCCTTCTAATGATTTTTGTATTTCTCCCATTATTAAAAAGGGACGCAAATTATCACTTTTTAAAGTCCATTGACTTAAAGGTACAAAAACTTCAATACCTAAAGATAAATTCTTAAACTCTTGATTCTCGGGATTTTTTACTCCATTAATTACCTTTAAAGCAATTACTGAATTTGCTTTTTCTTCATTATCAAGTTTAGGAACAATCTTTATTAATTTCTGATAAACTTTATGGCGAATTTCATCATCGGTTAAATCTGGATTATCCAAAGGGTCTTTATCAGTATAATATAAATATTTCACCAAAGTTTGATTTGCCATTAATCGTTTAATAATCTTTTGAAGATTTTCACCTAATTCATTTAAATATTTAATTCCTGCCATTATTGATCTTCACCACCATCTAGCCAGAAGAATTCATCTGGTTCATTATAAGGTTCTTTGTTATCAGGTATATCTTCTTCTCCACGTTGCGGTGGAGCGGTCAAATCATGAATATATGTTGGGTCAATAGTTACATATTCAACACCAAGTGAAGAATTAAAATCGTAACCAGTAACTTGATAATGCTCTAAAAATGGAGGTTCACCAACCTCAATAATTACATCCTTTCTAATGAATTCATTTCTTGGTATTACTAAGAAGTTGGACTTCAGATTTTCTGCATAAAGAACATCCATACGAGAACGCGACCTAACTTCATTTTTCAACATATTATTCTGCTGACCATAAAGATAAGCATAACTACAACATCTATGGCCCTCATATTCCCAATGAATTTCATGGGTCATTCTTAGCATTTTATAATTATTATACCCTCTATCAACTAAATCCTCTTGATACCAAACAAGCCATGGCCGCAAGTCGCCAGTTCTCTTATCTGGAATAAAAAGAATTTCACCTTGATCAATTTCTGTTTCAACTCTTGTTAATAAATCAAAAGTTACCTGTGTTTCATCCTGTTTATCAGGTTCAAAACACGCAGGAATTATCTTATTCTTATATGAAAAATCAATTCTATAGACTGATTTATTCAACAGATTCTCAAATTCTAATTCACGTTTATTCTGAACTCTTGTTTGATGGTCATATCCAAATCTATTTAATCGCCGCAGATAAACATCATCAAAGTATTTCATCGCCTATTTTACTCACTAAAGTCATACAATCAAAGATTGTAGTTCTGAAATACTTATAACTTAAGTATTTAAGAGAACTAAGTTTGTGGAAAAGTATGTAATAGTTAATCGTCTTTTCTTCTTCTGAATAACCCATTAATTCAATCAAAATTGAATCTAGGAACTTTTCCCATTCTCTTCCTCTTTCATACTCTCTTAATAAACCAAAAAGACGACTTTTTAGTTTATTATTGCTTGCTTCAATTACATCAGGAAGCATTAATCTACGCGACTGGCAAGACGAGAATATTTAAAAGGTTTACCCTTAATAGAACGATAATAAACCGCCTCTAAACGTAAAGCATTTTTCTTTTCATTTTCAAGTGTTTCATTGAATTTATCAAGCAAATTCGCCTGTGAAAAATCTCTTTCATCGTAAAGAGGTTTAATATTCTCCCAAGAAAGTATAGTACGATTTAGCCACTCACATTTCATATAAGTAGCCAAGATTTGGACTTCTTCAGGGCCGAGTTCAGCATAAAACCCTTCATCATTCCTATCCAAATCAACTCTTGGAAACTTAAACCAAGGAATTCCTCCCTCTAATAACTCCCTCAAGTCAATTTGAATTTCTTCCCATTCCCAATGTGCCCATTCATCATCGAGAATTTTTGCTAAAAAAGCATTAAACACTCTTTCGTAAGGAGTCATTACCGTTTTCATCAGGCAGAACCTCCTCATTCTGTTTCTTTAAGTTATAAATCTTTAAAACATCCATGCCACAAAGACTCTTCATAATCTCAGCCTTATTCATATCAATCATAGCATGGTCAACAGCATACTGAGCAACTTCCTTCATCTGAATATCAGTAAGCTTTTTAAATTCCGCTCTAAATTCAGCAACAGGCATATTAGTCAGCATACGTTCAATCATTTTATCTTCAAGTAAAACAATAGTTTCTTTTACTGCATCATAAGGCTCTAAACCAATCTCTTTTTTAAAGTCTAAATCTTCAATATAAAGAATACCCTTTTCAAAAAGATAAGAAACGCCAGGATTAAAAATTGCTTCACGAAGCACATCCTTTGGTACAGGGAACCTAGCTTTTTTCTTCTGCCAAACTCTCTTAAATCTTAGTTCGGGAATAGAAAAACCTACATTACCATTAACAGTACTTACTACAAAAACATTATCTGTCATATTTAATTACTCCTTTTTACGCCTATATTTATATAAAACAAGGGAGAGGGATTACCTCTCCCCTTTAACTAACAATTACAGATTGGGGTAAGGGAATTCAGAAGTATCTGCAATAGCAGTATTCTGATAAACAGCCCAATTGTGATGATGCATAATAGCAGCGCCCATCTTCTTATAAGCATGTACTTCAACAGACTGATCGCGGTTTACGAAGTCATACATTTGAGTTTCGCCCTCAAGAACAACCTTAACAACCTTTTCTTTACCAGAAGGAAGAATGTAAGCGAACTGAGGATTCATCCAAGTCTTAGTATTGGTTTCATCAAGATAGGATTGTGGAATCTCAATAATGGGAGTACCACGGAAAAGATTGATGCGGCCAACATTGTGAATACGATCGATATCCTGGGGATGATAAACACCCTGAGCGCCAGAAACGGCAGGAACAATAGCATCAGGACCCATAGCATCAACGAATTCAGGGCAAGCAAAAATTACAACGCTCTGACCATAATTCTTAACTGTGGTAACGAGCTTCTGCATTTGTTCGGCATCAAAACCAGCAAAAATAACCTTGTTAGCAGCAGGACGACCAACTGCATCAACTGCAGCGATAAGAGCCTTCTGAATTTCACCGAATACTGCATCGGTAAGACCTTCAGTAAGAACATCCATTAATTCGCTTAGACTTTCAGCGCCATCAAGGAAACGCTCGAAGTCCATGGTGATAGCTCCACCAACAGCCTTTCCTTCAAGAGTAAAGGTATCAGTATCAAGACGGAATGTCTCGTATACACCAGAAAGACCAACCTGGGTCAGGAACTTACGGGCACGATTCTTACCCATAATACCACGCTTGAAGATAGCTTTCTGTCCCTGAGGAACACGCTGTACTTCAGCAAAAGCACCAACTGCATCAAGAACCTTGTTAGGAACGATTTCGTCAGCGTTCTTAATAATTATTTCATAAATATCATACTTGTTCCGCATGAAGTCATTAACAGAACCACAGAGTTCCTTAAGACCGTCAGCAAGAGCAGCATTAACATTTTCACATTCAAAATTAGCAGGAGCAGTACCATGAGCGGCATGACGAGCTAACTCTTTTAACTGTTGAATAGTCATATTCTCAATTCCTCCTATTAAGATTAAGCCTTAAGAGCCTGAAGCATTACACCAGGCTGGCCGTCAGGCATAGTGGTGAACTCAACAACCTTAAGTACAGGACCTTCAGCAGGCTGAGTAGCAGACAACTTAGTAGCGCCACCATCAACATCGAGACCACCATAAACAGGAGTCTCCTTGCAAGCTTCGAGAGCTTCAATCAGAGCATCGTCATCAGCAAATTCGCCATCATCATAGCAGAGGCAATTAGTAGTCCACTTATCACCAACAGCAAGCAGACCTATACGAGGTAAGAAAGAACCACGCTTTAAAGAAAAGTTCTTCAGACCAGGTAGACGCTCATCATACATATGCTCGGTAGAATAATGTAAACCGATAGGAAGAAGTTCGCCAGCATCAGGGAAGCGAACTACGCGATTAGCACGGTCAATAGCTAAAAGCATGCCGTTCTCGGCAGGAAGAGTTTCAAAATCAGTAGCATCAAGATGGCACTGTGCTTCAATGCGGCCATCACGACGGAAAGCGACGTTATTTAATTCAATCTGACCGTAACCGTCAATTGTAAATCTTTTGGTAGCCATTTATATTCCTCCAAAATTATTTCTTATACTTAGATAAAATTTCTGACAAACCATCAGTAGGAACATCCTTAGGAACGAACTGAGGTGTCTTAGTGAAAACTGAAGGATTAGTATTAACTAATTCAAAAGCTAATTCCTTCTCAATAGAGTCAACAGTATATTCAGATAGATTTTCAGTATACTTAGAAATAATACTATCATCAAGCAGTTCGCTGTAACGATCAACAACAGCCTGCTTCTGAGCATTCTCACTGTCAAGCTTATATTGAGCTAATTGCTCGTTTTCAGTCTTTAAAGAATTAAGAGAGTTATTCGCTTCGTCTAATTGAGTCTGAATTTCTCCCTTTTCTGTTGTTAAAGTAGAAACTGAAGTATTAAGTTCTTCAATTTTTGATTCAAAATTCTGTCTATCTTCATCAAAAGAATTTGCGGCAACGAAATTTTCGTTTACCATTTCAAAAGTACCACCATTCATTGCATGGAGAGCTTCAAGGGCGGCCTTTTCATTTTCAGTAATATCAACTATGAAGCACTTGCGGCGCTCACCGATTGTTACTACATCAGCGGCATCATCTTTAGTATAATCAACTTGCTCATACTGACCAGCTTCATAATTATAGCAAAGAGCGTACTTTTCATAAACATCAAGTACGGTATAAGTAATTGTCCAATTACCTTCTTCATTAAAAGAAGGATTAAGTCCCATAAAAATGGCACTATGCTTTTCTGAGTCAGAAAGCTTGAAATTTACATTAGGCATTTCAGCTTGTCCTCCTTTATTATCATCTTGTTTTAAAGTAAAATCTTTTATATTATCTAAAGTTTCTTTTAAAGAAGTATAGAGACTATAAAAGGCGCTTCCTTCAAAACAAGGTTCAACTAATTCACCCAATGCTTGCAAGCCTAAGAAACAAGCATCGGTATATTCAAAACATCTACGTCCATCACGTATAATTACTGAACCCTGAATAGAAGGCTCATAAAGCTCCATTGATTGGCTTTTACCAGGAATTTCTTTGGCTTCTTCATAAAGACCTGTCCAAAGAAGTACGTTGGCGCAAGCATATTCACGCTCTATTCCATCTTCATCTAAATGAGTTTCCCAAGAAAAATCTAAATCATCTGGCCCCATAACCACACCATATGCCCGACCTTCGGTGCGGGCTTCTCCGTGTGTAGTAAAGTCGCCATCTTCGTAGATGCCCTTTACCGGTGCATAGGGAAGAGTTTTTAGTAATTTTTCAGCAAATTCATCTGTTATATAAGTACCATTTCGATTGTGCCCTTTATAAAAAATACGCACACGCGCTTTAGAAAGTACTTTATTATATTCTTCTAAATTATTGTATATAACAACTGGAAACTCTTTTATTTTATCAAAATTCATTTAGAGCCTCCTTGTCCAGTTTTTTCCTGTGACTCTTTGTTTTTAATTGTCTTAGGAGATTGCTCTGTTCCTTCTTTTGCTGGGCGGCCGGCACCTTCAGCAGTTTGAGTATAAGCAGTTTGTAGAGGAATTAATATCTTTTCTAATTTCAAAACATCATTCTCAAGCATTTTAATGTTAACTAAATCACGTTGAGTCAGTCCCAATGCCATTGAGGGAATTAAGAAGCTATAGCCCATACCAGCAAGTTTAAAACTTTCTTCAACATATTCTTTTTCGTTATACCAAGTGATTGGTAAAATTGTATATTTAAAATTAACGTTTGAATTAGCATAAAGCATATTTATGAGATTAGTTAGGAAATTGGAATATTTATTACCTAGTACCATCATTAAAGCAGTATCATTCTTAATACTCTTATCCAATGAAGAACTACCAGTTGCCGCAAATAATTCTTTACTTGCGCCAGCTTGGTCATAAATATTTTGAACCATCTTCTCTAAGCGATTTGTTGTTGCTTCACCAGAAGTTTTTGACACAATTGCATCAACATCGTCATAAGTAGTTAAAACGGAAATATTCTTATTACCTCTTAACATACCGACGGCCGCCATATGCATTTCTTCTGCTTCTTCAGGTTCAAATAATAAACTTCCATCATTTAAATGAGGTACTTTTTGAACAATAATTTTTCTGATTTCATCTAAATCTCTTTCTCTTTCTGTATCAACCGCCATATCATACTCAATTGCGGCAGGAATAACATCTAAAAAAATGGGTCTTCCATCAAAGAAAGGAAAACATATACCTACATCAGAAGGAATCATTACAAATTTCTTTGCTTTACCTTTTTTAAATTTCCTGTAAGCATTACTAATAAAATCAGGATAAACATCTAATGCTTCTTGCCTTGCCGCTTTATCAAAAATTGTATCAAAATAAGAAACATCAAATTGAATTATATCATTTCCATGAATATCCTTAAAATTAGAAGAACAATATCCAACAGGTAAATCTAAAATACATAAAGAATTTTTATCTGCAGAAAGTAATAACCCATAGTAACTACCATCTACCAAAGCCCTATAAGAACAATTAGTTAAAAGCGATGGAAGTTTTGCACGTTCAATAAAATCAAGCGCTGAATGATATCGTTTTTGGATGTGTTCTTGGGAGAGATTTTTACCAAAACTTGGATTAGCGATTAATACACCCGAATATTTTAATATCGTGGCGTAATAAATTATCAAACGTTTATAAAATCCATCTTTATAAAAGTAATTTCTTGAAAGTTTTTGTTGTTCTTCTAAAGAACCAGATTCAATAATTTTTTTAACTTCTTCTAAACTATAGTCCTTAATTCTTGTAACTCGACGATAGTTCCATGAACTATCTTCATATGCATTTGGGGTGGTTGCAACTCTTTTACCCAAAGTGCGTTTAAATTCAGATAAAAACTTAGTATCCTTCTCCATAAGTAAAACCTCCTGAGAAGAAAGTTAGCTTACGCTTAACTCCTCCACCACGGCGGCGAATCTTCTTAGCTGATTCTTCTTCGAGTTCCTTTATACGCCATAGCCCATAAACGAAAGAATAATATTTATCGTCAGGGAAACGGGTATTAATCGGTTCGAGAACAATGTCCAAAGATGCCCCGGTACGTTTAAGACGTAAATTAGACATTTCTTCAAATAGTTTGGTAGTCATCTCATGCGGCAGTAAGCGTCGAACACGCTGTTCTGGCGTCATTTTTTGACCTACTTTAGTGGCCATGAGGGCATTTTTTGCTTCTTGTTCTTTAATTAAGAAACGAACCATACCACTGTTTATTCTAGAAAAAGCGTTACCGTTAATCTGTGATTTAAGTGGTCCATTAGCTTTGATGCCATAAAGAATTTTAGGAGCATCTTTTGGTTGAATTTTCTTGTAGTTATCGTCATTAATAAAACCATAAGCAGGAAGAATGTTTCCTTCAATGTCATATTGTTGACGAATCATTTCATCACCAAGACCAACACCAAGACCATTGGTATCAATAACGCATTCTTTTACGTTATAGGCCGCAATCATCTTCTTTATGTCGATTGCTTGTTGATGGAATGTTTTTGTTTCGGCAGTGCGACCGAGTACAACAAGATTAACCAAAGTAGCATAATATTTACCATTTAAAATATTAACTCGAAAAACGCAAACAACAGTTTGGTCATTTAAACGACCTACGTCCACTGACATTAAGTAGAAATAGTTACTATCGGGTCTTCGAATTTCGCGTAATTCTGGATTTTTTAATTTACGGTAATTTTGAAGTTTGTCATATTGGAACCAAGATTCTTCAGAACCACCAGACCAAATACCAAGATATTCGCGGGCGAAGGATTCTTCATCATATGAGGGTGACATTTGAAGGTCACGAATGTAGTCTATATCTAAAAGACCGTGCTTCGCGGGAATACGATAATCACAGCCGATGTTGATTGCTTTGGTTGGATCAATAATTGATTTTTCAAAAACATCAATTAATTTATCAAAAGCAAATGAAGTTTTGACTCCGGCAGATGTACACATTATTTGTTGCTGGTTTGGTTCATTAGGATTAACTGTATTGTCAGGAAGACGACGTGAAACGTTCATCAATGGTAAAACAACTTCATTAATCGGTTCTTCTTCGTGGTCACGTATCTCATCAATTAGTCCGCCATGACGGCGGCCGCCACGAGTAGTATCTAAAGCACCAACAACGTCAAGTACTGAACCATTTCTGAATTTAAGTGTAACATAATCTTTACCGAAATTACCTGGAGTATCTGAAATTTCACCGCCTACCACTTCTTTTCTCAAAAGCGGCCAATGATCATAAATTTCAACAATCTTTTCTTTTGCAATTTGTGCAGATTGATTTTTGTTGGGAGCACAAATAAATCGTTTAGTCTTTGGCATGAATACACATTGTAGCATCATTCCAAGAATTGTAAGAAATGACTTTGAAAAAGCACGGCAAGCAGTAATGTAAATGCTCTTATAACGCATGAGCGCACGCAGTACAATTCTTTGATAAAAGAAAAGGTCAAAGTTTGAATCAACTGGTTTAATCATATCCAGATAAAGGTCTGGATAAGCAGTGAAAAATTCAGCATATTGAATGAATAAATCTTCGTGTTGCTTTAAATATTCTTCTGTGATGACCACACCTTTTTCTAATTCAACATCGTCGCGTATTGCAAGTTTAAGCTTTCCTTCTTCAATTGCCGTAGTATTAGTTGTTAAAAAGGCATTACTCATTAAACATCCACCTCAAATTCTTCATCACTATAAAGCTCATTAAAAGCTTCGTTTTCAAAAGCATCAAGGTCGTAAGTCTTATCAGTATCATATAAATTTTCAGCATCGGCCGCAATCTTCAAAGCTTCTATGCGGCGAGTAATTTCTTCACCAATACCGGTTTCATTGGTATAAAGTCGCTGATTAAAGGCTTGGAAGTTTTTTAATGTTTCATCTACTACGTCTCTGGTGACGTTGTCGTAAAACTTATTCTTCCAACCTCTCTTCTCCAACCACTTAAACAATTCTCCGACTGAATCAAAATCTGAAGCATTTTTGGTGTTCTTTGGAGTAAATTCTGCAATTTTAACCAGCTTATCATAGGAAGCAAGAATCTTATCAAAATCTGTTCCCGCCCGAATACGTGAATCAATTTCCAAAGAAATCTTGCACAACTTTTCTGCTTGGTCAACTTGAAGAGCGCCATTGATGTTTTGACTCTGTAACATACCATTGTACAGTGTATCTAAATAGGAAAGTTCTTCTTCCGAATAATTAGCCCCCCACTTATCTCTCATCTTTCCTAAGCGTTCTTCTTGAATAAGGGGTAATTCCTGCTCGATGAGTTCCATCTTTTCGAGTTTCTTGAACTCCTCAAAATACATCCCCCAGTCTAAGTGTTCATACTCTTCCTTAAAGAATACTGCGGCATATCGTTGAAAAGCATCATCGGGGTTTTCTTCATAAAAGCGTATCCATTCTTTGGGAATGAAGGGAATGTTCAGTGCAGCGCAAATTTGATTGACAATTTTCCAATTAGAGTCGTTTTCACGGAGAATGCGGCCGATGCAATCATTACAAACATCGGCAAACCCATCTGCCGCAAGAATTGATTTGCTTCTAACATAATGCGCGGCAGGATGGTCTTGGCCGCAACAAGTGCAGGTTTTGGTTAAAAAAGAAGCCCGAACTCCGGGCATTCTGGGAGCAAGTCCCATTTATTTGTTTTTGGTAGCGGCACGCAAAGCACGAAGAATTTCACGACGTTGCGGCCGACCGCATTTTTCAAAATGATCAAGGACGTCATCGAGCAAATCTGCAAAATCTCGGTTACGTTCTCCGTCAAGCAATGGCACACAGAGAATTTTGGTCAGCCCCAAGAATTCAACTGCATTAAGTTTGCTGACAAGCATTAAAAATTCTTCAAAAGACTTTGAATGGTCTTTTTGTTTTACATTAAAGTTCATTAGTTGTTTACCTCTTGTTCGCTGTGCGGCGTTGACGGTCTTTCTTGTCGCAAATCTTACACTTCGAGGCGAAACCGTCTGATGAATTGGCTTTCCGCACAAAGTTGTTACTATCTATTAAGTACCATTTGCCGCAACAATTACACTTCTTGAAGTTTTCTTCAAAGAAGACATTTTCCATCAATTTTATATGGTAGGCCGCAGTATTGCAAATTCTGCCGATGACTTTTTGGCGGAAGATGGTGGAAATGTAATTGGCGGTGTAGGTCTTGGAGTATTTTTCATTGATGTGGTCTGCGATTTCTTGATTTTTGTATTTTCTTGCTTTCATGTGGAGGATTTCTAATTGATAAGGTTCGAGATAAGTTTGTTCTTCGTAGAATTTAAGTGTTTCAAGAAGTGCAGAGTGTTTTTCTTTTTCGATTTCCTCAAAGGTGATGTCATAGAAGCCCAAGTAAAGTTCTGCAACATGCGCAGGATTGGAGAAGTCGAAAAAGAGGGAGGACGAGGGTTTCTCTCTCCAAAGATAATCTGAGATGACCTTGAGGTCATCTTCGCTGTAGATTTCAGTATGGACTTCTTCAAAAGGATGGAAGAAGACTTCTGCGGCGCAGTTGCCGTTTTTCAATCCAAAGGGGAATACAGGGATTTCTGCGTCAAATTCAGGAACCAAATATTCAGCAGGTCGCCGCAGCATTTGGGTATTCATAATGGGATCAACGAAGGAGTCACGAATTGAGTATTGCTCACTTCGGTATTCAACGAGAAGATGTCGACGCTTCAAGTATTGATACTGGTTGAGGTGAGCGGCTTTTTCATGCGCTTCGGCAATTTGTTCTTCGGTGAATTTTTCGAGTAATTCGGGGCGAATGGGCTTTTTGCGCTTGCCGTGCCGCAGGTCGTAGCAGTTAAGGAGAAGGTCAAGTGCGTCAATTTTTTCCCAGAGTGGTTCCAGAAGGGAACGCATTTCAGGATTAAGGGATGCTTCTTCTCGGGAGAAGGCTTCTCTGCGTACTTTGGGTGCGGCTGGTGCATTGATAGGAAAGATTTGGTTTTCGTTGAAGGAGGGGTTTTCGAGGATTGCCTCGTAGGATTCTTCTTCTTTGCGGTCCCATGTGCCGTAACGAGTAGCGATTTGGACATCTTTGTGTTGGACGGCATTTTTGCCGGATTCATCTTTTCCATAGAGAAGATAATTGCCGATGGTTTCGAGTTCATCGGGGGTAAGTGGGCTAATCTTCCATTGGGGAAGTGCCAAATATTTTTCAATGAATTCCACTCGCTCCACGTTGGTGGGGAGTGAGAAGTCTAAGTTAAGTCGATTTTTTGCCATCTATAGGTGAGCTTCGTCGTTGGCGAAGTAAAGGTTTGCCAGCGGCAAAGCAGGTCTCCTTTTTTAATTACACTTGTAGTATAACACAATTTTGGGGAGTTGTCAAATTTTCAAATTAGTTTCGTGGGACGAGTTTTCCAGGTAGGGGTATTTGATTGTTAAAAAATTCACAATTTCCCACAAACCACCCGCCCCTTTGTTAAAAAAATAACTAATAAAAAAAATAATAAAAAGTGTTGACATATTTAGATGTATGCTGTATACTAATACTCGTAAGGAACACCAAACAAAACAAAGAAAGGAACACAAAACCATGAGCAAAATCTATGTATTCAAGGCAACCGACAAGGGTATCATTGGCAAAGCCTTTGAAATGGCTATCAAAGACAGCCTGAACCGCAAAAATGCTGACAGGGTCAGCCCCTGCGGAACTTGCGATTTCCGCTATAATCGCAAAGCCTATGATACTAAACAGAACGGCTCTGTTCTCAAGTATGACGGCGTAGACGGCTATGTTCGCGGCTCTTCCCGTGTTATCTATGCAACCCATGTTGCCCACACCATGAGCGTGCAGGGTGAGCAGGCTTTCATCTCTATCGACCTGATGAACACTGAAATGTTCGTCCTTGACAAAAAGGACTTTGTGGAAGAGCTTGAGCGCATGAACGCTATGAAGTACAATGCCGCAAGGCATGAAATCAATATCCAGACCATGTACAACTACAAAAAGGACGCCTACCACGGCAAGAAAGGCAAGGACCTTGAACAGTGGGCATGGGAGAACTGCCTTGAGGATGATATCCTTGACGCAATCATTGAGGGGCTTGAATAAAGCCCCTTTGGGTCAGCCGGTAAGAGTCCGGCTCTGATGAGCAAGAGCGAAACCCATAAAAGAAAGGAAGCTAAGAAAATGAAAGAAGCCTATACTGATATCTGCAAGATGATTGTCAAGATGATGGAGAAAGAAGCTAAGTATGAAGCTGAATATGATGCCGCATATGAAGCCTTTTTCGACCAGAACCACGCTGTCACCTACTGGGAAGAACGGTATAAAGAAGAAGGGGAAGCCGTAGGTAGTGAACTGGATGCCGCCTATGATGCTAACCATGAAGCTTGGCAAAAGCAGAGTGATGCTGGTGATAAACTTGATGTAGTCCGTGATATTCTAAGGCACCTTAGAGAAGCCGCCGAACTGATTGAAGATAATGAGGGGATATAAATCCCCTTTTTATTTATTGTTTAGTTTCTCAATAGGAAACTTAGATGTAGCACATCTAAATCCCAATGTTGACAAATGGGAAACTATGTAGTACAATGTATATACAGTAAAGGAAAGGGGAACACGAACATGAGTAACTATACTATCTACTTTGACATGGACGGTACCATTGCAAACCTGTATGGGGTTGACAACTGGCTTGACAAGCTGAGGGCTGAGGATGCAAGCCCATATGTAGAAGCTGAGCCTATGGTCGATATGTGTGAACTGAGTCGCCTCCTGTGTAAAGCTGTTGAGATGGGCTACAGGCTGGGTATTATCAGTTGGCTGAGCCGAGAGGCATCGCAGGAGTATAAGAAAGAAATCCGAGCTGCAAAGCGTGCATGGTTGGAAGAAAATCTCGATGTAGATTTTGATGAAATTCATCTTGTGCAGTATGGCACAAGAAAAGATTATGTGGCACAGGATAAACAGGGAATTATCTTTGATGATGATGAAAGAGTGAGAAATAATTGGAAAGGTTTTGCAATCAATCCAGAGGAAACAAATATGATTGATTTTCTGAAATTTATTGTAATGGACGAGTAATCGTCCATTTTTTTTGAGAAAAAGATTTAGATGTGGAACATCTAAATTGGGGTATTGACAAAATTGTCCCGAAATGGTATACTTTAAGTACAGTAAAGGAAAGGAAAAATAAAAAAATGAAAAAAGCATTTGAAATGAACAAAATCGCATCTGAGGCAGTTATGGAAAAAATCGAAAAAATGGAAAAAAATGCCGTAGAAACCGTAGAAAAGAAAATTTTCCCTCAGATTGAAGCCGAAGCAAAAAAAGGTTTCTACAATGTAAAATTTCATGTAGATAGCAATATTGAAAAAAATATTGTTGTAAAAATTTTGGAAGAAAATGGTTATGTAGTAAAAGCAAATGGATACCATCTTTCTATTGATTGGTATATGGCAAGAGAAATTGGGGAATAATTTTCCCTTTTTCTAAATTTAGATGTACCACATCTAAAAACAAAATAATTTTCCTATTGCTTTTTTCAGAAATATCTGTTATAATTTAATTACAGTAAAGGACAGGGAAAAACAAAATCCCGAAATTAAAAGAAAGAAAAGGAGAAAAGAAAATGCGAGTAACTAAGACTGTCAGGGAGTATATCGAAAAGAAGGTAGCCGAAAAGGTATATGTAAAGTATGAAGCTGAGAAGCTGGAAGCAAAGCTGCAGAATGAAGAAATTCATAATTTTGTCGAAGAACTTGAAGATACAATGAATGAATATGTTGACAAACATATCAAGATGTTTGTTGAAGAACATCCTTATGCCGAAAGAAGCGCACGAGAAAGACTGGTTTCTTTTTACAGTCCTATTAACATTATTGACCGTCATATGAATTCTTCTGTTCATAACTGGCAGAGTCGTGCCCGCGCAGAAATCAAGGAAAAAGTTGATGATATCATCGTCACTCTTGAACTTGGTGGTACTAAGGCAGATTTGGAGCGGATGATTTCTGAAATTTAATTTCTGCAAAATGGTTGATATAGATGTTCCTTTCTTTGGAGAGAGTCGGGAGAAATCCCGATTTTCTTCTAAAATAATTTAGATGTACTACATCTAAATTTGACATTCTTTTTTATTTGACAAAATTTCTAATTTGTGTTATACTAATTACAGAAAAAAGGAAAGGAAATCCCGAAAATGATTAACGAAATTAAAATACTATTTGCAGATGATTATATTAAAGTTGGCCGCAAGGTAATACGACCTTTCTCCTTCGCTTGGTGGTGTATTCAGCTAAGCAAGGTTTTGATTGGTGTCCTTTCTTTTTATTTCCTTTACTGTTCCTTGTGGATGCTGGCGGCATAAGCTGCCAGCTCCAATATTTAGATGTTCTACATCTAAATTCCTTTGTTGACAAAATAAGATTACTATGGTACAATGTATATACAGTAAAGGAAAGGAAACAAAACAATGAAGATTATTGATGTTATTAATTTTTACTATACTAACCATGAAGTTATTAAAGTCAAAGTAGAGGCTAATGAAGGTATTGAAGGGAGATATCATAAGCTCACAAAGCAGGAAGCATATGATTTTCTTGATGGTTTTTACGATGAAGAAGTTGTTGTAATTATTTTCGAAACTCATACTACATTTTGTGGAAAAATTTCTCGTGAACTTGAGATTCCTCTTTTGTATATTCTTTACAAGTAATAATTTAGGGGATTATTCCCCTTTTAATTTTAGATGTTCTACATCTAAATTCTTCTATTGACTTTTAATATTTATTGTGATAGAATTATATTAACAAAAGAAAGGAAATAAAAAAATGATTTCATTCATTGTATTTAATGTTATCAATGTTATTATTCAAACTATTAAATCTATCGTTACTATCAAATGTAATAAGTATGTTGCCGCAGTTGTCAATGCAGTTGCTTATGGTCTTTATACTTATATTGTAGTATTGACTGCAAGTGATTTGGATTTGTGGTTTAAGATTACAGTAACTGCCGCCGCGAATCTTGTTGGTGTGTTTGTAGTCAAATGGGTAGAAGAAAAGAAGCGCAAGGATAAACTTTGGAAAGTAGAAGCAACAGTTTATGATGTTTATACTGAAAGTTTGCATAATGATTTGAAGAAAGCCGAAATTCCCCATAATTATATTACAGATATCGGAAAGTATTCTATTTTTAACATCTATTGTGAAACTCAAAAAGATAGCGCAAAAGCAAAACAAATTCTTGATTATAATAAAGCAAAATATTTTGTTAGTGAGACTAAAATTTTGTAAGAGGTAAAATATGAAAGGAATTTTTATAGAAATAATTTTAAGAATATTATACGTATTAACTATATTTTTGTGTTGGGGATTGGTTGTTATTGGTATTTTAACACTTTTCGTATAAGGCGGGCAACCGTCTTTTTTTTTGTAGAAAATTATTTAGATGTTCTACATCTAAATTCTCCAGTTGACAAAATTAAAATAAAATGTTATACTAAATACAACAAAAAGGAAAGGAAATTAAAAAAAATGAAGGCAACTGGTATTGTAAGGCGTATTGATGATTTGGGTCGTGTGGTTATCCCTAAGGAAATTCGGAGAATGATGAATATCAAAGAAGGTGAAGCTCTGGAAATTTTTACCGAAGATAAAAAGGTAATTTTTCAGAAATATTTTACTCCCGAAGAAAATATTTCCGAAGCAAGTGCGGAATGGGTGAGGTCTCATGCAAAGGAAATCAAGTTTGTTAATTCTGTTGAAGGTGTAACAACTTGCGGTTTTAACAGTGGTTCAATTCGTATGGCGTGCGTCAAGCATAATCCTTCCGATAAATTTGATTTGAATGTTGCAATTTGTTACTGTGCAAAGAAAGCAGGTTATTATGTAGAGCATTTGAATTGATAAAAGGGGATTTTCCCCTTTTTTTATTTTTTAGATGTTCTACATCTAAATTTATTTTTCAAAATCCGTTGACTTTTTCCCTATTATTTGGTATACTTAATACAACGAAAGGGGAACAAACCCCAAATAAGGGTAGCGACCTAACCGCTAAATGAAAGGAAACTAAAATGGAAAACACTGCTAACAAGATGACCGCCCGCAACTTCTACAACGCAATCGCCGCCGGCACTATCAACAGTGAGCTGATGGAGTACGCCGCCGAAGCTCTCCGTAAGATGGATGAAGCCAATGAAAAGCGCAAGACGAAGATTTCTCCCTCTCAGCTCGAGAATGAGAAGCTCAAGAATGAAATCGCAGAAAAGATGGTTGGCATGGGTTATACTACTGCCGCGACCATTGCAGAAATGATGGGTATTTCTCCCAACAAGGCAAGCGCACTTTGCCGCATGATGGCGGATGAAAAGGATGGTCGTTTCGTAGTCACGGAAGTGAAGAACGAAAAAAAGAACAAGGTTAAGGCGTACAAACTTGCAGACTAATAAAAGTGGGGACGGAAGTCCCCATTTTTTTTAACGAAAAAATTTAGATGTTCAACATCTAAAAAATAAATAATTTGACTATTGCAATTTATTCCCCGTTGTGGTATACTTTAAGTACAGTAAAGGAAAGGAATACCAAACCATGATTGATAAGCGTAAGACCTATTATCTCACCATTGACACCGAAACCGCAAATAATCTTGACAATCCTTTTGTCTTTGATATTGGCGGAGCTGTGCATGATAAGCATGGAAATGTGGAAGAAACTTTTTCTTTCATTGTCCGTGAAGTTTTTATCGAAATGCCCGACCTGATGAAAGAATGTTTTTATCAGTCTAAGCTACCTGCATATCGTGAACAAATCCGGCAGGGCGAACGCATTGTAAAAAATTATTATGAAATCCGCAAGCACATCAACAACTTGTGTGAAAAGTATAATATCAAGGCAATTATTGCCCATAATATGCGCTTTGATTATCGTTCCACCACTACCACTCAGCGCTATATTACTTACTCAAAGTATCGTTATTTTTTCCCTTGTGATGTTGAATTGTGGGATACTTTGAAAATGGCGCAAGATACAATTTGCAAGCAAAAAACTTATATCCGTTTTTGTGAAGAAAATGGATATACCAAAAAGAACGGAAGTCCCAGGGCAACCGCCGAAATTCTTTACCGTTATATCAGCGGAAATAATGATTTTGTTGAAAGTCATACAGGTTTGGAAGATGTTTTGATAGAGAAAGAAATTTTTGCCAAGTGTATGGCACAACATAAAAAAATGAGAAAAAACGTTTGGGAGTAATCCCAAACTTTTTTTCAAAGACAATTTAGATGTTCTACATCTAAAAAGTCTTTTAGAAAATTATAAAAAGGGGTTGCAATCTATCATTTATTGTGGTATACTTAATACATCAAAAGGAAAGGAAAATAAACCAAATGAAAAACACCACTGCTAATGTAATCCGTGAACGCTATCTGTCCGCAATCATGTCCTATTTCACCGATGAAGATATCGGGCGTATTACCTCTAACAGCTTTAACTTCCCCATTGTAGAGGGTGATGAAGAGGGCTGGGTTGAAATCGTGGTGAAAATTCCCAAAGAATCTGGGGATGAGGGCTACGACAAGAGGGAAGAATATCGCCTGAAACTTGAAGAAAAGGCACAGAAAGCGGAAGAACGGCAGAAAGCCAAGGAAAAGAAAATCGAGCGGGATAAGAAATTGAGAGAAGAAAAGAAAAAGAAAAAGGAAGAACAGAGCGAATAAAAAAGAATGGGGAGCAATCCCCATTTTTTTTTGAAAAGACTTTTTAGATGTTCTACATCTAAATTTGTTGTTGACAATTGGCGGCCGACAGTGTATAATAGAACTATCGAAAGGAGATAAAAATGGAAAAGAAAGATTTTGTTTACTTTATACGAATAGGCGAACCCGAAGAAAATCTATATAAGATTGGAACGACCAACAATATGGATAGGCGGATGAAAGAACATCAGCGATATTATAAAAAAGAAATTACTGTTCTTTGGCAGTCGCCGCCCTATTCAAAATGGACTACATTGCGCGTAGAAGAGAACACCAAAGAAATTTGGAAAAAAACTGAAGGTTTTGAATATTTGAGGAATGACAGATTTATAATTAATCCCGAAATTAGACAGGTGAAAATTAAGGTTAGAAAAGAATGGGTGATAGACTTTTAAGGTCTATCACTTTTTTTTGAAACAATTTAGATGTTCTACATCTAAATTTATTGTTGACAAACTGCCGCCAATGATGTAAAATGGTATTAAAGAAAAGGAAAGGAAATAAAGAAAATGAATGAAATTAAAATGCTTTGGTTGATGTTCATAAGTCTGTGCCACGACACTGGACAGCACATTATTTTTGATGTGCGGATGTGGTGGGAATCTCGATTCAACCATAAGAATTTTGGCTATTCTCACACTTTTGGCAAAAATGGTTATTTCATTAATTGCAATAATTGGTTTGTTCCTTGTGATAAGTCTTTCTCTTATGGTTGCGTAGATACAATGGTTGAATGGCGAAATGGAAACCCTTATTTTGTAAAAAGTTAAAAAGGAAAGAGAGGTAAATAAAATGTTCTATCCCTTCACCGCCCCTATGGCATGTGTCGCTTCCAAAACTTCTGTTGATGAAACCAAATTCGAGACCGAAATCCTTATTAAGGCTTATGCGGAAATTGCTCATGTGTGGATTAATCGTGCCGCAAAAAAGGGTTGCTTCAGGACTACTATTTATGTCCCTTACGAAGCCCGCAGGCTTCTCGATGATTTGAAAGAATCTGGTTTTGAAGTCAAGCATCTTGAGAAAAATTATTATGGTGTTCATTGGGGTGATGGTGCTATTCTCTAAATAATGAAGTATCCCATTGGGATACTTCTTTTTTTTGAAAAAGTTTTTTAGATGTTCTACATCTAAAGAATCATTTGACATTTGCGGCGGTATGTGGTATTATATACTTACAGAAAGGAAGGAGATAAAAAAATGAAAGAATACAGGATTTATTTCACCAAGTATTATACCTATTATGTAGAAGCAGAAACCGAAGATGAAGCAATCGAAATTGCGGAAGATGATTTTGAAGCAGATATGCGTTGTCCCATTGCAGATACAACTTATGACGAAGTAGAGGTAGAAGAAGTATGAGTTACTGTGAACAGAGCAATTGCGGTTACTACTGGAAAGAAGAGGGAGAAGACTTCCCTTGTTGCCATTTTGAAGGATGGATTGCACCATGTGAATATGAGGATGATTATGAGGAGGAAGAGGAATGAAAATTGCCGAATGTCCTTATTGTAAAGAAGAACTTGAAATTGATGAAAGTTATGATATCGATGTTGAAGATATCGATATGGTAATAAATAGAGTAGCAGGACATTGCCCCAATTGCAATAAAGAATTTCAATGGGAAGAAATTTATAAATACAGTCATTTTTCTAATTTGGAGGAAATTTGTTAATGAGATTTATACAAAGTGAAAAAATTGTTTTGTCTCAGAGTGAAAATAACACTTTCTATGATTTCTTTAATCTCATTACAGGACTTGCAAGAGGTACACGAAATCCTAATACTGAAAGAGCAATTCTAAAAATTCAGGAACTTGTTAGTGATTTGTGGGAAGGATTGGAAGTAGAAGAATAAAAATTTGGGTCTTAACAGACCCTATTTTTTTACAAAAAAAATTTAGATGTGTCACATCTAAGTCAAATTTTTTCTTTTTCAAATTTTCTCCACCGGTGGCGTCGCGTCAAATTTTTTCTTTTGTCAAATTTTCAAATGAGCTGCAAATGAGCTGCGATGTCAAATTTCAGCTGCTAAGCTGCGAATCGCGGCGGTTGTCAAATTTTGTGTGGTTGAGCTGTGAATTGAGCTGTAAAAACTTGACAGCAGCTGCGATTTGAAAAAACTGCAATTTTTTATTATAATATATATAGAAAGTGAGAGAAAAATAATAAAAAGGAGACACCCCTTTCACAGTGTTCTTTACTCACTTTCTGCACGGGATCTTTTGCAAATGAGTTGCGGGTTCGCCCGCAAAATGTTAATAAAGCGAAAATTTGAAAAACATTCAAAAATGCGCTATAATATTTATAGAAAGTGAGAGAGAGATAGTAACTCTCTCCGCAAATAAAAAACTGGGTGGCGACCGACGCTGAAAGGATAATAAACTATGACTAACCGTGAATTCTTCGAAGCTATCGTATCTAACACTTCCCTCTCTGCTGAAATGCATGAGCACGCCGAAAAGGAAATCGCTCGTATTGATGCCGCCAATGAGAAGGCCGCCGCGAAGCGTGCTGAAAAGGCAGCTGAAGATCAGCCCCTGCTCGATGCACTGACTGCTGCGCTGACCACTGAATTCCAGACCGCCTCCGATCTGAAGAGTGTAATTGAGTGCTCTGTACAGAAGACCTCTTCTCTGCTTCGTAAGCTTGTTAAGGCAAACGTAGCTGTTGATGGCGAAGTAAAGATTCCCAAGAAGGGTATGCAGAAGGCTTATAAGCTGGCTTAACGTATACGAATACATAGAAAAAGACACCGAAAGGTGTCTTTTTTTTTTTGATTCAAAAAATTTTTTTATTTTGAAAAATTTGCAAGGGGTTTGAAATTTTGCCAGGTATTTTTACTCCCCACTGCCAATCATCTCTCTTTTTGAGCATCGCCCCGTCATGTGAACCACCACACCATTTTTTAACCACCAGCAACATAATCTACGTATTCTACTACGTAGAGCACTGCGTCGAAACCTGCGTTGATGACAACTGGATAACTTTCTCCGCTACTATCCCCTTGGCCCTCGCCCTTAATAACGTAATTAAATACGTATACTTCTACGTTGTCGTGAATTTGCCTTTCCGCCCTTGGCGAAAGTCAAATTCAGCGCTGCGCGCATTGTCTTGACTGACCCTAGATTACCCTTTATCCTACCTGGCCCTTAATTACGTTTAAGTATAAATATACTATTACGTATACTACTACGTTTATTAATACGTTAATAATTAATTATATTACTATATATATTAATACGTACTTAATAACGTATACTAATACGTATTCATCTACGTATTAAAGTCTTTTTTCTCTCTTGGTTCCTCTACAATTTTCCGAAAATTTTTCTCTCTCAAATTTTACATTATGATTTTCTGCAAAATTTTCCTCAAAATTCCATTGGACTCTGCGGCCGATGCTATTCTCAACGCTGATTTTTCCCAGAATTTTTTATCATTAGCCGCAACCAACAAAAAAAAGACTGCTTAATCAAGCAGCCATTCATCTTCAACTTCAATCAATCTAACATCTCGCCTTGGAGCAGCATACTTTACACCATGATACTCCCAACTTACCATACCATTCTGCTCCATAATATTCTCAATTTCAGAAAAATTAAAATAACTAAACCTTTTCTCGTCCATTATCTCCCTCTTCTTCCTACAACTATCTGCTCATCATCAGGAAAACAATCAACCAATGATTCAATACAATCAACACAGTAAACTCTTTTTGCTTTTTCAACATCATTTTTTGTTTTCAAAAGCTGCCACTGAATTGCACCACCTTCATTGGGATTAATCACTTTTGTAATAACTGCCGCGAAATCAGTAACAGAAGTTTCACAACGACAACAATATTTAGCCATTTATTTTCCTTCCTTTCTAATTGATTCAAGTTCTTCGATAACAATTTCCATTATTGTTCTTTTATCTTGATCAGTAATCTTATAACCAAGCTTATTTAATCTTTCATCAACTTTAGTATAAACATCATTCAAATGTTTTTCATAATAAACATTAATATTTGTTTCATCAATTAAACCTGCTTGCTTTCTCTTTAAATATTCCAGAAAATATTCACCAGATAAAGTTAATTGAGATTTAAAAAATGCTTTCCTTACGCTCTTTTTCAAGTTCAACCAAAATATTTCTAAATTTAATTTCACGTTGTTCCACTTGCTCTTCATCATCTTTGTATATATATCCTGCATAATCAATAATTACCAAATTATCATTATCATCATAACCTACATTACCACAATGTAAATCATCAATTTCAGCAAAATTAAGAAATTGAAAAAGCCTATCAGCTTCTTTATCACCATAATAATCCAGAAAAGCTTGATTCACTGCAGTGGTCTCATCAAAATTGTGATTATACCAAATTTCAACGTCATCATCATCTTCAGAATCACCATCATAAAGAGAGTAAAAATGGTCACTTACTCGAGTTTCATCAACATATACTTTCTTCATCACATACACTGGAATCGTTCCCCATTCACATTCAAATGGTACGAGTTCTGCGGCCGCTGCAAAAAAGTTATCAAAACCCATTTTCTCAGCAAGTTGATAAGTCATTACTTCAATAATACAGTCATTAGGCTTTTCACTAAATCTGGCCAATCGAGGAATTTTCAACACCCAATCAAAATCATCAAAAACAAATACTGTTCGATAAAGCCCAGATTCTACAGAAAAATCATAAAGTCTCGTCAACTTTCTATCAGCATCACGCAAACTGTTATCACTGTAATAACCAGTGTCAGGCCGCACCAACCATTCTCCAAGACCACAATCAACCGCGTCTTTCAAAAAATGATGCATGAATTTCTGAACTTCCTTCATTATTCAATCTCCATTCGATCAATTGCTTTAAGAATTAAATAGCTGTAAAACTGTTTATAAAAAGAAGTATAAAGTTTTGTATTAGCCTTTAAACCATTCTCTTTACAATAATCTCTGAAATAACAACGGAACAAAGCAAAAGTTAAACTATCAAGTTCTTCTTGTTTAAAAAATATACCATCGGCTGCTTCTCTCCAAATAATATAAACATTTTTATACTTAGTAATTTGAAAAGAACTTTTAGGTGTAGTAATATACCATTTACTTCCATCCCATTCAATGCAACCATAATCATGATATTTAATCATATATGACGCAAATTCTTTTGCTTCTTTAATCATAATTAACCAGCACCCACTCACAATTATCCATTTCAGGATTATGCCACTGAAGAACCCAAATGCCGCAATCTTCATAATAAAGACGCATTTCAGTATATTCCATTTCCTTTAGAAGAGGAATCATCTGAGAAATCTGTTCCCATTTCCCAGACACATGAGAGACTGTTTCATTCAACTGTTCATCAAAAGGTATCGCTACAATTTCACTTTCATCATAAGCATGACTTTCCATCAACTCTTGAACTACTTCTTCTTTAAAATCACTTAGAAAAAAATCTCTCATTTTATTCTCCTAAATCAATATATTTTGTTAAAAATAAATCTTCAATAGTAAAGGTTGGCAAAGTTAAAACTTCTTCTTCTTTAATGCCTGTGCCAATAATAAGATTAACAAAGTCATATTCTTCAATCTTACCGCAAATAGGACAATAAGAAGCTTTTACCAACTTATAAACCGGAACTCTTCCATGGACTTCGTCAAAAGAAGGTACCGGCGCCCTCAACATACAAGGTTGATATTCATGTTTATGTTTGGACTTCTTCGGCGGCCGACGCTGTGATTTCTTTCGATACTTTACTTCTTCATCTTCGTACATAGTCATCACCAAATAAAATTATGTTTTATCTCAGAAAAAAATTCATAAGTAAGACCATCTAATTCATAAACCATAGAATCGCCAATGGGAGAAAGATAAAAAATTTCTTCAATACCTTCAAAATTATTCTCAAGATTCTTTGCGGCATCACTCAAACTATCACCCATTACAATACCCATCTTATCAGCAAGTTCATTATCTTCCCAAACAGTGATTTTAAACAGATTCAAATTCATTCTCTTTCTCCTTTCTTCTTTATAAAGCAAGAAGATAATCAACCTAAGAGCGTACTCAGCACAAATGCCTTATGGGTGTTTCAGGGTTGCTCGTATTGACTGTTTAAGAGCAAGCTACTATCAACTATCCTTTTTCACTTTCTCTCTTCTCACTTTCTATAATTATTATAACACAAATTTCAAAAAAAAGCAAATTAAATGCTTTTATCTTCCAAACAAAAACACTCAATTTGCTTTTAAAATTTTATTAAATATCTCTAAAACAAAATTCTCCACCACACCTACACTTAACTACAGCAATATCACCAAGAGAAGTAGGAGTAAACTCATAAGAGAAGCGGGCGCCGTAACCCATATAATTTTTTGCATAATGTATTTCTTTAATATGTTTTTCTTGCCAAGCTATTATTTTCTCTGCTTCTTCAGGAAAAACACCAAAAAGCCAACCTTTTTTATCCATTATCATAACGTCGCTGCCTCTCTTATACAATCCTCACAAAGATACTTCTCTTTAGATTTTTCTTTTCCACAGGCTGGACAAATGCCAATAGTAGATTTACAATAAGAATTAATAACTTCTTCTACTTGTGCATAAGTTGTCCCATATTCATCAACTTCATTATCTGTTAAAATATAAACCCTAAGTTGGCCATACTTTTCTTTTATTTCAAGAATTTCAAAATCTTCTTTAAAGGGTTCCAGTGTTTGACACATACACAGAAAACTTTCCTGCCAACCTATGGGGACAGAATCCAACCAAGTAAAATTATAAGTGCGGTCGCAATCAAGAAAAGGATAAAGCCTACAAAGCTCTCTATTTTCTTTTACTGTATCATTCATCCAATCTTTCATTTCATTACTCATTTTCCACCTCTATTAACTGGCCGCAAGTAGGACAATAATTATAAACAATAGAAGGTTCTATATCTACAACAGGCTGTTCTTCTTCTGCAAAACTATTAATTCCAATTATTGCTATCACTATAGCAACAACCATTAATCCTGCTACTAAATAATTTTTATCTGCAACTGAGAAACAAAAAATTACAACAAACAAAGCAATAAGCAATCCAGGAATAAAAATACTCAAAAAAGTTCCAAAAATTGTCATAGCTTCTTCAACTCCCATGTCATAAGCAACCACACAGCACGGCAGAGGCAATAAATGATATCATTCTGCCAAATCTCGGCACGAGTACCGCCAAGCCTTTCCATTGCAGTTTCCATTTGTTGAAGAACTTCAACTATATATTCACGCTTAGTCATTATATTCCTCCTTATCCATCTTTGCGCCGCAATGGGGACAGTATTTTGTTGTTTCCCCCTTTTTTTCTACATTACATTCTGAACATTCGTGTACACGCCAGCAATTACCACGCCCATCAATCTGCCAACTCGAATCCCCGTACCAACCTTTGTCTATCCACCGTCCATGCCGCACTTCCACTACATCGGCGGCGGGAGTATTTTTTATAGCCCGTTTTGCACTCAGATATATTTCCCTATATTCAGAATTAAAGTCAAAGTCATGTCCCATTGCTTCAAGAAATATTTGTCTTAGTGCTTCTTCACGCTCTATATATTCTTTACTCATAAACATAATCCTCATCTACATGAACAAATTCTTGATAAATCTTCTCTTCAAGAAGGAATTTCTGCCCATCTTTTGCTAAGTTTAACATTTCATCAATCAATGATTTAAGTCCTTCAACAGTGGTTTCACCATCGTAATCAAATGCTATACCTCTAATAAGTTCAAGGCAACTCTCTACGCTATTAGGTACAGAGATATGATTTTTATAAATTTTCATATTGTTATCCCTATAAGGATTAGTATATGAAGGATAACAATAATTTCCATCGTTATTGACAGACAAAGATATGTTATTTTAGAAAAACGACGGTAGTTTTTATAATAAAGCACCGCATTGATTTGCCATATTATTGCTGCAACTATATTAACTATAATTTCAAACATTATGCGTTCTCCTTATCTGCTTCATTAAGTTCCTGAATCAAACCAACAATTTCTTCATCATCAATCCATTCATACAAACTCTTCAAAGCTTTTTCATCCCTCAGAAAAGGTTCCATATGATACTGAATTACCATAGCACGCTTATACTTTTCAAAACCATCGGTATCATTTTCATCAACAAGCAAACTCAAATAAGCACCAACAAAACCATGCCCATAATAATGAGCCTGCCCATCAACCTTGCCATTCAACTTTTGGAAATCCTTTGTAAAAGGTTTCCCGAAATCATGAAGTGCGCCAACTTTCCAATATTTCGAGAAAGGTTCACCCATCGCGGCCGCCACTTTCAAAGAATGTTCAAGTACATCATACTGATGGTGCTCATTGTTGTGAGGAATATCAATTACTTTCAATACATCACCCCAAGGAATAATCTGACTGTTAAGATAATATGCAATACTATCCCAACCTTCATCATACCAAGGAAGACAAATCGTCTTAAAATGATGTTCAATTACACAAATTGGTACGTGACGTCCTCTTTTCTGGTTATTCTTCAAACAATCTTCAAAAGAAGTAACCATAACCACAGCAATAAACTTTACTTCAATGTCATGCGCTTCACAAAAAATCTTGAAAGTTTTAAGTACTCCGCGGCGACGCTTGCGAGAAAGATTAGTAGCATCATAAATTACATTATGCCCTGCTTGCAAAGAATCCATGATGCGATTATGAAGAATATTAAAAACATACTGAGGATTCTGCTGATTATTTGCATTACCCCAAAGTTCTTCACGAAGATCATCAGAAGAATGAATATCCCATTCCTCACCATCACATTTCCTATTATAGATATAATCTTTTGCCCAAGTAGACTTACCACAACCACTGGGACCAATAAGCATAATGAATTCTTGCATTATCTTCTCTCCTTTAACGAAGTACTACACCATTAAGTTTTTCATTGGTATGAAGTATTTCAGGTTCTTTGCGCTCTTCACTACGTTCACGCCAACCATATTTTACCAGTTCCATATACTGTTCTTTATTAAGAGATACAATAGTTTCACCAAGACAGTCTACTACGAAACTCAACATTGAACCATTATAATACTTTGAAACAATACTGGCGGCCTCATCAAAACTGTAGGCTTCAAGACAATGATAACCAACTTCCTTCTTACGCGTGGCTTCGCTCCAATAACAAACTTTAAAAAGATAAGTAAATCTCTGTTCCATCTTATTCTATCTCCTCTATAATCACTTCATCAACAGAATTAAACCAATTACAATAATCAGAATCACAATATTCTTGAGCTTTTTCTAGTGCTTCCCAAGGATTATCTGCTTCGACTTCTTTATTGAAAGTTACTTGATACTTCATCTTTCTACCTCACAATAATCCTTCAAAATAATATCTACGCAGTTTTCAAAATCAAGTTCATCAAGTTCTTCTTCAGTAGCATTGGGAAAATATTCCCTAATAATTTTATCATATTCGCTACCACAAAACATCCAATTATCTACACCAGCACGTATAAGCATTGTGACCGTCAAAGTATTATGAATCAAATCACGTAGTTCGCTTTCGCTTACCAAATACATCTTTTCCATTTATTTTCCCTCTCTTTCACTTTCTATAATTATTATAACATAAATTTCAAAAAATTGCAAATTAAAATAGAGCCTTGCCACAGACAAGACCCTTTCTTTATTTAATAAGACTCATAAGTTTCCCAAAAAATATCGGGCTTACAAGCATAAAATTCACCACGTACACCTTTGATAATGAAGTCATTTAGACTGACGTGCATTTCACCTTCAAGAGTGCGGATATATAATTCTGGAATATCGTCTCTTAATTCAAATTCAGGTTGAATATCAGGACAAAATAACATTACTTCGAAAAAATTATAACCCGTCCACTGAAGTGCCTCTACAATCAGTGGCTTCTTTCGATATGTACTAATCATTCATTTTATTCTCCTTTCTCCAATTCAAAAAACAAACCAAACTTCTTTTTAGCACCCATAGTATTTACGCCAGTAAATAAATCTCTTACAACTTCCATCGCTACCGAAACAGCCATATTTCTTTTCTTGCAAAAAGCTTTAAATTCTTTTGATTCAATTTCAGAATAACTAAGTTTATAAATAACCTCTCCATCTTGATAAATAACTACATTACTCGAATAACTCTTCTTCTTTTTCTTTTTCTTTTTGAGCTTGGGTTCTTCTGAACAAGCATCGGCCGCATAATCATCAGCCGCACGCCGCAAATTTTCTTCTGCTGTTACCCATTCAAGATTATAAAGGCTATTATCTCTCTTGTTATGATTAATATGGTCAACAGTAAGAAATTCAGCGTCAGAACGTGGTTGCCAAGTAAGCATTACAAGACGATGGGCAGAAATATATTTTCTGATATAAGGTATATAAAAACAAAGATACCCCTGACAAGTTGTTTTAGGAGGAATTAACATTTTAGAACGATTCTTCACACGTCCCATCGTTGATACATAAACCTCAAAAGTTTTATTCCATTTCCAACGTTCAATGTTGATACGGATAGTGGGAAGAATCATAACATTATTCCTTTCTTCTATTTTAATTTTTATTACGAATAATAATATCAAATTCTTGATTTTGTTTTATAATTGTTACTCCACATTCTCCAGGATTTTCAGTGTGCCAATCAATATAATTTTTACCAAGAATAGGCTTATCGGTAAGTGCCTCTATTATTATTTTACGAATATCTTCAACAGTTTCCATTTTTTCTCCTATTTTTTCACAGGTGTTAATTAGGAAATCATCATCACAAAATATCCAATCGCCGCTATAACCGTTTTCATCAATTATATCTATTGCATATTTCATATCAGGCGGCCGATAATAACTTACATTTATAATTTCTATATTATAATCCTTGCCATTAGCTGAATGAAGTATATACTTATCTCCTACCTTTGCCATTATTTATTCCTCCCAAGGCTGCCAAGGCTGCCATTCCATATCATCATAATCAGGAAGAGTTCCTATTTCATTTAAAGCCGTCATAAGCTCAACCCAATTTTCTCTACAACGCTGCTGAATTCTTCCATAATCCCAATCGTCAGGGACTTCAATACAGTCATGAACAGTATAATAAATATTAATCTTCATCTTCGTTTTCCTCATATTCATCTTCAACTTCAATGAAATATTCTTCCATATATGTTTCTTTAGCCAAGTCAACTACTTCAAGCCAAGCTTCTTCTTTTAGTTGTTTAAGAAGCCAAGAAAAACCATGTTCATCGACAAGCATATGGAGAGCATCTTCCATTTCTTCATAATCAACTTCTTCCGCAGCAATTTCCTGCATACGTTCTTCAGTTACAGTAGAACTATCAACAACCCATTCATAAATCATTTTAATTTTCCTCTCTTTCCTCTATAATTGCCTTTACCATCTCGGCTCATCATAATGTTCTAACCAATCTTCAAACTCTTCAAGCATTTGTTCATCAACTTTCAACCAGCCGGCTTCATATTTTTTCTTTGAGAACTCATAGTATAAACTTTCTATACCAAGTTCTCCAACTAATATTTCTCCATGTTCATTAAGGTAATCAAGAATCATCTTCATATCATCTGGATAATCAAAATCAAAATTAATTTTTCTTTCATAAACTCTCATAATGTTTTTCTCTCACTTTCTATATATATTATATCAAAATTTTCAAGAAAAAGCAAATTAAAAAGAGACTATGTTTAAACATAGTCTCTCTATTATTAAGGAATTTGTACCATCGGTGTTGTCGATTCACCCATCATCTTTTTACTTAAACATTGATTTAAATATATCATCCAATCCATCATAATGTTTTTTTACTTTATGGTCTGGGCAATTAATAAATTCTTTTTCTACTGGAATTTCTCTTGATTCATTAATCATACATTTAAATTGCTTCAAGGATTTATAGCCAGCATGCTCACAAGTTGAACAATTAAGCCGATGAGGATTATTGGGGCACTGGGCTTCATGGACAAAAATTTCTTGCTCAGTACCCATTTCTCCACAAAAATCACAACGATAAACTGCTTTCATTATTCATTACAGAAAGGGCAGCTAGAGGAATCTCCAAAAAGAAGATAGGTGCCTTCAGAACAAAAAATAGAACCAAATTCCTCAGTAAGTAATTCAATACCAGTTTCAGCACTATACCATTTATTTACTTCGGCACAATATCCTTCAACTGCATCGGTAATATGCACATGAGTGAAAGTGTAATTACCAAAACCAATACTCTGATTGCCGCAACCGCAAAGACTCGCGGTGATTAGCATTACCAAAATCAAACAAATAAACTTCTTCATTTATTACTCCTTTTCAATTTCAATTTCTTGTGCTTCTTCCATGTCAGGTGCGGCCGCAGTATCCTTGATAATGCCCTCGAGTACCTTGAAGCTAAAGTTCTTATGCTTGTAAGCGCAGAACTTAGGGCGATTGAGAATGCGAACTACAACACCTTCACGAACGTGAGTTTTGCCAATAGGGTCGGGACCATCGTAGAAACATTCAGCCTCTTTTAAAACATATTCTCCAGCACTGGTAAATATATCATATTCATCCTCTTCACCATTCACGCAAGTAGATTCAGGAATAGTAAAGCGAGTCCACACAGGAACAGTCTTCACTCCCATCTGCTCACAACGATAACGCATGAAGTCAGGAGTGTATTCCACAACCGCGCCATCCTCATTGGTCATGGTCATACGATAAACATAAATGTCAGATTCAGGACCATAAGGAACTCCATCGTGGTCAATACCGCCAACGCTATCACATCCATAGCTAAACACAGTGGTCTTCCCATACTGCTTCACGAAGTCCTTACCGAGCTTCTCATTATTACCTTCCGCCATAATCGGCGCGCCAGTATGAGTGAAGCCAACTACTTCATAATATACAGTTTCGCCCTTCCAAAGCTTTCCTTCAAAAGTCTTGGAGTGCTGTTCACGGAACTCATTAGAACCATAATAGCCGCCATCATAATTGTCCAATACAGTGCGGCGGGTGCCACTTACATAACCCCAATTATAAACAGGCTTGCCAAATTTATTACCAAAAGCAAGACGCCACTTTCTATAAGGGATCATTTTATAAAAAATAGCACCAAAGAAACTACACCATTCAAATGCATCTTCTCTTAATACAGGCAGATAACCAGTTCTCTGTGAAGTTCCATGCATCTTCAGAGTGATTTCAATTTCATCACCAGGCTTAAATGCGCCCAGATTATACGCAAGCTGCTCAGTATCAGCATGTTCAGCAAACAGCGGCGCTACATCTACTTTCTTCTTACGAGTACGATTACCATCACTTACATGACCCTGGCGATGGCTGCGGCGAGGAATATACTTACAGCAAATTTCATGGCCATTGAAAGTGTTGATTACATCGCCTTCCTTGAGGGTGCTTACATCACCAAAAATTTCAAGGCAAGTCAGCGGTAGAAAAAGACCATCAGACTTCTCACCACGCAGACGAATAGCAGTTACATTTCGCTTATTGGGGTCCATGTAGCCGCCGATGCTATTACCAGCATCATCCTTCTTGCGCAGAAGATTGTTAGTTTCCGCGAATTCAATACTTAGCTGACCATCACAAGGGAAATAAATTCCCAACTGATTATTAGTATATTCAAGACTTACACAAACAGTATTACCAAAACATTCACCAAGCTGAAGTCGATCAGCATTGGGATGCTTATGGAGATTTTTGATACGGGTTACATAAGCATTATACATTCTCTTCTCCTTCCCATTCCACATAATCTTCTAAACAAAGTTTTGCACAATCTGAAACACCAAGACCATTGTCTCTACGTTTATCAAATTCTTCTTCAGTCATTTCTGAAAAATACTCGCGCACAACTGCTCGTTCACCTTCCATATACCACATCCAATTATCTACTCCATCCCTATTTAAAATGGATAAAGTAATGTATGCTTCAAGAAGTTCAAGAAGTTCAGATTCATCAACAATATATTTCTTCATACTTCAATAAACTCTCCGCCATTCCACTCAAGATAATCTAAATGTTCCTCATTTGTTTCATCAAAAGGTTTAACAGAATAAATCAACTCACCTTCGCGATAATCGCAAAAATCTTCCCAAGCTTTATCTTCATCAAAATCAATGTCATAACCCATATCATTACAATACTCATTAAAATCCATTAACCCATGCAAGCCAGCATAAGAGTCAAATTCCTCAAGAGCAGCCTGCCAAGCCCAGTTTTCTACTTCTTTAAGCTCCCCAATTACAGGGTAATATTCAGCATTAATCGAACAGCCAGCATGTACAATATACTTGTTCATATATCCAAAATCTCCTTCCAACCATTTCTCTCAATAATTCTTCTCATGTTCTGGCGGCCGACGCTATTCATCGAATGAATGTGGATTGGATAAGACCAATCTTTCTCTTCAAGCCAATCAAGCACTTTGATGTAGTCGCCGCCATCTGCGTGGAAATCGCCAGCATCATGGTCAATACTGATAACCTCAATATCAATTCGGCCCCAACGAAACTTGGAGATTACACTCTTTGCCTCGTAAACACTTTTGCACCACCACCAAGTATGATCAGGCGCCGGTCGTACATCATCAATCCACACACGCATAGTTTATTCTTCCTCTCCAAAAAATTCTCCACAAATTGGGCATTTTGTCCAATTATCAGTGTCCCCATCTGTCCAGTCTTCTGAATAAATCAATTCGCCGCATTCAGGGCAAATAAAACCAATTACTACATTCCCTTCTTCAAACACTTGAACTCCATAAGCTTCTTCACAGTAATTTGCAGCGTTTTCAAACAGATGATACATTTTTTTAATTCTCCTTTTCTGAAATTCTTTGAGATAAATGTATTAAATGCGTACATTGATTATTTTTTCCACTACGACATTTTTTCTTAATCTGATTATACTTCAAATAGCAACCATGAAGTAAACAGTAACCTATTTTCTTTGTATCCATTTTTTCTTTTTCTCTTTCTTTCTCACTTTCTATAAATATTATAACAAAAAATCACCAGAAAATCAAGTTTTCTGGTGATTCGCTCTATACAATATTCAGTTTTTTCTTAAAAACTCTTAACATAATATCATTCATTTTCTCTTCAACTTCTTCTTTCACTTCAAGATCACCTTTTAAGAATTCAGCAGAAATCATTGAAATTTTTTTCATTTCTGTATTAGCAATCTGCCTAGCATCAAGAAGAGGAAAGTCTCCTTTTTTAATCCTTAAAAGATATTCCCTATGTTTTGAGAGTAAGCAATCCTCAAAACTTTCTCCATCAATATATCTTTCTAAGAATTCTCTCATTCTGATAATATGATGAAGTTGTTTTGGGTCATATCCATATTTGTCAATAATATCTTCTTTTGTAGGAAATCTATGTTCCATGGCAGCAAATTTTTGCTTTGCCATACCTTCCATACATTTCACTGCACTTTTTTGGTTATAACGACAAATGTCTTCTCTCATACTACGTAGTTCTTCAATTTCTTCATTAAACCAACTATTACATAGATAGAAGTCAGTGAATAAAATTTCAAGAAAATTAATATTTTGTTTTTTAAAATTATTAAACATCAACCGAATGTCTTTAATATCACAATGTTCCCCGTTAGGGAGTTCAATCTCCATAGAAACTGGCTTTTTATTAAGCACTATATCTTCTAAAGAAGGAAGAACTATTGCTTTAGTATCTACATCGCTTTGTTTGGTTTCTAATTGATAATTTTGAGAACCATACAAAGCAATATAAATTGGTTGATATCCACGTTCTCTAACAAATTCAAGGTGTTGATTTAAACGGGTCATCACCTTTACTGCTTCCAAATCCATAAAAAATCTCCTTTCAAAAAAAAGTCAGTTAATTTAAAGTGAATAAGGAAGCAGAAGTTTCCATTAAGCAGCGGAATCCTTGCGAACCTTCTTAAAAGTTACGGTTGCAATAATAGCAAGAACTGCAGCACCAATCATAGCAAAACCTACAGCAGTAGGAGCATCACCGGTCTTAGGAATTTCAAGGGTGCCATTAGTACCAGGAACTACAGGAGTACCCCAACATACAGTCTTTTCGGCAAGACAAGAAGTACCAAGATTCTTTACAATAGTGTCAGCATCTACAAGATAAACACCTTCAGTTACGAAAGCAGCAGACATACCGAGTGCGGCGAGCTGAGCATCAGTGGCTTTAATACGCTTTACAGGAGTAAAATCACCAGTAGCAAGATAGTTATCAAGACTCTTATCATACTGATAAGCACCGATTACATAATAATTAGCATCACGTTCAAATACTACATTACCAATCTTAATGAAACTACCATAAGGAGTTACAACACCATCATCAATAAGTTCCTGAATAGTAGAAGTAGATTCAATACGAACAGTAATACAAGGAATATCTGCATAAACTACAGCCTTCCAAATATTAGAATTGCCAATAAGTTCAGGATAAGCCTTAATGCCAGCAAAAGTTACATCATCAATATGTTCGGCAGTTACATCGCGGCCATCACCATCGTAAACTTCAAAAGAAAAATAAACAGTATCACCCTTCTTGGCAGCCACATTTGCGCTTTCAACAAGCTTAGACTTGCCAGCCTCAACTACCATTTCATACTTGGTAATATCAATGGTATACTTCTCGCAAGAAATGGGTTCCTTACCCCAATTATAATCGGCAGCAAATGCTACGGAACACATGCTAAATACCATAATAAGGGTCAGCAGTACAGCAAAAAACTTCTTCAAAATAAAGTCCTCCAATAAAATAATATTAAAAATTTTTATTCAATTGTAATAAGTTTCTATAATAGAAACCTATATAGTCTCAGGTTTAAAACTCTGCAATTGAAAAGTAGAATAATGTTCTTTATTCTCTACATTATAAGGTTCAACCTTAAAAAATATAGTTTGTTCAACATAATTATCATAATCAAAAATGGCTTCACCATCACCATCTTCATAATGATATTGCTCCAGAAATTCCTCAAATGAAAAAATTCCAACCGCTCCTACCATATCATGGAATATATCTTTAGCTTCCTGATATGCGTAGATTTCCGCAGCAGTCTGTCCTTCAGCTTCTACAATAGAAGTACTAAAGGCGGCTCCAGCACCATATTGAATATAGAAAAGTTTTCGTTCACTCATAAACATTTTCTCCTTTTCTTGACTATATATATATTATAACAAATTTTAAGAAAAATTACAAATTTTTAATAATTGAAGTTTATTGCATTGATTTTAATAATTGAGAAATTAATTTAGTAAAATTTTTAATAAAACTAATACTATATTTAGAGTTTTGTAAAGCTTCTTCTCTTTGTATATCCCAAAAATGAAAAATTGAATTTTCACCTACTTCTTCTGAAGTTAATGGAGTAGAATATTTTATTTCTTTTGGAGTTGTTAAACTCAATTTAAAAAAAGAATTAGAATTTTTTTCTGTTTCTTGCATTGCTTTTCCCGCGGCAATTAATAAATAAGATAAAGGTACTAAAACTCCATCAAGACTAAATATGTGTATACTATTATTATTAGATTCACCTATTTGCTTCCAATCGTCAAAAAGAAAATAAGCAATTGCCTCTGAAAGTGTAAACCTTATTTTTTCTTTTACTTCTTCTCTTCTATTATTACCGATTGCACCATTCATTGTATTTCTAAAAGCTTTTAATAAATTATCTATTTGTTCTCTTTTCCCAATTTGGCTTGCAATATTAATTAATTCATCAAAGCTGCCGGTATTACCAAAACCTCTTGAATCAAGTCCTGTTAAGCTATACGATTTTGCAGATTCATATACTATAAAACTTTTATCTAATTTAGATAAAGTATTATTATAAAAATTAGAAATTTGGCTTCTAGTTTCTTCTAAAGAAGAACCTGCTATATTATCATTAAAACTTTGGATTAAAGGTTGTAAATCTAAATTTATTTCTGCACTATATAATTTAATAGTATCTGTTTTTGCTATATTACTTTTTAAAACTGCTCCTTTACTATAATCAGTTTCTCCTAAAACAGCACTTAAATATTCATATATAAAACCGGAAGCACTTCTTGCAGCGCTTTCATTCATATTCATTCCTTTCTTTTTTATAATAGTACTTAAACCTTTAGTATTGTCATGACTTTTTTTATTACGTTGCCAATTCCATATAGACTGAACTATATTATCAAAATTATAACGTTTTCTTACATCTTCCATAAATTGATTTTTTAAAGTAGGATTTTCTAATAATTTTGCAAATTCAAACCAAATTTTTGTTTCGTCTCCATCTTTTTCATTCAAAATACCAATTTGATTAGCAGTGTCATTTACTGCTTTGTCAATTATTTTTTCAAATTTACTATAAAATAATTGAGACCAGGCAACATAGTTTCCTTCCAAAATAAGATTTATACTTTGATTGCTTAATATAAAATTACGTGTAATCTCAGTTATAGCAGTATTTAATCTTGAATCAAAAAAAGATGTAGCAACAGGAGCACGATTTTTTTTAGTTTTATTTACTTTATCAAGTTTTGTAATAAAGGTTTTATATTTATCTTTTAAACCAATTAATTCATTTATTGTATTGATAAAATGGGGATAATCTTTTAATTCTATATCTTCATTTAAACTATTATTAAAAATAGTATTAATTAAATTTCTTTCTTTTCTTTGTTCTTGTAACCCCATATTTATCAAGATTTGTCCATGATTTTTTATGTCAGAATGATTAAAATTCATATAAGTAATATTATTAAAATCATTCATTGCGCTCTTATAAAGATTATTCCATATTATAGAATATGCTTTACCTTTATCGCTTAACCTATTATAAAAAATATAATTTTCTTTTAAATTAAGTCTCATAATTTCTCCAAACAAAAAAAGAGAAGCTTTCGCTTCCCTTAAACCAAATATTGTGACATCACAAATTCTTCATCACCAATTTGTGACCACTCACCTAAATCGTCTATAACGGTTAATTTGCTACCTCTCTTAACCTGACGTACTACTTTGGCTTCAAGAGAAGGCTCTTCACGGACGTTCAATAAATTTTTTACATTAACAGTTTTTTCTACAGGGCGACCGCTATCAACGTTTTCGCTCATGTAGGTATTTTCTACATTTAATTTATCGGTAAAAATTTCTGCCATATATAAAATCTCCTAAGAGTAATTTTTAGAATGAAGGGATTACTCCCTCCTATATAAACACTTTGCCGCAGCAAATGTGGAAGCTAATTATAAGTAATAAAAATAAATAAAACTATACTAAAAACCCCACAAGTTTTATGTGGGGTTTGGTTGTTGGTGTGGTAGAATTTTAAATCATCAATTTATTTAAAGCAACTTACAAATTGCTGAAAATGTCTTTAGATATGTAAATAATACAAGACATCAGTTAGAGCACCACACCGTTTCAATAATCGGGGTTCTGGAGAATTGAACTCCATTTGTGTCCTTTAAACCCCATATTCTTCATCCCAATAAGGATGTTCATAAGAATCAGCATACTCATAAATCATTCTACGGCGTTGAGACTCTTTACGAGTCTTATAAGCCTGAAATTCACGATAACGATTCAGCTCTTCCTCATAGCCATGGCAATCAAATTCCTCACACTGAGGCCCAACAATGAAATCATCAAGTCGTTCCATTTACTTTCTCCTTTCATCTTATATAAATATTATATCAAAATTCTTAGAGAAAATCAAATTTCATCTTTATAATTTTTCTTATGTTTATCTTTTCGTCGATACTTCTTTTTATTAGGGATTACCTTTGTTACAGGATTTACATTACCCCAATCGCGGCGAATACTTTGGTAAATTTCAAAGAAATTTTTCTGTTTCACAGCAAACAATCCTCTCTAATTCGATCATACTGTAAGTCATCATATTCTTCAAACTTATCCCAACGAACATCATAGCTTCCTTCAGGAAGTGTTTCATGTGCGCCATTCCAATCATAATACCAACCACGACAGTATAGATAAAAATGCCCATAAACAACATCATATACCAAATAACGAGTAGCATATCGGTCTTTCAAAGAAAACCAATGATTGAGGATTTGCGCGAACCAATAACAATTACCATTAAGCCATCTATCTTCAGTTGGAAAACGACGATGAATAAATTCAAGTAATTCTTCGTTAGGCATAATTATCTCCTTTTAAAGTGCCGCACCTACAATGGACTCTTCTCCTGTTAATTATTTTATTATCTAAGTTTAAAGTCCAATTCTCAAACATTCCCACCACACACGTCCTCGGTGCGGCCAACGGATAAGCATCCGCTTTGGTACACCATGTTGGACTCGAACCAACGACCTACGGATTAGAAGTCCGTTATTCTATCCAGCTGAACTAATGGTGCTTGTAACGTGGTGCCTGAAGGGACTACATCTGTTAGCCACAATAGTTTAACCATTGGCGGGGACGGTAGGATTCGAACCCACGGAGCTTTTACACCCAGCAGTTTTCAAGACTGCCACCTTAAACCACTCGGACACGTCCCCAGATTAACAAGACGCGAAAAAAGATAAACAATTTATTTGCATTAAATAAGACAGTTCTCTATTATAGAAAAGTTGCTGTTCGCGTCTTTAAAAGGTTAAAAGTTAAAACTCAAATTCGTTTTTCAGCAAATCCCGAATATCCAATTCTTCTTTTCTTGCCCTAAAAGGTTCTCCACGGCATATCGGACAAGAGCAATGAATTTTATTCTTAGAATACTGATGCAAATTGTCATAATAAGGAAACTCTTTTCCATGCCAATAAACTTCTTCAGTAATTCGTTTCTTCCGCCTAGCCTTCCTAACAGACATTTTGCGGTTCCAAGCACGGTCTCTCATAAAGATTCCTCCAGAGTTTTAAATTGGTTTACGACTTTTCGCCGCCGGCATTGTAAGGAAACCGGAACCCTTTGGTCACCCCTCCGAGATTCGAACTCGGGACACCTTGATTTGGTGTGTAATTTAAGACTTGAACTTAAATCTCATTCCATTTTTCATCTGAAATAATTTTTATTTCAGATTTTTTATAAGGCAAATTATAATTTTTACACCATTTTCTTATTGTATTATCGCTTACTGAAAAAATCTTCCCAATTTCAGTAAAACTTTTTTGGCGTATAAGATATTTTAGAGTTTCTCTATTTGGTCTTGTTGTTTTTCGTGAAAAAATATCTTGACATTGTTTACATCTTGTAGCATTTTTTGATATTAATACTCCACAATCTAAACAATAATTATATTTATTAGGAATATAAGCAATTCCTTCTGAATCTAATAAATAATCCTTGCCTTTATGAAAAGAGGTGTGGTCAGCTTTAGTTTTAAAAACTAATAAATTTGAAGGGTCATTATTATTTCTTTTTCCATCTTTATGATGAACCACTTCTTCTTTTTTTAAAGGTCTTCCTAATATTTTTTCAGCCACTAATATATGTTCATATACATATCCATTCGGATGATTGGGTGAGTATAGAACAATATAACCATTCATATTTGCCATATTTTTTGTTATGCGTGTTTCATTACACTAATTACACAAAAGTCAAGTGCTCTACCGACTGAGCTAAGGGGTGGAGTCTCCCCAACGCATTCTTAGACTCCCCAGTTGGGAGGGAGCGCCTTTCTCGCCGGGCCGCGGGTGAGTCCCGTATCACCGATGACGGAGTTTTTGCACCACAAAAACCCAAAGTTCCTCTATCTTCCTCTGTATTGGCCAAATACTTCAGCATACACGCTCAAGAGGGCGCCATGGTGGGGAGTGATGGAGTCGAACCACCCGAGTCAAATGACAGCAGATTTACAGTCTGCCCCGCTTCCATCTACGGTATAACTCCCCACGTGTCCGCTATTGCGGACATTTTGTGTTAGAAAAGGGATTTAAATAGGTCTGAAACATCAAACAAATTGGTATCAGCCTTATCAAGGCTCATATGAAAAGCACCATACTTACGCACGAAATCCTCGAGAAGCTTATCGCGCTCTTTTACGGCATCTGCGGCCTTCTTAAAAGCTGCTTCGACTTCCTTGGCGGCACTGGCTCGGTTCTTTTCAAGTTCAGCCTTGCGCTTTATTTCAGCTGCTTTCTTGTCAGCAAGCTCATTCTCAGCGTTTACACAGGCTTCATAACTGTCATAAAACTTTTTAGTTTCTTCACTATAAAACTTCATTTCAAATTCCTCTCTTTGAAAAAAATTTTTTCTTTGAGTGTTCCTATCCACTCAATGGCGGACGGTGAAGGATTCGAACCTTCGGCCCAAATTCATGGGCAACGCCTTAGCAGGGCGCCGCTTTCGACCGCTCAGCCAACCGTCCAACTGGAGCGCCACACGGGACTTGAACCCGTAATGCCGCCTTGGAAGGGCGGAGTGTTACCATTACACCAGTAGCGCAGGAGAAGTTTTTCTTGCCAGGTGGTAACTTCAGACCTTTTTCTTAATTTGCAAGACCTTCGTCGTCGACAACGGAGATAATTCTTTGTTGGGTTATCTCGCCCACTTACAAATCAGCTTTGTTGCTTTGGTTCACGCTCTTCTCTACTCCCAGCTCAGCTTCATCTTTATGGGATTTGTTTGTCGGGTCATGACTCCCAACGAGCCGTTGGTGCATCCACGCGTGTTGGACCAGGTCCCATCTGGTAGGTGAATGGATAAAAGCAATCGCGATTTTACTCTTATCTCTCCAAAGCGTCCTCTCACTTTATCCTGACTTGGAACAGGCGATTGCGTAGATAGGGGAAGAAAGTTGCCGAAACCTCTTTCACCAGATAAGAGCAATCGGTGTGATTACGCTTTAGGCACGAGAGAGAAAGGGATTTAAGTTTTCTCTCTCAACCTTATATATATATTATAATAGAATTTTAAAGAAAATTCAAATTTTTAAAATATAATTATTCAATTGTTCTTGTATAACACATAATTACTGGCCAAATCGCCTCAACTAAGCCTGGATATTTACTTAAAGAAGAGAGCTTTTCAATTTTTGCTTTTTCCACATCTGGAGCATAAATTGGTTTGCCATTTTTCTTTTTAATATCACCAATTACTTTTGCAGCTTCAACTCTTTGCTCAATTAAATGAAGAATTTGTTCATCAGTTTTTTGAATAAAATCTCTTTTTTCAACCATTAATTCAAGCTCATTAAACATATCCATTAAAATACTCCTTTAAAAGCAAAGCCAAGTAAAGTAACAACTACAATCGCGGCAATTGATGTTAAACCACCATATTTTAGCATATCTTTAGAATCTGCATATCCTGAACCTGCGGCCAATGCTATATGTGCAATCGCAGGAGGTGTAGCAAAAGCAAGACTTGCTGCCATACCAATCAATATAGTTGAAAGTTGAGGATTGATTAATCCTGTAGTAATAATAATTGGAGTTAGAATATTATATGCAACTGTAGTAGTAACAATATTACTCATTAAATTAGTCATAATAATAGCAAAAGCAACAATTATTAAAATTAGACTAAAAGCACTTGCATTGATTGTTAAAGGTGCTACTAAATTGGCAAAATAATTAGTAATTCCAAAATCTGCAGAAGTTAAATATTTACCAATAACAAGAGTAGCGGCGCAAAGAATAATTGATTGCCAAGGGACTCCTTTAGTAATTGCTTCTTTAAAATTCAAAGCACCTAAAGCACAAAGAATTATAATACCAAGCATAGGAGGGGCAGTTGTTGTTGCTTCTTTTAATCCAGGAATTAAATTAGGAGCAATTCCCATTATTAACCAAAGAACTACAACTAAACCAAAAACAATTATGGATTCTTTTTCTATGAGAGAGACTTTACCCATCGGTGCAAGTTTAAAAGCATTAAAACCTTCAACAGCAATTTTTTTCTTAAAGCCAAGATAAAGAATTCCAAATACAAAGGCTGAAAGCAAAATTCCTACTGGAATTCCAATTAGCATATATTTACCCCAACTAATAATCTCACCTGTTGCTGTTTCATAGAAACCAATCGCCATAAGTGGGAATGTATGCGCAATAGGTGTCATAGCACAAGAAATTGAAGTAAAAATTGCCGTTCCAATCATTAGCATTTTTGCAAAAGAAGAATCTTCTTTAAGAGAACAAACTTCATAAATTTCTTTAGCAAGAGCAAAATAAAGTACAAAAAGTACTGTTGGAGCGATAAAACTACCAATAATTAAAATAGAAAGGAAATACATAAAAGCAAAATGCCAATGTGATTTCTGACCAATTTTGCTATTTACAAACCATAGCGCGGCCCTGCGTAAAAATCCAGAAGATGAAAGTGCGTAGGTAAGAATACAACTAAAAATTAAAAATGCGATTGTATTATTACCAAGTGAAGCAGACATTACTTCAGCTATTCCAATAGAAGGTATTGCTGTTGGAATAATAAGAAGAATAAAGATGCTCGTCCAATCAATTCCAACTGTTAACCAAAGAAGAATTGCTGCAATAAAAATTGCTAACATTTGAGTTCCTTCGATAGGAAGTGGCAATAATTCTGCAAATAGTATTGGAAATAACCAAATAATTAGAAGACTTATGAAAAAAAAGATTGTTTTTTTAATTGTATTACTCATTTTATTCCTCTTTTTATAAAAATTTTATATTTTATTTTCTTCTTTTTTAAATATTTTCATTTCATCTTTAAAATAATTAAAAGAAATCATTCCTGGATGAGATACTTCATTGCCAAATAAATATGTATTTGGTTGTTTTTGTAATAATTCATTAAAAATTTCTATTAACATTTTTTCTAATTGTGGAGCAAAAAATTGCCAAGAAGAAGTAATATATACCATTGAAAATTTTTTATTTAATAATGACTCAATAGTATAATTATTAAAATATAATTCTTCTATAACTGGAGCTGTTAATCTATCACCCATAAAGTCAGAAGAATTTTCATTTCTAATCCAGTAATATTTATTAATTATATCATGTGCATTTAAATAACCTACCCAATTACCACATTCGGCAATATTTAATAAAAAACAATCATCTTCTTGTTCTTTATTATAATGAATATCATGATGATGATCAATGTTATAAATATTAAGAGGAAAAATTAAATCATTATTTTTTGCTATGGCATTAATAATAGAAGAATGATCATTCCCAAAATAATATGGACAGTTAAAATTGAATAATTCTTTAATAAAATTAAGACGATTTAAGTCATATTGAATATGCCGAGAAATACTTCTTTTCTTTTCAATATCATTCCATACTTTTTGTTTTGGTATTTTATTATTAATTAAATCATTATATAAATTTATACATGGTTCTAAAATAAAATCTAAATCTATAGATAAAATTTCATTCATTATTATACCTTTTAATAAATTAAATATGTAAATGTTGATTAACTTCTTTTAAAACTTTCCTAAGCCAAAACTGTTCAAGATTAGGTCTTAAATCAGTTTCTTTATAATAATCCCATTCATGTTCGCGGCCAATTAATTTAAAATGCTCAAAACCCATATCAAGCATATGCTCAATATCAGCAAAAGTTAAACGATTTCGTTGATCTTTTGTATACCCATTCGCTACAGCCATACAATTATATTTCCCATAATCTAAATCAATCATATCATGAATTATTGGATTAGTAGATTGTACCTTTGCGCAAAGACTTAATTGATTATAATGTTGTGCGCGATATGGGCATCCAAAAGAACAAATATCATTAACCATTACTTCAATTTTTTCTTTTTTTGGTAATTTATCAAGAAATTTATAATCATGATTAAAATCGGGATGTAATACCACAATATCATATTTTTCAACAGCATTGGTATATTGTTCAATGGTTTTTAACCCATTACAAACAGAGTATATAATTCTAAATTTAGGATAATTTTCTCTAATATAATTTGCTAAAATTTCAGATACAACAATAACACCATTTAAACTATCATGAGTAGCTTCAAGTAAAAGATTACAATAATCATCTTTTAAATCTTCTTCTGTAATAAGAGTATTAGTGAAGCTCCAATTAAAACCTACTCCTAAACGATTATATTCGCCAACAAGTTCAATAAGGTTAGGAATAGCCATGAAATCTGAAGGTAAACAAACTCTTCCACCATTCCATTTTAATCCAAAAATAGAATCATAAACATAATTAAAAAGCTTATGGTTAGTATCATAAAAAACTTTGTTATCTCTAAAATAAGGAATAAGTTTATCTCTATGTTTAACTCCGCCGCCAATATTCCAAAGTGGTAATAACATTTTAAAAAATACCTCTAATTTTTATTTTCTTTATATATAATAACATTTTTTTTAAAAAAAATCAAATTTAAAAACTATATAAAATAATTTTATTTTGGAAAAACTTGATTATAATGCATATTTCTAAGAGTCCTATAAATCGGGGTGGCGATTTCTAAAAAACACATTTTACAAACAGTGCTTTTTTTATTTAATTCCCTTAAATAAGAATTGTATTTAGTACAAAAACGAGTTTTATAATATTGGCAATCTTTATTACAATAAACTATATCGTCATCACCAATATCATAATTATTTTGTGGTAAAAATTTAAAAGTTAATAATTCTCTAATCTCAAAGTCTACTCCGCCGCCATTATATCCAACTATACGATATAAAATTTCTTTAACTTTTGCTGTATAAGGAAATTTTTTACCATTAATCTCAAAATTAAAATTAGGATATTTAAATAAATCTATAGTTCTTAGCTCATTATATAAATTTTCAAATTCTTTAGTTTCATATTTAGAGTTTATAAAATCTAAATCATTATTTCCTGTAAAATCCCAAACAAAACGATAATTATCATCAAAGTTTACAATTTTTGATTCATTATTTTCATTACTAAAAATTAATTTTCCCATTTTAATCAATAAAAAGTATTGCTGAAGGTAAAGATTTTGGTTTATTTGCGTAATAACTAAAAGGCATATGTTCAGCTTCTATATTTCTTTTTTCTAAATAACGTTTAGAACAAAGTTTAGAAAAATTTATTAATTTATCAATTGCTATTTTTATTTTTTCTTGATTATTTTCTTTCGTAGCTTCTTCTAAAAAAGAATATAAAATAGCTAATAATTCTTCTAAATCTGTTTCATAATTTAAATAATCAGATAGAGACTTTATTTCGTTTTGCAATAGCGATTCTATTGGATAATATTGTTCCATTTTGTTCAAATCTAGCCTCCATTTTATTTTTAAATTTTAATAATTCATTATAATGTTTTTCACTTAACAATTCTTTGAAAAAAGGGAACAAACCCATATCATAATATTTCATAATTAAAAACATTATTTTTACTTTAAATAAATTACAGACTGAAGTAGGAGTTATAAAAATTTCATTGGTGCTTTCAAAATTAGAACCAAAACAAGGTCCTATACACCATTGATTTATTTCACAATGAGAACACATATGCCCTGTATTTCTATTCCAAGCCTGGATAGCACTAAGAATTTCCCAATTATCTCCTTCTATACCAACAATTTTATTATTTTCTACTATAAATTTCCCAGTAATAAATTGCTCATAAGATAAGCGATGGCAAGGCACAATAGATAAATCACCTACTCTAATACATAAAGTTCTTTTTATATCACATCCTATCCCACGATTATCTAAATTAGCTTCATTAAAAAAATTAGGAAGAGCTAAAATATCATATCCTTTAGTTGGATAATTTTCTTTCATAACTACTCTTTTTGCAAATAATTTCTTATCACCGAAAGATTTTTTTTCAAACTCAGTATCTATAACATGATTTAAAAAATCTATATAATGATTAATTTTTTCTTCTGTCCAATCATCATTTCTAACTTCAAGAGTCATCATACGATCACCGACATGAGAAGGAACTTCTGGGCCATTCCACCAATCATAATTATCTTTCCATTTTTCAATATTATAAGCAGATACCATAGGATGAAAAGCAAAATAATGATGAGAAGCAAAGTTTATTGCATTTTCATAAAAATCGTGAGGTCTATCTGGATGTGATCTGTTTTCATCCATATATTTCCCATCAATTGATAAACTAAAAGTATATTCTATACCTATATCAGCAAATTTTTGTATATATTCATCTATTTTTGGCATAAGCTCAGGTTTTTTTTCTATAAAATCACCATTTTCTGGGAATAAAATTCCTGCTGGATGATATTCAGTTTCTTTCCATTTTTCCAACATTATATCAAGTATTTTAAACCATAAACCAGAACAAATTATTTCACCAGAAAATAAACTTATATTACATTTAAATTTATTTTCTATATACCATTCCAAAAAAATTTCAATATTTTTCAAAATAATTTCTTCTTTTTGAAATTCCAATGGATATAATTCTTTTCCATATTTTGCAAGATAACAATAAGAACAATTAGAGGGACAGGTACTTCTTATATATAATTCTATCATTTTTTCATTGTTTTCTTCTTCCCCTCTAAAAGAACGATAAAAATATCTATCTAAAAAACTTTCTACAATTTTATTTCTTTCTTCTTGTTCAGTTCTCACTTACCATATCTCCTTAATTCATATAATTCTGTAAGTCCATTACAAGATAATTTAAAAAAATTAGATAAAGGAACAAGTAAACTACCTGTTTCTCTTCTTGCATTAAAAGAACAAGCAACTTTTCTAAAAACTAAAGTAGCATGTCTATATCTTAAATAAGAATCATCTCTATAAATAGAAGAAACTTGACCTGCACAAGCCATTTCATATAATTGCGCATTTAAAACAGTTTTTACAAATAAACTTTGAGTTGGCCAAAAATCTAAAGCTTTCTGGTGTTTTTCAGCTATAGCTTCTAAATTTGGTGTTCTATCTTTTGTAGCTAAAATAGACAAAGGACGACTTTTTAAAACTCTTTTATATTCTTTTGGGTCATTATTTTTTAACCATTCTACATTATTATCATCAAAATCCATAAAACCATTAGAACATGGATTTAATCTGCCATCCCAACTAAAAGTGAAAGTAGTTGCCATTTCTCCGCAACCCGAACTAAAATTATAAACATTAATATCTTCTGGAACTACAAGTCCACACGATAATAAAGGCATATTTGTTAATGTATTATATTTTTCATCAAGATTATGACAAAAAATCATATTAGAAAAATTTGCCATATCAATACCATCTTGAACAGTATATTTATAAGGAGCTTCTAAAGAAGGACCATAACAAGAGCCAACAGAAAAATTAACATTTCTATTTATAATTAAATCATTAAAATAATCTGATTCATTCTTCCAAAAACTAATATAATTTTCAATACTCTCGATAGAAGAACAAATTTGTTTATAAATTGCCCAGGGTAAAGTTGCTTTATAAGATATACCAATATGAACTTTTTTTAATTTAATTTGATTTAATTTTTTTATAAAATCGTCTGTTTTTTTATGACATTCTTCAAAATTATATCCACGAGTAATTTTATTAATAGGGGTGGGGCCATCTATCGAAATTTGTAATTCAAAAATTATATCATTTTGTTCACAATATTTTTCCATTACTTCTATAAAATCTAAATGATTTTGAATATTAACAGTAAAATTTGTAGAATAAGAAACTTTCTTAATTTTTGAAAAAGTTTGAAAAATTGAAGCAAAAAATTCTTTACATTCAGATAAATGCGCCGCTGTCTCTCCACCCCAAATTGTAAAAGTATCAAATTCATCTGGATGAATATTTAAATATTTTAAAACTGTTTTTATATTTTTTAAAAAAGTCCCATCCTTCATTGCTTTTACTATTAATTTATCTTCTTCAAAATAAAATGGATTTTTATGCAAATAACAATAAGTACATTTTAAATTGCATCCTGCCGAACCTATTATCTCTAATTTTCTATTTTTCATTATTTTATATTAAATTCTCCTACTAATTTCTTAAAGCACTACCACTAAAACTGGCAAAACATTCACAAAAAGGATTAAAACATTTTGTACAAAATGGAGAAAAATTTGAAGTTCTAGGTGCAGAAAAACTAAAACAAGTAAAATCTGAAGATCGAGGAGGAGTAAAACCAAAACAAGTAAAAAAATTACCATTCGGATTAAATCCAGAAAAATTACCAGTATTAGTAAAAGGTAGAGATTCTACATCTGTAATAACATCCGATGCAATTTCTAGATTAGAAAAAGAAATTAAATCTCCAGCTTGTGGAGTGGTAATAGTATTTATAGTGTCAGTTGTTAAAGAAGTTAAAAAAACAGAATTTCTTAGAGTATTTAGATATTGTTTCATTAAAGAATATTTTTCTTCTGCCTTTTCTTCTGTTTCTACTACTGTGGTCTCAAAAGCAGTAGCTAAAGCATTTTTTCCTTCATTAGATTGTCCTGCTCCCTCATAATGTTTAGCTCTAAGAGCTTCTAAACGAGAAAAAACGCTATTAAAATCTGAAGGAACTATTTTCAAACCTTTAGCCATTATATTCCCTCCATTTAATAATGTATAATAACTCTTTCTGTTTTCAAATAACTACTATCTATATCATGTACACGAGGTTTAATTAATGCATAACTTATTTTCTTGATAAAAGGTACTTTATATATTTCAACATCATCAAAATAAATTTCAATTGAAAATTTAATAAAATTTTCATCTTCAAAAGTTAAATCTTTATTATAAAGATTATAGAAAGCAAATATCTCTAAAGGTACATGAACAAAAGATACTTTATTAATAGTAATGAGCCTTTCTATTGTTAAATTAGGCGAATTAGGTGAAGAATCCGGATCATTTATATTAATTTCATAATCTAAATCTTCAATTTCAAAATATTTATTTAATCCATCAACAACAGCTTTTTCTTCGTTATCAACTTGAAACATTTTTATTTTTAAAATACCAGACATAATTATTCTCCTTATAATTAAATTAATTATAATATTTTTATAGTAGTTTAAAAATTATTATAAAATTATTATAATTATAATTCTTTTTATAAGTAAAAATAGAATTATAAATAATACAAAAATTCCTTTCGAGTTAAGGTCGAAAGGGTAAGCACCTTTGAAAGGAATTTAAGTCATGAATTGGTTGCGGAGGTGGGACTCGAACCCACAACCTCCGGCTTATGAGGCCGGCTAGCTACCATTGCTAACACTCCGCAAAGATACAAGACGCTTTAATTCGTTGCTCTACCAACTGAGCTACCCACTCAATGATGAGTGGGGCAGGATTTGAACCTACGACACACGGCTCCCTAAGCATTTCTTTAAGAAAAATTGCTGTATGCGTCTTTTTATCAATAGAAAATGGGCGAGCGGCAACCCACCCAATCGAGTTTAGTCCTCCATTTAAAAATTAATATTGCCGTATTAATTTTCTTCGTAAGACAAGCTTCTTCGTTTTAGTAACCAACCTCGCCAATCACGGCGAGCTGGGACTCGAACCCAGTAAAACTTCTGATTCAACTCTAGATTTTTATAGGAACCTTAACCTTGTAAGTTTTTTAATAAAGGTTTTTTCACTTACAAACCATTGGTGCCGCAGACCGGACTTGAACCGGTACGCACAAGGCGAGGGATTTTAAGTCCCTTGTGTCTGCCTATTCCACCACTGCGGCATTAAAGTGGCAGCCCCGTGTTTTACAAGCTTTCCGCAACGCCACCTGACCAGCTTGATAAAGTTGTTGGTTTTAAACTCTTTTTCAGCACACTCGCTAGCATCCGGCGCTGAGTGCATAACCTTTAGCATTTCTTGACAACCGCACTCAATTTGTTGTCTCCCTCAACCTTACATATATATTATATCAAGAATTTCAAAAAAAATCAAATTTTCTTAGTCTTCTGCCACAATATGATTTCTACTTTCAATCATTGCAGTAAGAAGTTTTGTATGTTTTAGCTCTTCTGCAATAATTTCATTAATTTGCTCTTTTTCTGTTTCAGAAAGAATACATTGAAATTTCATTAAAAGATTATAATAACCCTTTCTTGCAATAGATTCATCTGCAATATTAGATTCAAGTTCTACAAAAAGAGCATTTTGAAGGTCTTTATTATCCATTTAATTTTCCTCTAAGTAAAGTTTAAAAAATTGAGTATGAGAACCTACATCAAAAGTTGTAACATTTTCGTGCGTCCAAGAACGAATATAATAAGATTTATAATTTCGTTCATCCATAAAAGCTTTCATTATTTGAAAAACTTCTTGTTCAGACTGCGGCCGACCGATTTCTCGTTCATTATAACCATTATCAAATTTAAGAACCATCTTCTACCTCTTTTAAAGTTAAAAATTGATTAACTTTAATATCATTTTCATAACAGTAATAATGCTCTCCTTCTTTTAACCACACACCATCACCTTGCCGTGTTTGTGATTGATAAATTACATTATTGGGACAATAGCGATTACCTATGGCTAAACGATAGGCGGCCAACGCCGTTGAAAGTGGAATCATTGTGGTTTTTTCATGCGTAATTTCAGAAGCAGTACTATATTGGCCTGGAGAATAAATAACTTCTTCAAGTGTGGCGGCCGACCGATAATTTGATGCTAATCTATTTAATGCTACGTTGCCAACAAGGACTCTATCTAAATCACTCGTATTTTCTGAACCAGCTTCTAAATAAATTAACTCACAAAGTAATAAAAAATCATATTCAGACATGGCATCCGCCGCAACATAAGTGGGAATTTCACGAATTATTTCTTTTTCAACTTCAATTTCTTTTATTAAAACTTCTTGTTTTTGTTTACTTAAGCGATTATAATCTATTTCTAATGATTCATAACTACATCTTGAAATCATAAAAGTCATTATTAAAATATAAATTAAAATCAAACACAAAATTGGTGAAATCTTTTTATAAAATCTAATCATATGTGAAGGAGGTTGCTCTCCTTAAATAAATTATCTAAAGGAGAGCCAGCTCCCTCATTGATTAATTATATTATAACAAATTTCCTAAAGAAAATCAAATTTTAAATAAAAAAATCTTAACTCATATCTAAGTTAAGATTATAATCAGCTTTAAGTCAGCCAACTGCGCATCCATTTAACCTCCCACATTTGCTCTCGGAGGAATGGTCGTCCCTCTGGGACTCGAACCCAGGACCACCGGTTTATTGGAGTCGAACTACGGAGTTGAACCGTACATACCCTTATTCGACAAGACCGATGCTCTCACCAACTGAGCTAAGGGACAATGAATGGAGCCGCCACACAGAATCGAACTGTGAACAGAAGATTACAAATCTACCGTTTTACCTTTAAACTATGGCGGCATGTGCCTGTATTCTTACAACCGGCGGCTAAGAGCCGCCCAGGCTTGGTATAGAGCAAAAAAATCGTACAGAACAACGGCCTTCCACTTCGTAGAGGTGCTCATTCTACCTTGTGGGCCTGGTACGAGTGGTGAGAATCGAACTCACTTGATGTCCAGTTCCCAAAACTGGCGGCTCACCTTTAGCCCACACCCGTAAATTACTTTAACCACTTCCATTTATAACCATAAGCAGTTTTACGCTTACCATTACAAACTTGACTGATATGACCACTTTGTTGTTTACCTAAACTTCTATAAGCTTCCATTTGACTCGGAAAAACTTCAAGAATTTCACCTGTATTTAAATCTACTTTTGCTACAGATTTGCTTCTTAAAATTATACTTCTTTCTTGTCTTTTTTCTGAAGTTATACCTTTAATATCTAAGGCTAATCTTACAGAATATTCATCATGATTTAAAATCTTTGCTATTTCTTTAGCAGTTTTTCCTTCTTGCCATAAAGATAAAATTAAATCATAATCAAGATAACTACGACCATCTCCACCAGTAGTAGCATTATAACCATATTTAAAAGAGTTATAATATTCAATCCAATATTTTTCTCTTTCAGAAAGAACACTTTCTTCACATTGTTCTATTTCTTCAATGAAAAAATTCTCAATTCCATATTTATTCATTGCAGAATAAAGAGGACGTTTTTCGCATCTTTCTCTTTTAAAATCATGGCAATGTTCTTTCCAGCGTTCTTGAACAGTTTTTAAAGTTTTTCCAATGTAAATTTTTCCATTAAGTTTATTCTCAATTTTATAAATGTATGGCATAACTAAATACCTCCATATTTAAGAACTTAATTGGCTGCCCCGGTGGGGCACGATCCCACAACCTTCCGGTTAACAGCCGGATGCTCTACCAATTGAGCTACAGGGCAATGAAAGAAATTGACAACGGCATGTTGACTGGGAACAACTATGAGCAATCAATTTCAATTGAAGATTTTCTATAACGGTATTCCGCAGGTTCTTCAACCACCGGAAGGTTTAGGGTTAATGCCGCGGCGTTACCTACAAACTCGGCATTGGCTAGGGTGGTGTGATTTGAACACACGAATCCGGGAGTTTGTCAGATATTACTCTACTAATTCCTCCATAACTTTATTGAACTCATAATCTTTTGCCCAAGTAATTGTACACTGATTACCTTTATTTTTTGTGCTTAATCTAAGTATTTTTGTTTTTTTATTCCCTAACTCAACGGGAAATAAATAACTCTTATCTTTAAACACAATATAATAATAATCTATTTCGTCTTTATTATAACTATGAAGACTTTTTGTGTTCCAATTAGTTGAACAACATAAAAATGAAAATGCTGTTTCTTCTTCGTCGTAAGCTGTTCCAGTTTTACACTGTATTTTAAATAATTTACCATTTATATCAACGATATAATCATAACGACTATCCGCAGTTATCGGTTTAGAAACCACACAACCTAAACTAGTAAAATCTAATTCACATCGTAATTCTGTGAGCAATCCTTTTTTAATATTTTCTTGCATATTTCATTTTTCATAGAGGTCAATCTAACAAAGTCCCGTGCCTTAACCAGCTTGGCGACACCCTAACGAAAACGGTGCTCCAACACATACAAGCACCTGCCCGATTTTTGGTACGGGGTTTTGACAATCCAATTATTGCCGCAACCACAGTTTCGGATAACGTTCGGAAACTGCAAACGAAACGACCCATTTACTTCGCTTTCTTTGGTATACCGTTTTCCGCTCCTTCTTGCCACATATCAAGCCACAATAACCCTTTTGTCGCGCCACACTTGCCAGTGGTAGTTTAATGGGTAAATCCGTGTTAACGGTTGATGCACGTTTCAGTGTCTGCATCTCGCTCACACCTGGCCATCTAATGATGCCGGGATTAGAATTATCGTCCTTCGGCGCCCTCTGCATTTCACGGGGTTGGGACCGTCAATTGCCTGCATTAAGGAAAGGAGTGGTAGCGGTGCGGAGAATTGAACTCCGATCTCTGCCTTGAAAGGGCAACGAACTGACCATTATTCGACACCGCCATGTTAGGGACTTCCACCCTATTTGATTGGCCAAATCTTACAACTTTTCTCCTATTAACCGAGGGCGAAATGTTGCCAAAAATCGTCGGTCCTTTTTTCTATTTCTGTTATCATCGTTGAAACAGAAGGTACAAAGGCTAAACTCCCAAAGTCAGGACGAATTTTGTTAGTTCTAAATTGCTAATTAATTTAATAATGGCTTCGCCAAACCTGGTACCGCGGGTGGGACTCGAACCCACAAAAACTAGTTCCTAAGACTAGCGCCTATGCCAATTCGGCTACCGCGGCAAGATTGAGGGACACCACTGCTCTTAGTATCCCTCAGTAGAAAGAAAGGAAACTCAAATCTGAGAAACCGGTGGCGGTTTATGGGAGAATTGAACTCCCGACTTCGGCGTGACAAGCCGATATGATTACCACTTCACCAATAAACCACAATCCAAGGCACAAAACTAATTTGACCCAAAAATTCAAATGTTTCACAGTTAAAATTGCTGTTTGTGCCTTTCTTTATGTAAATATTATATCAAAGTTTCAAACTTTTTTCAAATTTTTAATGCTTGAGTTCATTAAGTCTGCGGCGATTATGCTCAATTCGACGCTCATAAGCATCTACATGATGTGCCGCACGCTCATAAATTTCATGCATCTTCTCTTCCATCTTAGTCCAGAACTTCCTCTCAAGAAGAAGAACCTGATTGGTCAGTCGCCGCACAGCAAGTTCAACACCATAGTCTTCATCCCAAATTTCACCTGCCGCAAAATTACACTTAGCCTTTGCAATAAGCGGAATCTCTTTCTGAGTTAGAAGCTTAGTAATTACTTCACAAGCAAGTTCGCTCATATCAACAACATCGCCGCTCTTGCCATGAACATGCTCAACTTCACCAAACAGAAGATTTACAAAATCTCTGTCATCCAACTTTGCTACTACAGTGCCCTTCTCTTCGTCGATGTAAATCGTGTAGCAACCTTCAATGTAATTTACAGGATTCATTCTTTATTTTCCTCTCTTTTTAATTTATCAATTTTTTCTTTTAAATCTGCCGAACGATGTTCACGCTCAAAAAGAGCAACTCCAGCCCTACCATTAAGAAGCTTAATGAATTGTCGGGTTGTAGCATTTTTCGGGAAGTAAACCACAGGGTACTTCGACCCTTTTCCAATTATTTCTGCGCCAAGGATGTCGCGGCACATTCTCAAATAATCCGCGAAATTCAAACCTAACAAGCGTGCGGGTAAGACAGTAAAACTACCTGTGGTTCTTTCCAAGGGGAGCAATTCAAAATTTGGGCGCAGGAGATACTTTTCTCGATTTAGACCTTCGTCAAAGTCAAAGTATTTTTTATTATACTCCATCGAATACCCCCTTACATTGTGATTTCATTCCAGAGTTCAGTGATTTCACTTACCTCTTCCTCAGAAAGTACACAAAGGTCTCCCCAGTTCTCTATACAGAACTTATCCCAAAAATTTTCATCTATATTATCAAGTTCATTAAGTCTCTCTTGAGTAAACAATTTTCGGTTTTTCATTGTTTCCTCTTTTGAAACATAACCCTCAATAACATATTTTTTTACAGTAGAAGCAGAGGGAGTTCCACCCAGGGCACGACTAACGCCTGCATATGTTCCGATTTTTAGATAAAGCTCATTTATCTGTTCAATCATCTCTTGAGTTACCACGGTTCGTGCCATTTCTTTTCTCCTTCCACCTTATATAAATATTATATCAGAAATTTTAAAAACTTTCAAGTTTTTAATGCTTTATTCTTCAATTCCGCTTTCTTCAAGCAGACGAGAATAAGTTTTGCATCTAGTACAAGAAAATTCATGGCATTTTTCACAAAAGAAATGCTCAGGTGTCTCACCACTACCCTCCCAAACATAGTGCTTGCCGCCGATGGGGTCAGTGATGGTGATATGAAGTTTTTCTCTTTGATTATAATCAAGAATAGCAACTACCTGCTGGTAGATTTTTTCCTGCTCAAGAAGAGACAAACCATCTATTGAAAATTCAACTTGATAACCTTTAGCTTTCTTTGATGCCATAAATCATTTCCCCTTTCATTTCATTATATATATAATAACATAATTTAGGAGAAAAATCAAATTTTAAAAAGAAAGGAGAAGCATTATGCTTCTCCATTCATAATCTTGGAATAATCTCCCTGCTCTTCAGGGTGATTACACTTGCAGTTTGTAGGCGTCATTCCGAAGTTAAAACCACCATTCATCATAAACATCATGGGAAGAAAATCACTCTTGTTTTCACCCATCATTATATACATCATCATAGGATTGAACTGGCCGCCCTGCTGATTCATCAGCATCATGAGCATCATCATTTCCTTGTTATCTTTCTTACCATCCATCAGAAGTAGAGGCCAGATATTACCAAAAGGATTATCATTGGTAGGAGTCATACCCATGTTATCTACAAGAGATACAAGCTTAGTGTAGAAATTAAAGCCAAAAGGAGACTTTACAGGAAGAACGGTGATGACTTCATGAGCTTGAACATGCCAACATTTCAGAGTACCATCTTCGTGAATCGCACGAACAAGTACAGGAGAATAGTTGTGAATAATAAAATCACCAACTTTTACAGCATTGGCCGCAACAGGTATGGCATATACACAATTAAAATCAAATACAAGACCAGTTGCATCAATTACTTCCATTGTCTTGGTATTTACTGCGTGATAACCTTCCACAGTCTTGAATGCAATACCATAAGGAGACATCTTAGCATCCTCGTATTCACCAAACTGGAACTTTTTCTTAAGATTTTCAAAATTAAACATTTTGTTTTCCTCACTTTCTTTATTTTTAAGTTTTTCAATTTCTTCTTGAATGTTATCTATTTTTAAAGTTAAATTAGTACCATTACAAATAATACCATCTGAATTAATTGAAATTGACCCAGCGGTAGTAGTATAAGGATTATAATAAACATTAGTTCTATCACTATAACTATCTGCTAATCTACTACTAATTAAACTTTCTGAGGCACAATTACAAATACTTTCTACTTTTGTTGTATTTAATGTACTATCACTACAAGTATTAAAAGGTTGATTTCCTAATAAATGATTCAAAATATTTTCCTCTCCATAAAAATCTTCTTTTACAAAAATATTTGGATTAAAAGGAAGAGAAAAATCAGAACGACTATAAACTAAATCCTTAATTACTTTCAAGCACTCCCATTCAGGGTCGTAACCACCTTCACATCTATCTACATTAACAATAACAACTTCCGCACCTTTATAATCATAACCATCCTTGGTAATAATTTTAAAAACAGAAGTATAATTAGTTAAATTAAGGATGTCATAGATATCATTTTTCTTACTATTAATCCAATCTTTTGTAATAAGATAATTATAAGTTTTTGGTGAAAGTCCATTTTTATTAACGAATTTTACACCAATCTTACAAAAAAGTTCTTCCGTTTTCATTTTTCCTCTCCTTTCTCATTTTCTATATATAGTATATCACAAAATTTTCAAAAAATCAAATTTAAAAAGCTCCCAATTTCTTGGGAGCATTTAATTAAATCACAACACAGTCATACATGGGGTCGTTCAGTACTTCCAGCATAACCTCATAACCGCTCTTATCAAGACAGTTAATCAGCGCTTTAAACTGGGAAGGAGAATGGCCGCTAATCATAATGACGTCCTGAGACTGAGTAAGGAAAGTATCTTTTCTTGCTTCCACATTCCAAAGAATCAGCTTGGGAAACTGGTATCCCTTTGCTTCAAACCTCTCCTTCATTTCGTCAACAAAATCGACTCCACAGTAACGCATGTAATTATCAATTTCCATATCAGAAATAACAACTAATGCTTCAGGCATATTTTCAGGAGAAACATTCATAGTAATTGCCGTTGCAAGAATAGTCTCAAAAGCTTTCTCAAGATTGGTGTTATAACCAACTTCGGTGGTCATCACCTGTTGTACTTTTTGGGCGAGACTGGCTTCTTCCTTAATCAGAACATAATGAGGCTTGTTAGTGAAAGTCATATATAAATTATGAAAATCACCCTGATTACGTTCGGCAAAATAAATTGCCAGACCAACAGAAGTATTCATGGGGCGGCCAAGCATAGAACCGCTAACATCGGCCATAACCAAGATATTCTTAGACTCGGTCAAATAATTAGGAAGAGCTTTCCACTGTGCTTCTACAATTTCATCAACAGCACTAACGCCATAATGATGACTATACTTTTCTACCAAATCATAAGGATAAAGAGTAGAGGCATTAATCTTTGCTTCTCCTTTAATCAGCTTCTGCTGATATTCCCTAAAACGCTCATTATCTTTCTTTGCATAAGCATTACGATAACGAAGCATCGCCTTAGAAGGAACAGCTTCATAATTAATTTCATTCCAACGACCCTGACTCATCAGGTTTTCAACAACCTTCAAATGTTCACGAAGCTGATGAAGAACAGTTCGATATTCCTTCTCATTAAGAAAATGAAGCTTACGATAAGCAATCTTTGCCATCTGACGAGTAATCTTACTGGAAGCATTTACAGAAGGAAGCCACTTCGCAAGAAGACTAATAGGCTGCTTCTCGTAATAATTATGACAATCCCCTCGCAGCTGCTGTTCAACAACTGCCCACATCTGGTACTCGGCGTCAGTTCCAAGATAAGCCTTAATAAGGATATCCCAACGATTGAAGTGAGGAACATTCATAATATTCTTAATTGCAATTTCAGGATGATTCTGAGCAAGCCAATTCAGACAAATCTGAAAAGTGCGGCGTTCACCAAGACCACCACGAATGTTACCTGCATAGAAAAGAAGCTTGGTTGCAAGAAGAGCATCTTCGGCAAAAGCATCTTTAAACTTTGCAATAATTTCTTCTTCAGAACGAGAACGCAATGCGCCAGCTACGCTAAACATATCAAGCAATGCGCCCTGTGCAGCAGTATTATAAGCAAGAGCGCCATTTTCGGTAAGAGTAAACTCAGTAGTTTTCTTTGCAGCTTCAGCAAAATTCATTTTCATTTCTCCTTTTATTTAAAGTATAAAAGACAAGGCGCAGTAGGGGTTTGAACCCATTCATTTCATTTTTGCAGAATAAAACTTTAACCAATTTATCTTGCTGTATGCGCCTTACTTTAATAATATTATACAAAATTTCAAAGAAAAAATCAAATTTTCAAAAATAAAAAAAGAGCTTTGAAAACTCAAAACTCTTTCTTCCTTTTAAATTAATGCGCGCACGCGTGCGTAACATAATTTTTTAATTTTGTCAAACTTTTGCTGCTTTTGCGATTTTTACTTCGCCAACTGCGGCTTCCATATAAGTAGCAATATATTTTTCAAGAGAACCATATGCTGCTTCAATGGCAAATTTAACTGTATCGGTAAGCATTTCTTTAAAAATACGCTCGGTTTCAGCTCTTGCTGCAGCTTGTTGTTCTTCGGTAAGGTGACCCTCGCTATTTTTTACTGCATCAACCCAAAGTTGATTAGTATTGGTTACTGCACGAGTAAGGAAAGTAAAAGCTTGTTCAAGAAGCTTAATTTGTTCCTCATTAGCACCTTTCTTTTTCATATAATTAATAAGCCAAAGTCCAAAAGCGGTTAATGCTATTGGAATTAATGATTCGAGAATCATTGCAAGCACTACAATAAAATAATTGTTTGTTGTAATATTTTCCATAATTTACTCCTTAACCTGCTACGTCAATATCTTCTTCGTTATTTTCGGCTGATTGGTAAGTTTTGTAATCAATTTCTTCTGCATCTTTATTTTTTCTTAATTTTAATAATCCACAAATAGAGCCTTCACCTAAACAAGCGGCAAACACACAAGTAATAAGAACTGCTGGTTCAGAACCACCGGTTACAACAAAAACGACGAAAACTGCTATAGTAAAAATTAAAAGAAAAATTCCCATAGAGATTATTACTTTCTTTAAAAAATCATCTTTCTGTTTCATTAATAAAATGTTGGCCTACGGAATCTTGTCCAAGCTTTGCCTGCGCGAACTTGACGAGCAACAAAATCGTAGCCTCTCCTATTATCTAATTTAGTTAATTGGCAACCATAAGCGCCACCATAAAATTCTACAACCCAACCGCCACCAACATAGGTACCAATGTGGCCGCTAAGACCAACCCAGTCACCAGGTAATAAATCCTTTTTATCAACAGCAGTAGAATATTTTTTAGAAGTAGTAAAATTATTTGCTGTTGTATCAAAACCAGATTCTACTAATTTATGTTTTCTCAAATAACCAACTTCCATACCAGAACAATCAGAAGCAGGCAACATTGGATTACGAGCTACTTGACGAAGCATCCATTCCTTGCGGTCGCCATTGAAATAATCTGGATAACGGTTGGCATGTTTTTCAATTTCTGCTGGATCAGCAAAATTAATTTTTAAGTTCTTATCATAAAGATTCGCACCAAAGATATATAATGCACGAACATCACCAGGTACATCTTGGTCATAAGCGTAATTAAGAATTTCAAGAACAATTTCTTTTCTTAAATCATTAACTTTTGCAAGGTCTGCCTCAATAGCCTTACGTTTTGCGGCAGAAATATGAGTATATTTATCTAATAAACCAGTTGTTATAGGTTTATTTTCTGGTTTATTTTCTGGTTTAACTATTTTTTCAGCAAATTTTTTACCAGCTTTATAATCAGAAATTATTCTATTCCAAATTGTAACTGTTATTATACCAGTAATAGATAAATTATTTTCTTTTTGATATTTCTTTACCGCTTTTGCAGTATCACTACCGAAAGTTTCACTTGAAATTTTCTTTACACTATCTTCAAAATAATTTAATTCAAAGAGTAAATTCTTGATATAAAACACATCAGGACCTGTCATTCCTTGTTTTAAATCACGAAGAAACTTTACATCTATACTTTGTTTAGAAGCTGTTTCAATTGCTTCCCAAGTTAATACGCCGATAACTCCATCTACATCGAGGGGTTTATTATTTTTATCTCGATTTTTTCTTTGGAAATTTTTTACTGCATCTGTAGTATCTTTTCCGAAAGAAGAACTTTTTATCTCCTTAATATTAGAAGAAAAATATCCTAAATCTAATAAAAGATTTTTAATATAGAGTACATCTTCACCATAAGAACCTTCTCTTAAGTTTCTTGTAAATTCCATATTTTCCTCCTTAATTATTTATTACTAATATAAGTAATAATTCTGTAGAAAGATTTGATTTTCTTAGAAAAATATGTTATAATATTTATATATAATGAAAGGAGGTTTTTATGGAAGTTTATGGAAGAAAAATATAAAATTTATGATAAATTTTTGGTAGATTATTTAGATTGTATTGATAAAGCTGCTGCGCATTGGAATTTTAAAATACTTGTTAGAAAATATAATGAAAAAAAAGTTGAAGATGTATTTCTTCTAACTATTTTAGAAAGAGTACTGTCTCCTTTTGGTTACGATTATAAAGTTGAACCAGCGAGTAAAAACTTTTTTAATTTTTTAAAATTTCGCAAAAAGATTGGGAAAGATAAAGTAACTCGAAAAGCTTTTGAAGATTATTATGGTTTTTATCATTTTACTGCTGGTTTTTTAGAAGCAAACAAAATGATGGAAAAAGGTTATAATTATACAGAGATTAGGAGTTTAATGGGAGAAATTCTTAAAGAATATTACAATGTAGAAAGGACTTGGCGATGAAAATTGAAATTTACACTGACGGTGCATGCGATAAGAATCCTGGCGGCAATGGTGGTTGGGCAGCAGTATTGGTAGTTGATGGTGCTTACAAGGGTGATTGGAGTGGTTTTGAATTTGAAACAACCAATCAGCGTATGGAGTTGACTGCCGCGATAAATGGTATTAAAGAAACAATGCGCTGGATTGATGCAAATGCGCAAGATGCTTTCCTTGATATTTCTCTTTATAGTGATAGTGCTTATTTAGTAAATTGTGTTAAACAACACTGGTGGGCTGCATGGCTAATAAATGGATGGAAAAATTCAAAGAAAGAACCAGTTGCTAACCAAGACCTTTGGATAGGGTTGGTGCCGCATTTTCAGTCGAATTTCATTCAGTTTAAGAAAGTAAAAGGTCATAATGGAAATCAATGGAATGAATTTGTTGATGATCTTGCTGTTTCCGCCCGATTGGTTGCAAAAGAAATGTGTGAAATTGAAAAAGTTTCAAATAAAGAAAGTAACCAAAGAAATTAACTTCAAAATTTGTAATTTTGATTAATTTATGTTATAATAAATATACAATAAATAAGGATTATATTATATATTATATGAAGATTTATATATTAAATGGAAAGGCTGGTAGCGGAAAAACAACCTTTTTTGAATTAATCGAAGAAAAATGTCATAATTATGTTTTTAATTATTCAACTGTTAATTTGGTAAAAGAAGTAGCTACATTTTGTGGTTGGAATGGAGAAAAAACTCCTAAAAATAGAAAATTTCTCAGTGATTTAAAAGATTTATTAACTGAATGGGACGATGTTCCTTATAAGGATTGTGTTCAAGAAATTCATAGAATTGAATGTTTGGCAAATTCTTATGATGTTAATCATAGTGATTGGGCAATTTTTATTGATTGTCGTGAGCCACAAGAAATTCAAAAATTTGTAGATAGATTAGGAGCAAAAACAATTTTTGTTGATAGAGAAATAAAAGGATATATTGCTTCTAATCACGCAGATGCAGAAGTTGAAAATTTTAAATATGATATAATAATTAACAACAATGGCACACTTGAAGATTTGGCGGCCGCCGCTATAAATTTTATTAAAACAGAAGGGATTAAAAGACATGGTTATTGATGGGATTAATTTTGAAACTCTTGAAGCTGAAAAGTATTGGAGCTTTGCGAAGTCTTACAAAGGTGATCCAAAACTGGAAACCCAGCAAATGATTTATTCTGGCGATTATCTTGGCGCCAGAAAGATGGACGGAGCTTATTATCGTTTTATTAAAGATATGGATGGTAATATGAGATTGCAGGGCCGCAGTCTGAGCGTTAGTGGTGAATATCTTGATAAACTTGACCATGTGCCGCACTTGATGAATTTCTTTAATTCTCTTCCGAATGGTACTTGTTTACTTGGCGAAATTTACTTTCCCGATAATGAGGGTTCCAACAAAGTCACTACTATCATGGGATGCCTAACTGAAAAAGCAATTGAGCGTCAGAATAAAGGTGTAAAACTTCATTACTATATCTTTGATATGTGGGCATGGGGTGGTAGGTCTTTAATGAAGACTGCCGCGGCCGACCGCTTTGAAATGCTTCATAATTTAAAAAATACTGAATATGTTGAAGTTGCACATTATTCTGATGGTAATGAACTTTGGGTAAATCTTCAGAACATTCTCGCAGTAGGTGGAGAAGGAGTAGTAATTACTAAAAAAGACTCTATTCCTGCCCCTGGAAAGAGAACAGCAAGAAAGACTCTTAAAATTAAGAAAGAACTTCAAGATACAGTTGATTGCTTCTTTACTGGCCGTGTTTCTGCCCCTACAAAACTTTATACCGGAAAATCTATTGAAACTTGGACTTATTGGGAAAATGAAGTTACAGGAGAAAAACTTAATGGTGAATATTACAAGGATTATGCGGCAGGCATGGCAATTGTTCCTATCACAAAGCCTTATTTTAATGGCTGGGCGGGAAGTTTAGAAATTGGCGTTTTTAATATTGAGACAGGTTGCGTTGAACCTATTGGTTATATTAGTGGTTTAACTGATGAAATTAAAGCTAATTGGAAAAATTATAAGGGTAAGTGTATTGAAGTTGCCGCAATGGAGCGTCATGAAGAAACTGGCGGGCTTAGGCACGCGAAATTTATTAGATTTAGAGAAGATTTAAATATAAAAGATTGCACTCTTCAAAAATTTAATGAACAAACTTAAGGTGAATTATGAAATATACTAAATGTGATATTTGTTGTCAAGATATAGAAGAAGATAAAATAATATTAAAACCTCTATTAGATAAATATTGGAAGGTTTGTCCTCGTTGTTTTAAATTAATGAATTTAATAGAAGAAGAAGCAGAAAAAAATAAAAAGAAAGGAATTTTAGAAATATTCGCAACAGTTTATATTCTTATAAACAAATGTCCTAAATGTGGTAGTCAAAGATGTGATAGTTCTTATGAATGGATGGAGGGTTGTCAGTCTTATAAAAAATTATTAGCTTCTTTAAAGAAGGAAGAAGATGAGTACCTACGAAGAAAAAATAATCCAGATTCTAAAGAAAAATAAAGTTCCTTTTGTGCGAGAAAAGACCTTTCAAGATTTAAAGAAAGGTCTTTATCGTTTTGATTTTTTCTTGCCAAGAGAAAATTGTTTAATAGAAGTGGATGGTGAGCAACACTACGGATTTAATAAACGATTCCACAAAACTCGCCAAGATTTTCTTAAAGCCCAAGAGCGTGATCGCCGCAAGAATAATTATGCACTTGCACATGGGATTCCTCTTTATCGAATTCCTTACTGGGAAATAGATGAACTCTGCGGCCTACCGCAAATTTTTGATGAAAAGCATTTAGTTAAATCAATGTATCATAATGATAGATTGTCAAAACCGAAAAAATTATAATAATTTATTCTTCTATCTACTTATAATTGTTAGGGAGGGTTTGTTATGATTTTTGGTTTATCTATTGAAGAATTGTGTGATTGGATTATACTAATCAGCGCAGTTGGAGTCGCTTTAATAAAAATTTTTGGCTGGCTCAAATCCCCATTTAACTGGGGTAAAAAGAAAAAAGAAGAAATAAAAGAGGAACGCAAGCAGGAAATTTGTGGAGTTCTTGATGAAGAATTGCCGGAACGTTTCTTAGAACATGACTTAGAAACAAGGCAAAAATATTTAAATGATAGATTAAATTATTTAAATGAAATCAAGACTGAAATCCTCTCTGAAATCAAAGATACTTTAGAAGAAATTAAACAAATGAATATAGAACAATCTAAGCAGATTGGAGCAATTCATCAAAGTAGTAAAGATATGCTACGTCAAAGAATTATGATGATTTATCATTCATGTAAACGTGATAAAAGAATTTCAATTTATGACCGTGAAGCTTTAGATGAAGCTTATAAAGACTATAAGTCTGAAGGCGGCAATAGTTATATAGATAAATATTATAATAGAACACTTAGTTGGGAAACTTATTATCCTGACGGTGAAGAAGATTAATAAGAGCGAGAGAAATTTTGACTTTCTCTCGTTTTTTTGTTATAATAAAAGAAAAATAAAATGGAGTTTGTCGTTTGTCCATGAAGGGGAAAAGAAATGAAACTTGATATCTACCAAGAAGAAATCGTTAAATCTACTGCACAGCATATTGTTGTTGTTAGCGGTGCTGGTAGTGGTAAAACAAGAGTGCTAACAGAAAGAATTAAATGGTTAATTGAACAAGGAAATGACCCGAAGAAAATTGTCGCAATTACTTTTACGAACTTCGCAGCTGATGAAATGCGCGAGCGTTTAGGGGATATTTGTAAAGAAGCATTTATTGGGACAACCCATTCCTATGCAAATAGATTATTAATTAAAAATGGATATGATACTTCTGCTTTTATCGAAAATGATAAATTTGATAAATTCTTCGAAGCAATAGAGGAACATCCTGAAGTAATTGAAGAAGTAGACTTCTTGTTGGTAGATGAATATCAAGATGTTAATGCTAATCAAATCAGTTTCTTCGAGATGATTAATGCAAAGAATACTTTTGTGGTTGGTGATGATTGGCAATGTATTTTTCAATTTCAAAAAAGTGATCCGCAATACTTTAAAGACGCTGCGGCCGACCCTAAAAATACTGTTTATTATTTAAAAAACAATTATCGAACCCCAAGAAAAATTGTTAAATTTGCTACTGAATTTTTGCGTCCGATTACTAATAAAATTAAAAAAACAACTTCTTGCCAAGTGGAAGAAGAAGGAATTCTTGAAGAAGTATATGATGATTTACCTCAAATTGTAAGAGAAATTGAAAAAAGTGGTGAATTTGGGAAATGGTTTGTTTTGACAAGAAGTAATGAACAAATTATTGAAGTAATGAGTGCGCTTGAACGTCGAAAAATTCCTTGTGATACTTTTAAAAAAGGTGAAGCAGGGCATGAAGATATTCAGCGACGAATGAAGGAAGATACCGTTAAAGTTCTGACGATACATAGCGCAAAAGGTCTGGAAAACGATTATGTGGCTGTGTATAGGATGTCCCTCGGAGAAAGAGTTAAGGAAGAAGAACGATTTGTTGCTTATGTTGCGGCGACTCGCGCAAGAAAAAGATTGATTTGGTGTTATTGGAATTCAGGTAATAAAAGAAGAAAACCTCAGATAGTAAGTTGGGAAAACTAAAAAGGAGAAAAAGAATGAAAGTAAGTGTAATTATTCCAGCATATAATGCTCATAAAACATTACCAAGATGTTTAGCTAGTATTATGATACAAAGTATAGTAAAAGATTTAGAAGTAATCGTTGTGGATGACTGTTCTCCAGATGGTGGTTATGAAAAAGAAATTTCTACTTTTCGTCCTTTTATGAATATTAGGGAGATTACTCTTGAAAAAAATGGTGGCCCAGGTGTAGCAAGACAGGCAGGAATTGATGATTGTAAAACGCCATTTTTTACTTGTATTGATGCTGATGATACTTTTGCAGGAGCTTATGCTTTAGAATGTTTAGCCAAATATCTCGATAATCCTGGTGTAAATATGGTTTCAAGTGTATTTATTGAAGTACATGAAGAAGATGAAAATAAAAAGATAGAACAATATTTTGTTCCTCATCAAAATGATATTGTTTGGATGTTCGGAAAAATGTATCGAAAAGCTTTTATCGACGCTAATAAAATTCGTTTTAATGAAACCAGAGCAAATGAAGATAATGGATTTAATTGTAAAGTTAGATTATGTGGTTTAGAAGATAGTATAGTTTATATAGATGATATAACTTATTATTGGCATGATAATCCCAATTCAATTACAAGAATTAATGATTGTCAGTATAGTTATGATCAATCCTTTGTTGGCTATGTTGATAATATGATAGATGCAATAGAACATTGTAAAAAAATAAATCCTTTTAACCCACAAATAATTCAACATGCTTATGAAGTAATGTTTAATTTATATGCTTATTATCTTGAAGTAAAACAAAGAGATTCTCGTTTTTTAGAACAAGCTTTGGAATATTGTAAAAAATATTATAAATCAATTTATTCTAAATTAAGTGAATTAGATGAATCTGTTATTTCTTCTATTTATGCAAAATCTTTAATGGGAAAATATCAACCGCCTATACCTCAATGGGTAGATATATTACCTGATATTTTATTTAAAGATTTTATTGAACTTTTAAAAAAGTAAAAAAGAAAGCACCCTATTTAAGGGTGCTTTTTTTATATAGCAGAATTTGCATTTAATATTGGATAAATATAATAGTTATAAGTTGTATTATAATAACTACCATCACTATTTAATGTCCAGTTCATTGCTTGTGGGAAATAAGAAGTTGATGACATTCCTGAATTATAAAAAGCAGTATTTATTGCGCTACCTGATGGTATATAAATATTTAATCTCACTCCAGTTGATTTGCCATTAAAACAATGTTGTGTCATAGTTGGAGCAACTTTTGTATTTATATATAAATCAGTTAATGTAGTACAGCTTTTAAACATATTAGTCATTGTTACTGTAGAACTGTTAGGAATATTTAAAATTACTTTTTTAATAGTAGAAGCAGATTGGAAGCATTGTGTAAGATTTATATCAGAAGTAGTTTTTGAACTAATTCTAATAGTATTCCACTTACTACCATTAAAATAAGTAAAAGCTCCGTAACAATTTGTTAAAGAAGAAAAATCAACTTTATTATCTTCTTGAAAACCAATAATAGGTGACACATTTGCACTAGAAAACATTTGAGCCATATTGGTTAAAGTATTAGCACTTTTATAAAAATTAGCATAAGTTAGAGCAGAACAACTTTGAAACATACCATAACCATTAACTAAATTTTCAATATTATTAATCCTTTTAACAGAAGTACTTTGAAAAATTGTACCATTATTACTATTTTTAAAGGTATTTACATTATTTATCATGCTACCAAAATTACTACCAGTTTTATTAATACTACCACAATAAAATTTATCAACATTTAAAACACCGCTTGCACCATTAAACATATAAGTAGTATCAGTCAAAGAAGCTGGTAAAGTTTCTATATTTACATTTAATCCAGTTACTTGATAAAACATCCTATAAGCATTTACCCAATTAGATGCTGCTCCTTTTATATTTTTAATTGCATTAGTATAAGCAAACATATAACTGCCATTTTTTAAATTAGCTGGTAAAGCAACATCTCTAATATTTGTAGCATAGCTATAAGCATATGTAGCATCAGTAACAGTATTAGGAAGATTAATATTACAAGTTGCACTATTTAATTTTGTACATGAATAAAAAGCATAATTACCTATTGTAGCATTCGCTGCCGCGCCAGAAAATCCACCAAAATTTGTTAAATTACTATGGCTATGAAAACATTGATATAAATTTGAATGTGTAAAATTTTTAATTGTTGTTATATAACTTCTTATACCACTACTAATAGTATAATAAGTCGGACCAGGGCAATTTATAGTATTAATAGTTCTCATAGCAGAACAACTTGTAAACATAGTACTTACTGCAGAAATTGTAGAAGGAATATAATCAACTGATGCAAGAGAAGTACAACCATTAAACATACGAGTAACATCTGATAAACCTTCTTGCAAAAAATCAGCTGATTTTAAAGCAGTACATCCTTCAAACATTGAGTAACCATTGGTTAAAGTTGTAGGTAATTTATTCACATAGAAATTAGTTAAACTAGAACATCCCATAAACATTCGATAACCATTGGATAGTTTTGTAGGAAAATTATAAACATATTTTAAATTAGTATCATTATAAAATCCACTACTAGCAGAAGTTGTAGTACAATTTCTAAAAACTACTCCATAGATATTAGTATCACCACTAAAACTAATTGCCCCCGTTCCTAGACAAATAGCATAATAACCATTAACTGAGTAATTTTCTATTGGTATATTTGCTGCATTACCTTGCACTCCAAAAATAGAAGTATCTTCTAAAATTTTTGAACTAATTAAATTTTGATCACCCGCAACTTTTACATTTGAACCAATTAAAGTATTAACAGGTAATATTTGTTCTGTTGTGGTAGGAGTATAAGTTTTATTTCCTATACTTGGCATTGTTCCAGTTATAATGCCACCAGTTTTATCAACATATTTTAAACCAGATTTGACATCATTAGAAGTAACATTTACACCACTATAATCAAAGATAGTTTTTCCATCTATTATTAATTTTCCATAAGAATTATAAGTTAAAGAATTTACATTATTGCTTCCCATAAAATTACCCCACTATTACACCAGAATTAATAATAAGAGTCGGAATTTCATTTTCAGTTTCTTCTGTAAAATCTATACAACGTCTAGTTCCTATGGTATCTCTTATTACTTCATTTTCAATTATTTTGTTGGCAGGAATTTCAAGGGTGCCAGTGACTTTTTGCTCATTTATATAAGCAGTTTGTCCCACATAAATATCCATTGCTGCAGCGGTAGCATCTTTTGTATCTGAATCAAAAGTACAAAGCCCTATATATCTTTCACCTTGAGAGTAGCCAACTTTTCCGATTAGAATATCGTTAGGAGTTATAGTTCCATCTGTAGTGTCAGTACCAGTGATTGAAGTGACTTCTGCGTGGCCTGAATATAAATCTATTCTTTCTTTATTGTGATAAATTGCCATAATTATTACCTCACTTTAATCCAAACTCGTCCATCAACTTTTACGCCATTCTCCCAATATTCATAATCGGGAACAGCACTAACTTGCCCAATAATTGCTTCTGGATGATTCCAAACTTCCTCTTTATCCATTAATGAAACAGTACCATGAGGACCAGAACAAACAAAATGACCAATATTATAACGGAACACTTCACGATTTTCATAGGTATAAGCTAAAACGCGGCCACTTACGGCAATAGGAGTTTTCGCTTTTTCAGTTTCACCAATTAAGAAACCAAATGTATCAGAAACAAGAGAAGCTCCATAAGCAAGACGACCATCAGTAAGAGAAATGGTGTCGTCGCCATTTTCTTTTACAGCACGACCTGCTTCGCAAAATTCAGTTGCTTCGCGGCATTCGGCATAGTCATTCCAGACAGCGCCATAAACTTTGTTGGCATAAACGTCACCAGCAACGCCTAAACCACCGGAAATTTTTACCGCGCCAGTTGTTGTAGAAGTAGAAGCAGTTGTATTTGAAAAAGTTGTTACACCGGTTACCGTTCCACCAGTTAATGGTAGATAAGCACCACCTTGAATTTCTTCTCTTAAATCATCAATAATTGTATTAACTTCTGTCGTAAAATCATTAATATCCTGATTAATTTCTGTTGTAAAATTAGAGATTTTAGTATCTACTTGAGTATTAAAATCACTAATATCTTGGTCAACTTCTGTTGTAAAATTATTAATTGTGTTATTTACCTGAGTATTAAAATCACTAATATCTTGATTAATTTCTGTTGTGAAATTTTCTGTGGTTGTATTTACATATTGCCTAAGCTCATTTACTGTATTTGTTACAAAAGCAGTAGTGCTTAATTGGTCAGTAATAACATATAAAGTATTAGAATCATATAGTCCCGAATCAACTAAATTATCATATTCATATTGGGTCAATTTTATTACTTCAAATTTATCTACTTCATTCGAAACACCATTATCAGTAACAAAAATTCTTACACCAGAATTATAACCTTCAGTTAAATAAATAGCTTGTGGATCAAGCAAATTATTTAAAGCTAAATCATCATACTCTTCTTGTGAGAGACGGATAATATTCAAAGTTCCGAGAACTTCGTCTCCAGAATCATTAATCAAATCTGTTAAAACTACGGCGGAATTGTTATTGTCAACATCCGTAATTAAAGCCCGTAAAGCTTCATCCGTAAACGGTAGTTGAGTATAAGTTTTTGTTCCGTCACCAACTTTTACACGAAGTTGACCTTCTGCTGTATCAACAAGAATAAGTTCTCCATTAAGCAGAACAGGATTATAATTCGTCCAATTGGCGCTTGTGTCACGTTTTAATGCAATACGAGCATTAATGTTTTTTGACATTTTATTCCTCCTTGCCAAAGTAATTCTCCCGTCGAGAGACGAAAGAGACTTTGATTTTATTTTTCTACTAATTTAAGTAAAGAAAAATCCTCAGTTTTATAGAAAACTGAGGAATTAATTAATTTTATAAAATTTATATCTTTTATTATTATCCTTCGCCTTTATTTATTTCTTCAATTTGTTGAAGAAGAGTTTCATTCTGCGCGCTTAACTGACTTACCATCGCAGCGAGTGCATCAATTTGATTTTGAACTGCTGCAGGTACAAGAGTTTCCTCTTTAATTTCTGTTTTTTGACTCTTCAAGCGTTCAAATTCTTCCTTTTCAATTTTTATTAATTGAACAGTCTTTAATTTTTCAGGATAATTATTCGTTTTCCCTTCTAAATGATAAATTTCTTCGCCATTAGAAGACATAATACCAGTTGCCGCCAGTCTATCAGTACCAACGACTCTTTGAGATTTTGGGAGAAACCGAGTGTATCTCGGTTTCTCCATTATATCAATAATTAAATTATTAAAAATTATTTTATACATTTTCCCTTTTAACTCCTTTTATAAGCAGAATCCAAAAACAATATTATAACGATTTGAAGCATCTGCTTTAGTATTCGTTCCTCTACTGTCAATTATTAAATAATAATAAACAAAAGTTAAATCAGAAGAACGAGTTGGATAAACTTTATTTTTGGCTCTACTTTCATCATTGGTAAACATTGGATATGGATTACCTTGCTGTTTAATTATGTCATTATAACTTGAAGCCGCCGCCAATTCTGCGATAGATGGCACCCAAATTTTATCCTCACAAACATTAGGAACTCTTTCTCCACCATTTTCATAATAATATTTACCCATATCAGCAAGTTTTTCTACTGTTTTAATATTAATTTTTAATTCTTCAGGAAATTCAGTAAGTAAGCCATTATTTAAAATATTCCTTAAGTCAGAATATTCCCAGCCGCCTGTATTACCACTTGAATTTTGATTTTCTTGAATCCATTCAAAATCTTTTAAACTAGTATTAATAACAAAACTATTTATAGTAGGAGTATATGCCATAAAAGTAAAAGTTGCATTTTCAGCACCATCATTATATTCTCCATTTGGCATTATAAGTTTATCATGTTTTTTACCAACTAATTCCATTTCAATTTTTTCTTGAACCCCATTATAGCTAAATTCAAGAATTTTTCGTCCACCAAGCCCATAAGCATCGGTATTACCATTTTTTGCATTGGCAATAATTTGTTCCCAAGAATCTTCAATATAACCATTAAATACAAATTCAGCATATATATCTGTTGTAGTAACAATTGGTAAATCAGGATCACGACTCCAGGCAAAAAATTCATAATAAGGTGATTCTTCACCCGCTATAATTTTTTTAATTTCAGTAGTATCAAGTGGATAATCTACTAAATTTCCATATGGAACATATTCTCTATAAAGCCATTCTCCTTCACCTTTTTTCGAAGGATTCCAAAAAGTAACCATATATTCACGAAGTGATTCAGCAAATTGCGGTATTAATATCATAGGTGAATTTACAACTGAGAAATCTTTATCCCAACTTTTAAAAATATAATTAAATTGTTGTGTAGATTGTTTAGCTGGTGTATCAATTAATTTTTTTTCTACCGGGTCTATCGCGGCGTTACCTTCTAAAATCCATTGCTCATTAAGAACTGTTCCATCCTCATCACAGAATTGGACACGATAAGTAGATTTATATTTAGCAATAATATTAACAGGAGCTTGTATATTTTTTGGTAAATTATTCCAACCAAGATAACTAAAAATTGCATCCTCGGTGTTTTCTCTACTAGGAGTTTCTATATAACCAGAAAGTATTGGGTCAATCGCGTTATCGCCTTGAGTGGCAATATAACGATAAAGAAGAGAATTATCCCAATTTAAATAACGAACAAAATATTTAGCTTTTCCTGCTACTACAACTATTAATTCTGGGAAAGCATCATTGATTTTTTCAAGTAAACTATCAGTAATTGTATCTATGTAAAGATAACCAGTAACTACAGCTTTCTTTACTTCATTACCATTAGCATCCATACCAAAACATTTATCACTGGTTAATTTTTCAATCGCCGCCGCCACTGCTTCTTCATTAGAAGCCTGCCAATCAATATTGATTAAACGGACACGTGTCGGTGTACAACCAAGAATAATATCTTCAATAGGAATATTTGGCGTATTTTCAACATTGAGAGTTGAAATATTTGCATAACTTTCACAATCAAGAGTAGTAAAGTTCTTTTGATTTTTAATAGTGAAGTTTGTAATTGTACCGGGTAATTCAAGTGTAGTTAAATGCCCACCATTTGGTAAAGTAATACCAGTTAAGCCAGAACCTTTAGCTTTAATTATTTCTAAGCCATGACAACCCGAAGCATCAATGGGTTTGATAAGCTTAGTACAATTTTCAATGTTTAAATAAGTTAAAAGCTCATTAGTTCCAATTGTTAAATTTGTTAATTTTTCATTTTTATAACCTTCGGCGCTACTACCAAGAATAATCTCTTGAAGTTTTGTACCAGCTGCAAATTCAGCAAGACCAACTTTTAAATGACTTAAATCACCAACACTCGATAAGCGGTCGGCAGAATAAATATAAACTTCTGTATCGTTCATTTCAGGGAGAGGACAAACTAATTCATATTGTTTATTTCGCTCACCACGCATATGAACTTCAGTAGAACCATATTTAATCCAAGGATAAATATGTGAATATGGTGTTACTGTAATATTACCAACTTGATAGCAACGTAAGGTAATAAAATTTTGTTTTGCATCGCCGCACATATATTTAGAATCACGATAACGGAAGCCATTAAATAACCACCAGTCGCGTTGTGATTTTTTATCACCTTGAAGCATTGCAAGATAATTTTCGCCTTTTAATAAATAAGGTTGTAAATATTTAGTAAAAGCATCTTCATTCCAAAGAGCTTCTGGCCAAATACTTTGATGATCATTCATTTTATCCCGAATAACTTCATAAGCAAAAATTCCTTCGCTACGCAAATCATTATACATTTCACGCAACTCATCTTTATAGGCATCACGAACGTTTTGCCAAAGAACTGATTTTTGACCATTATAAACTAATGAGCCATTAAGAATATCAGTATCTTCCAAGTTATATTCAAAAGAAAGTTCACCTTCGTTATTAATACCAATGGCAGTATCCATATCATAAGGTAACGGCAACCAATGGATTCCATCATAAGTTGTTAAGAACATATTCTTAGCACGGTTATCTACCATTAAAAATACCTCGGTGAATAAATAGAAGAATAACATGGCATCAAGTTCAAAATAATCTTCAAACTCAGCTTTAAATTGTGCTAACATTTCTTCTTTTTCTTCTTGAGTTTCAACAGTGTCACGATTAAATTGAACCACCCAATCAACAACTCTTTTAAAAACAGTATAATCTGTGAAAGCAGGATCGGTATCTGGATAACGGGCTTCAAAATCTTCTAACCATGCCGGATTACCATCCTTATCTAAAGATTCAAAATCACTTTCTAAGAAAAGAACACGATTAGAAGTATTGTTTCTAAACTCCCAAGATTGAGCATTTGGATATTTACTATTAAATCCAAAAACATCTTCATTGCTCTTATCATTATTCATATTAAATTTACCAACAAAAACAGTTTCATTAGTAGAAGGTTTATTCCAAAATACAACAATCGGCTTACCTTCAATACCTTGGCGTACTCGGTTATCTTCTGTTTTTGGAGGAATTGTATAAGGACAAGTTTCTTCATAAAAATCAACTAACATTACATTATTAGCATTTTCAGAAGAAGCATAGTCTGCTTTTAAACAAAGAACATCTACTGGAATAGAACCAGGTGTAATTGGAAAACCATCCGCGGCCTCACCAGTAGCAGTATAAACAATTCCTTTTTTAAGTTTAACTTTTTCATTTTTAACAGGATAACCCGCAGAAGAAGTACCTTGGACACTTAATTCAACGCCTTCAGCAGTAAAAGAACAATTCGGATCAAGTGGATCAACATATATAACCGATGAATTTTTCTTTTTATCTTCTTTATCCTTTGGTAATTCTTCACAACTAAGTACCATATAAGGAATTGTTAGAGGTAAAGTCTCAATAGAAACTTCATTAGCATCATTAAGAATATCATTTCTCTGATAAGCTTTCCGCCTTTCATCAAGAGTTGGGCGGTCACAAATGAAATTGTTTAACTGCTCATCTCTTGTTAAACCTTTATTGTAAAGTCTTAAAACATAAAGATCGAGACCACAAGATTCCGCCCCAACAGTAATACCAACTGGTTCAGGCTGACGGAAATCATCATTATCGGGGTATTGTGTAATACCACACATTACACCATTAATATAAATATAAACAAAACGATTTAAGTTTCGTTGCTCAACAACAAAAGTAACTCGTACCTTGCTATCTTCCTTGAATAACATTGAAATAGAAGATTGCTCAGAACTAAACGAAGCTTTCTGTGATTGAATTTTAAAACCGCGTCCATTATTATAACAAGAAACTACAAGTGAGTCATAATCTTGTACATTATGGGATGCTAATTCTGCTTCAATTGTATAACCATTTGTGCGGCAATCTGTTGCAAAAGGCATAAACGGAATATCCATTCTATTACCAGGTAAGAAGCGAAGAACTGATTGCCCGTCTTTATCTTGCACCCAACCGTCAGCGCCTGCCCATCCAAAACCTTCAAAGCTAGCAGTAACATCATTATAACTCCAAGATTCAGGGTTTTCTTCATTATTATTGCGACCTGCCGCAGTAAATTCAAGAACTAAACTATCTTGAATAACTTCTGCTTCAAAAGTAGAAGGAATTACCTCTACAATGGTTGCAGCAATTGCAGTTCCATTAATAATTTGAAAAACAGTATTACCAACTGGATAATCTTGAGTAGTCCAAATTTGAGCTGATTGGTCTACAGTAATTTCTTGTTCTGAATAAACAGACCCAGATTCATTAATAATTTGTAATCGAATTTTAGTATTTTCTAAATAAGGGTCATAAACTAAATAATCAATATTAAGAGTTTCACCTTGTTCTACCTTATTTCGATCACTCATAACTAATACATAAGGTTCAGTAGTGGTAGAAGAATACCAAAGCATACCTAATTGAAGAGTATTACTTCTTAACATCATACCTTCAACTTCAACTTCAGCATAAACTTCTAAAATATGTGATCCATCACTCTGAGTACCTAAAGGATAAACACGACTGCGGCCAGTGCTTGTTACAACTTCACTACCAATTTCAATACCATCCATTATAAAATGAACAGTTTTCTCACCAGCACCAGAAACAGTATAAGGTAGGCCAACAGCGCCGGAATAAGTAGAAATTTTTGGGTAAGTAGTAGTAAGTGAAAGTGAAACAATAGAAATTGTATAAACAATTGTTTTTGAATTACCTTCAGAATTTTCTACCTTAATACGAACTGTACTATTACCAGCTTTTAAATATTGAGTTATATCTAATAAATTATTACCTTGTTCAACAGAAGTAACTGCAGTTTTAATACCATTAATAGTGATAGTACAAACACCTGGACCATCATCTATTCCTTCATCATCAATAGAATAATAATCGAATCCTAATTTAACATCAGAACCTTCAGAAACTGCAATAACACGTGAAGGTAAAGTATTTTTTAAAGTAATAATAAAACTACCAGAACCAGAACCCGTGCCGCCTCCACCGGAGCCGCCAACAATTTCAACAGGTTCCGAAACAATTTCACCGTTTGCAGTTAAATAAAGTTTATTATTTTCATAAAGCAAACCATCAACTGCATCGGCATCAATAAAATCCGCTAAAGATTCTCTTAAATCACGAATTTCATATCCTAAATTACGAACAGCATCACCAGCGGTATTATGAATTGTACCTTCATAACCAGTACGAATGTCAACTACTTCTGCAGTCGCCGCATAATTTGGATTATCTGTTATCTCATTAATAAGATTAGAAACTCGAGCATCCATTGCATCCACTGTATCAAAGTTTTCATTAAAAACTTTAATATCAATTGGGTCATCATAAGATGGTTTTTTTAATTTTAATATATTTGTATAATCCATCTTGTCTCCTTTTAACTCTTTCCTGCTAACATTCCCCAGGTTAAACCAGAAACTAATTCGGAAAGAGGTTTATAAATTGTTTTTCCATCTATATCAATAGTAAAGATTTTTCCAGCATCTTCTACGTTTTGTTGACTTGATAACTTAGAATTCCAATTCTCTTTATCAATTACTGTGACAGTTTGATGTTCATCGTCTTGTTCAAGTTGAGCAAGTGTGGGTTTATTGATTAAATCATTATAATCACCAGAAAAATTATTGCCACCATTTTCTAAAGAATTCCAATATTCTTTTTCCGCCGCAGTTACTGTTTGATGCTCTTCATCAGAAATTAATTCTGCAAGTTGTGTAGGGATAAATGGTTTATCAATTAAATCATTATAATTGCCACTAAATACATTTTCTCCGCCTTTAGTCCAAAGTTCTTTTTCTGCATCAGTAACAGTTCTATGTTCACTATCATCTATAAGTTCAGATAATTGTGAAGGAATTATTGGTTTATTAGTCAAATCATTATAATCACCAGAAAATCCTTCTGGAATTATTATTTCTTTATTCCATTCATTAATCTGCTCAGTGGTAACAGTTCTATGATTATTATCTTCTTCTAAATCAGCAAGTTTTGTAGGAATAAAAGGTTTATTTAACAAATCATTGTAATTACCAGAAAAGCCCCCACTATTACCTGTTCCACTATTCCATTGTAGTTTTTCTGAAAGTGTAACCGTTAAATGTTCATCATCTTGTTCAAGTTGAGCAAGCTTAGTAGGAATTACTGGTTTATTAGTTAATTCTTCATAACTTATTATTCTATTCCATCTTTCTTTTTCTTCCTCATTTACTGTTAAATGCTCATTATCTTGCGGTAAATCACCAAGTTTTGTATCTTTAGAAAGTGCTCCAACTTCATCAAAAGTATATTCTGGTTTATTTTCTTGTTTAGCCCAATCTGGTACAGTAGGGTCAACTTCTTCAACAACTACTTCTTTATTATCTATTCGAGACAATTCTTCCTGCAGACCAATAATTGCCTCAATAGGATGTTGATTAGGTTTATCTAAATTATTTAATTCATCATGATTTGGAATAACAACTTTTTCTGATTGGTCAATATTATAAAGAACAACAGGAGCAACTTCACTGCAAATATCAGTAGGAGGAAGTTGAGATGGTATTTTTGGATAATTTCTCATTTTATTCTCCTTAAAGAAAATCCCCCTTATTGCTAAGGGGGATATTCAATTTATTTAATTAATTATTCGTTATTAGGAATAGAAAGAGCAGCAGCATCAGAGGCAGTAATATTTGTATTAGCAGAGCCGCAATTGATAATTACTAATTCCTCTTGTTCAAGATGTTCTACCTTACCAGTTTTGGCAACCTGATGTAAAGTTACTTTCTTAATAGTGGCACTGTCAATTTTACCATCAGCAATAGAAAAACCAGTAATAGCAGCAACATTATCACCTGATGTAGTGTCAGAGATAGAAGAATCAAGGGCTTCAATTCGTTCGGTAATAGACTTAACGGTGGCAGCCTTATCATCATTAGTAGGAGTATTCTCAAAAGGAACAACATCTTGTTTTCCGTTAAGAGCGGTTATTAAACCATTAACCTGAGATTGTTCAATTGTAGGAATATCAGAAGCTTTAAGAGCGGCACGACTAACGCTAATTTTACCATCAGTTTCAGAAACAGCGGTTACAAATTGCTTTTCAACTGCAGTATCAGGAGCATCAAGATCTTCAATCGCAGAGCTAATCTCACCACTAACTGTATCATGTAAGTCACTAATACTGTCACTAATTTCGTCCTGGAGAGCAGCCTTTTCATCAGCTAATTCTTGACGAACCTTAACGAACTCAGCATCTACCTCGGCGTCCTTAGCATAGATAGACTCATTACCAAGGGCTACCCACTTAGAACCATCATATACATATTCATCATAGCCGAAGAGGACTACATCACCAGCAATCCAGGCTTCCTTACCTTCGGGGAGAACAGGAGCGGTTACAGTGGGATCAGCGGCAACACTGCCGATGAAGTGCATTGCACCGTTGACATCGCCCATAACCTCTCTAATTTCATCATCAACATAACTCTTAGTAGCAATTGGATTGGAACTTTCATCATAATTACCAGCAAATCCAAGAAGCTCAGTAGCACTTTTGTGAGTTACTTTAATTTCACCATCGGTTTGGTTAACGCTAGCTACAAAACCACTTCCTTCATCTTCATAATCAGGAAGAATATCAGCAACAGCGACCTTCTGAACAGTAATTTTACCATCACTCTGAGTTACTTCAGCAACTACTTTAGTAGCAGAAGAAGCATCAACAGCGGTTTCACCATCAAGAGCTTCGATAGCAGAAGTAACATCGCTCATGGTAGCAACCTTATTAGAAACAGCATTATAAGCAGTCTCAAATTCAAGGTTATCCTGTTTACCAGCAAGAGCAGTTTCTAGACCGGTTATCTTACTTTGAGGAAGTGCGGGGATATCAGTATCTACAAGATTAGAAGCAACTACAGTAATTTTACCATCAGCCTGAGTTACGTTAGTAACAAATTTGCCCTGATCGGCAGCTTTTCCTTCATAATCAAGAGCTTCAATAGCATTAGAAATTTGTGTACCAACTGAACCATCTTCTTTAATAGCAGCTTCAAGAATATCAAGACGATTATCAATATTGGTTAGACTAATAACAGAACCATTTACATCTGTCCAATCGCCATCAATTTCTTTGCTTTGAAGTTTATAAGAATAACCATCTTCTATGGCAACAATACGATACTGAGTATTGGTATCTTTAATTGTATTATTAACATAATCAGTAAGACCAGTAATTTCATTAGCGGAATACTCAGGCTTCGTCGCGGCCTTAGCCCAACTATAAACGTCAGCAGCAAGAGCGCTTACAAACTTGAGATCACTATAATGATTTACACCATCACCAACTTTGATTAAAAGGTTGGGGGTATTCTGAATAGCAGGAGTACTGCCTGGGGCATTAGGTTCGCCGACACCAGCACTATTACCTTCAGGAAGAGTAGCAATGGCGATTTCACCCTTTAAAAGAATAGGATTATACTGTTGCCAATTTGCATAACTATCATATTTAAGAGCAATACGTGTATTTAAATTCTTTGCTTGAGTAGCCATTAATAATTTAGCCTCCAAAGTTTTATTTTTTTAATTAACTGGGCTGATAATTTATCAACCCAGTTAAAAGTAAATTAAATATCTTAAATAACGGCACCGCCGCCATTAAGAATAAGTTCTTGACCCTCAGTTTGAGTAAGAGAATCAACATTAACTGCATTAACAGACATAGTACCATCGGCTGCAACACTAACCTTGTTATCACCAGTAGCACTCTTAACAATACCTGCTTTTTCTTCAGTAGCAATAGCAATAGCTTCAGGAAGTCCTGTAATTTTGCTAGCTTCAATTGTATTAACAGATAATGTTCCATCAATAAGTGTAAATTCATTACTTACACTCTTAATTTTTGCTAAAGTTTCGAGTTCAGTTATACGAGGATCAGTAGAAGTCTTATAAGCATTAAGCGCTGCAAGAACATCGGCAGCTGATTCACCACCAGTAATATCAGCAACTAATTTAGTAACTTCATCTTTGGTATAAATATTAGTATAAATACCAGTTGCGCCTTCATATTCACCAGTTTCCTCATTTTTAACAGGAGCTTGGCCAATAAGAGCAATTACTTCTGCTTCTGTAGCTAAACCAGGAAGTTCGGCCTCCCAAGTAGCAATATCAAGCTTTGCAGCTAAAGCATTATTAACTGTAGTAAGATGTGCATCATATACAGTCTTATCAACCTTAAGGGCAAGACCATCAGTTAATTGCTGAGAAGTGGCATAAATGGCAAGTTCTTCGGCAAGCTTAGAAATAGTTACTTTATCTGCAAGACCATCAGAAAGCTCTTGCTTAGTAGCTAAAGATTCAAGAGCAGAAGCATCCGCTTTATTTGCAAGACCATCTGTAAGTTCTTGTTTAGTAGCAAGAGGGGCAACTGCAGCAGCAATTTCTTGAGTTACGTCAGATGATTTCGCATATCCAACAAGTCCAGCAAGAATCGCAGCACCTACTTCTGCATCAGTTGCAAAATCTTTAACTGCTTCTGCAATTTCTTCAGTTACATCGGCGGATTTTGCGTAAGGTGTTAAATCAACTGTTGTATCACCAATTAAAACAAGTTCACCATCAATAAGCATATATTCTTCATACTTGTCATCACCAAGCACAGAAGAATTTTTAATCATATAAATAGTGTCTTTATCAGCTTCAGAAACTTCAGGAAGTGATTCAACAATTTCTCTCTTAAGATGACCAGCAGAAGCAATTAGCCCTTCAGTTTCGGCTTTTGTATAAACGTCAATGGAATTAACTTTATTAGAAAGTTCATTTTCTACTGCGTCAACTCTATCAATTAAACCATCAACTTCTTCAGTACCATTTAAAGCTTCTTGAATGCTAGTAACATCACCTTTTACGGCTTCAACATCAGCCTCAACATCATCGATTTCTTTATAGATACCAGTTGCTTCAGTTGTTTCATCACCTGGAACACCAATTGCCTCTTGAATATCAGCAACTGTGCCCTGAACAGCAGCTACCTGGTCATTAACCCCATCAATTGTGGTAGGATTAGGCTCATACCAAGCAAGAACAAGTTTACCACCAACTGTGGCAACTTTAGGTTCTAAACCAGCCTTCCAAGGATTTTCAGAAGAGACTTCTACCCTTGAATATTCTTTTGATTCACTATCATATTTATAAAAAGCTTTACCAAAGTCATGAAGAGAAATTTTCTCATCAACAACATCAATAGAAAGCTCATCACCAACAGGAACCTTACCAACTTCTTTAGGCTCTTTATTATGATCTAAATAATAAAGTGTAGTAGATTCTGCTTTAACAAGAATTTGTTCCTCGCCTTCACCTTCATATACAGCATCTTCAATAACTGCTATAATTTGACCAGGATAAGAAACGGCGCCCGCGGCAACCGCATTAAGTTCTTCAATACCATGAACAACAGAATCTTTATCAAGAGGAAGTGGGTTACCTCTCTTAATAGATACCGCTACGTCCCAAAGGGCACCAACGGCTTTGTCTGCAAAAAATTTATCAGAATAAGTAGACATTAACCATTACCTCCCATTAAGCTTTTGCAATATCAAGTGTAGCACTACCAGAGGCAGCATCAGCATTGGCAACATACCATACGTCATAAGCCATACCACCATTTTCAACTTCATCTTCAGCCATATAATTATTAGCACCAGGAACATAAACAGTAATAGGGCCAAGAACTGTTTGAGGAGCAGTTGTAGAATGGTCTTTTACAGAGGGTTTATAGCCTTTTCCCGCAGGAGCTGCAAAGAATATCTGCTTCATCTTATCAACATTCATTTGACTTAACCAAGAACCATTTGCCGCATTACCAAGAGCACGAATTTGTGCACCAGTAATTGCAGTAGCATCAGCAAGAGCATTATCACCATTCTTATAACCGCAGAACCATGCACGATAACCTGTTAATGTACCTTTTTCAAGTCCAGTCCATTCTTTTGCTTTAATTTGTGCAGCAGGGTAGTCATTACCAATGTTTGTCTTAGGAATAGCACCAGCGCTCTGACTTACAGAACCTGTAATTTTAAGGCTTGTATCATCAGTTACTTGGACCTCTGCAAAAGTACCACTGGAAGCAGTTTTTGTTTCACCATTAAATGTAGCAGAATAGTTGCTCCATGTTACACCATTTGCGGGGCCATATTTATAGGCATTAGCACTCGTAGAAAAAGCGTAAGCAACACTAACCTTAGTACCAACTTCTTTTGCACCAATATTAGAGGAAGTAATAGAAGCACTTGTAGAAGGGGTAGTAGGATATTCTTCTTTAGCAAAAATACCAGAGAAGAACTGAGCTAGATTCTTACCTGCAGCCTCAACCTTCTTACTACCGCTAGAAGGAATAGTTACTGTGCCAATAGCTTTTGTGAAGGTGAAATCTTCATCAAAGTAAACATTTTTGGCACTATAATTACCATCAAAAGCAACCCACTTCTCACCATCATAGCGATAAGCAGTATGCTGATACTTCTGCTCAATTGTTCTGGAAGGATTCTCTGCGGCGGCCGCATCAATAACATCCTGAGCAATAATGGCTTCTTTAACGATAGCAACATCATGAGAATTAGGAGTAACACCATTAAGGGCAGCGGTAATTGCCGCATTATGGTCTCCACCTTTGACGACAGAAGCTTCGTAAACATGAGCATCTTCACCACCGAAGTAGCTTAAATTTTCCCATGTAGTTTCGCCGTCACCAACTTTCATCTTGACCTTGCCGCCTACAGCGGATGGGTCAAATTCAATACCGATTTCACCTTTTAGTAAAATCGCATCTTTAGCTTGTTCCCAAGCACTAGTTTCATCATTACGAAGAACTATTCTTGTATTAAGTGTTTTTGGATCAATTGCCATTAGCATCTCCTCCATGTATTAAATCTATAGACAATTCATTTACACCTTGAGAAATTTTTTCATATTTCATCTTGGTTGAATGCCATTGATAGATTGCTTGTTCATCTTCGGCTTTATAAAGTATATCTTTATCACCAATTGATGGAAAACCATATCTAGTTGAAGCGGTAAAAATATTTCCACCAACATACGGTAATTCGCTCCAGGGAGTTATTCCATCACCAATTTTAAAATTATTTGGCCCTGTTGCATCTTTAACAAAACCAGGCTCACCAACATCTAAAACATAATCTAATTTTTCCCAAGTGGAGAGAGAAGCACGTTTAAATTGAATTAAATCAGCCATTAATTACCTCCACTTATGCGAGTTCGTCTAAATCGCCACCGTCCCAATTTCCATCTTGGCCGCCGCCACCAGTGTTTCCACCGCCGGAATCATCACCGCCAGAAGAACTAGAACCTCTTGGTTGTTTTACCCATTTATTGGCGCTATTTAATACATAGAAATCACCAGTTGAAATAACACGACAAGTGCTTCCCATTGGTACTAAATAGAGATCAATTTTGGACAAATCTGAGACTGTATCGCATTCAAAATGTTTAAAAGGGATATTTGGAGTTTTTCCATTTCTTTTTAAAATATAAGCCATTTTCTTACACTCCAATCTTTTTTATTTAAACTCGTATCCAAATACGATCTTTTGTAGACACATTTCCACTACCCCAAGTTTCTTGAGAAGGAAAAGAAGAAACTATACCAACGCGGCGGTCAGCAAAGAAAAGTCTTTCAAAGAAATTCATTTTGCTGACTTTGCCATTTTTACCAGAACAAACCCAATCACCAATTCTAAATTTAGAAATAGGTTTATCGGTGTAAGCAAGCACTCTACCGCAGACTGCAATTGGGACATCAGTTTCGTTAATTTTTCCAATAGAAAAACCAAAAGTATCTGATACAATCATTGGAAGTTTTTGAAGGCGTTTAACAGAAATATCTACCTTTCCATTACCTTCTTCACAAACGCAATAACCTGGTTTAACCTGTTGAATAGTCTCGCGATACTCAGCATAGTCGTTCCAAATTGCACCACTGATTGAATCAGCATTAAGTGTTCCTTTTATACCAACACCGCCAGCAACAGTCAAAGCGCCACTTGAAGTATTAAATGAATCATTAGTTCCAAGAATTGACAAAGTATTTAAATTAATGTCTGATTCACTTGTGTAATTACCCCAAGTTTTTTGGTCAAAAATTGCTGCAGTTTCTTCTGAAGAGATGGCAATTTTTAAACTGCCATCTTCTTCGTTCATCCACATTTTTCCTTTTTTAAGAGAATCTGGAGTCTCAGAAAGTGACTCGATACAAAAATTTTTAATTTTATTATTATTTACGTTTAAGTCACTTGCTAATTGCATAAAAACCTCCAGATTTTACATTACTACTACTCTATAAGTTCCAGCTGTTATTTCATTAGAACTAATTAAATATATTCTACATTCATTTTCATTAAATAAAGTAACATCACACATAACTTGTTCATACTTTCCATCAGCTATTTTATAAACAATAACCTGAACATCCATATTGTTTAAATTATGAAGTATTCTCCAAGTTATAGAATTGTTACTATCAGGATTTAGAACTGGATTAAATTCAGCATATCTAGTTGCAAGTGGCGCGGACCAAGTTCCTGTACTGTCAAGATATTTCTTCGTACCAGAAGGAGGGGCAGGAACAAGACCAGAGGTTCCTATTAAACTATCAGTTGCACCTTGAAAAACATCTTTATTAGATTCAAGAATTGACCAATCTTCTTTAGCAACAATTTCGCCCTCTTGTTTAGCAACTTTTGCTATAAATACATCGCCAACTTCGCAATTATAATCGAAATATGTACCAGCTTCGCCAATATAATACATATCACCAATATTATAAGGAGCAGCAATAGAATTAGAACTATCAAGAATGCCTCTAAAAACTATACCCTGAGTTATACCAGAAAGTTGTTCAGTAACATAAAGAGCAACAGCATTAGAAGTAGGAATTTCAGTAGAATCTTCACTTAAGAGAGTTCCCTTCACTGAATAACCACTATCAACTAGAGAACCATCAGCGGTAAGAGAAGGAAGATTTCCTTCGACAGCACCAGAAACTTTGGAAATTAATCCAGAAGTATCAGCTTCTCCACTTCCACCAGCTTCGATATCAGCAATTTTTATACCACTATCTTTTAAAGCGCCATCAGCGGCAAATACCACTATATTATCTACTTCACCAACTACTTTTTCTACTTTAGAATCTGCAGTAGTTTGTGCTGCAGCAGCGGCTGCGACTGCATCATCAGCAGTTTTTTGAGCAGTACTTACTGCGGCAGCAGCAGCATTAGCGGCACCTTCTGCACGATTGGCAACTTCTTTAGCTTCATTAGCAGATGTAGAAGCTTCATTAGCAATACCTTTTGCTTCATTTGCTGCAGTAGTAGCAGAATTAGCAGTAGAAGTAGCAGTTTGTGCTTCTGCTACGGCATTATCAGCGGATGCTTTTGCTTGCCCAGCCACTTCAGAAGCTGATTCAGCAATGGTCTCCGCATTATCAGCCTTACTAGCAACAGCGGATAAACCATTTTCTTCACTATTAACAGCAGAATCTAAATCATTAACAGCTTTACGAAGTTCTGTAATATCAGTTTCAGTTAAAGTACCATTACCATTACCAACAACTTTAATATCATTAACATCTTTTAAATATTTAAAAACACCTTCGGTTGTATTAAACCAAAGTTGACCTTTCTTAGGATTAGAAGGATCAGTGGCAACATTTTGAATTACAACATTTTGTAATTCATTACCATTTAAATTAATATTAGTTAAAAAATTCATTTACATTCTCCTTTGCATAAAAATTAATTTAGATAAGCAATTCCACTAAATTCAGCAGAAAAATGTAACTCCAAATTATTATTATCTATATAAACAACTTCCCCCATCACTTTACTATTCGCACTATCAGTTACAGTAACGGAAGGTTTTTTGTTTAAATTATGTTGGATTTTCCAAACTTTATTTGGAGAATTTTGTCTATGTTCAAAGTATTTATCTTTTAATTCGCTATTTAATTTCTCAGATAGAGCTTCTATATTTATATATATAACACCATCTTCTGAAATAGTTAAATCTTCACTAATTTTAACTCCACCTAAAGTAGTATCACTAGCAATAGGGAGTTCATAATCTTTTGAAGAATTGCCGCCAGTTACAATAATGTGACTAACATTACCACGAATGGGGCCATTACAACTATGCATCTGATATACCCCCTATTAAATTTTTGATGTAATACCAGGACGTATTTCAAGAATACTACATTCTACTACAGTGTAAAAATCACCTTCAGCAGTTTGAAGTCCAACATCATAATAATATTTGTCAAATACAAAATCTTTTGTATCTTCAGGTTTGATTTCAAAAATATAACCACCGAGATTAGGATTATAATCATCTTTGGTTAATTTTTTTAAAAATTGATATTTTTTGTGTTCTGGAAACCGTTTAACTCCGAATAAGAGTACATCGCCTTCGTCCATTTCAAGCCTATCGCCTAAAGCGTCAGTTAACTTCACGCTAAACGGAAAACTAGTGCCACGAACAATTGACAAGTTTTGCATATCGGCCTCCTTTTTGTATGCGCTATAACTTCTATATTATAAGTCAGAGAAAGAGGAAAAAACTCTTATTTTTTAAAATTGGACTTTTTATGAAATTTATGGTATAATAAATTTATCTTGATAAGAAAAAAGAAAATTTATTATAAAGTTTAAAAATTGAATAAATAATAAAAATGTAATATAATAAAGTAAAGTAGAAAGGAGATTAATGTGATGGAAATTTCAATCACAAAGAAAACCATACAAGAAGTTATTCGTTTTATGGAAGAAGAAGGTTTAGTAGCCCATATGAATGATGCTGGTCTTTCTTTCGCGGCAATGGCTTTTATTCTTACTGAACTTTCTCAGGCTTGTGACAGGGCTATGGAAAAGTTGGAGGAAGAAGATGACGAAAACTAATTATACAGCAAACGATATTCAAACCCTTGATTTTCGCACCGCTATTAGAACTCGTATTGCGATGTATATGGGTAGTGCTGATAACCAAGGTGTACTTCAATGTGTAAGAGAAATCATCACAAACTCCATTGATGAAGCAACAATGGGTTTTGGTAATAAAATTACCATTGAACTCTATGAAGGTAATAAAATTAAAATTTCTGATGAAGGCCGCGGCTGTCCATTCGGAAAACGTGCTGATGGCACTGAAGCTCTTGAAGCAATTTATACAATGGCACACTCTGGCGCAAAATTCGATGATAAAATTTTTCAAAATGTTGCGGGTATGAATGGTATTGGCGCAAAAGGCGTTGCACTTTCGTCTGACCACTTTCAAGTTTGGAGTTGGCGCGAGGGTCAGTGTGCGACCTTAAAGCTTGAAAAAGGTATTAAAACTCTTTATGAAGAAAAAGAAGTAAAGAGTCATAAATCTTTAACTGGTACCGTTGTAGAATTTATTCCCTCTCAAGAAGTATATAATCTTGAACCTGTAAAATTTGATTTTGAAGAAATTAAAAAGATGTGCCGCGATTGGTCTTATCTTTCTAAAGGTGTATCTTTTATTCTTCATAACCATATTACAAATGAAAAAATTACTTACCTTTCTAAAAATGGACTTATTGACCTTATGAAAGAGAAAAGTGATAAGATGCTTCATAAAACTCCTCTTTCCATTTCAATTAATGAAGATGGAATTGAAGCAGAGATTGTAATGGGGTGGACAAATAATCGCTCTGAAATTTGGCATGTATTTACTAATGGTCTTGAAAATTCCGAAGGCGGCACCTCGTTAACTGGTATTAAAACTGCACTTACAAATTTCTTTAAAAAGAAGCTAAAAGGTGAAGCACATCCCGATGTTCTTCGTAAAGGACTTTTCTACGCAGTAAGTTGTAAAGTTCCTAATCCATCTTTTGCTAATCAGACAAAGACAAAAGTAAACAATCCCGAACTTCGTGGTCTATGCCAGCGCGCCACTACCAAGATGCTTGAAGAATTTGAACTGCGACATAAGGATGAATTTGAAAAAATTCTTGAACTGCTAACTAAAGAACTCAAAGCAGAGGTTGCCGCGGAGAAAGCACGTAAGCAAGTTCTTGAAGCAACAAAAGATATTGAAAAAAATCAAAAGAAAAAAGTTTTTGCTTCTGATAAACTTAAAGATGCAGAATTCCTTGGACAGAACTCAACTCTTCTCATTGTAGAAGGTGATTCTGCGGCCGGTGGTATGGCAAAAGCTCGTGATTATACTAAATATGGTATTCTTGCTATTCGTGGTAAAATTTTGAATTGTCTGGCGCACCCCGATGAAAAGATTTTCCAAAACGAAGAAATCAAGCTTTTGTTAAGTGCGATGAACATTAATCCGAATAAATATGATGCAAGTAAATTGCGTTATGGAAAGATTGCCATCTGTACTGACGCAGATAGCGATGGAAGTCATATTGGTCTGCTTATTATGGCGGCTCTTCATTATTTGGCTCCCAAATTCATTGAAGAAGGACGACTTTGTTGGTTGCGGTCGCCACTCTATATTGTAAAAAATGGTAAGAAAGAATCTTATTATTTCACTGATGAAGAATTTAATGCGGTTCGTGGTAAGGTAAAAGGCGAAGTACAAAGAAATAAAGGTCTTGGTGCTTTGAGTCCTGAGCAGGCGCATATTTCAATGTTTACTGATGAATATCAGAGAATGGATGTATTGGAATGGTCTCCTGATGCGATTCAGTTGCTCGAACAGCTGATGGGTGAAGATGTTGAACCAAGAAGAGAATTTGTGTTTAATGAAATTGATTTTTCAGAGGTAAGGGAATGAATCAAATTTTTGTTAAATTTATTCGAAATGATATTGATGATGATACTTTAACTCACCAAGTAAATTCTTTTTTAAAAAATCATCAAAATTATAAAGTTAAAGATTTTCAATACATACACCCTGAAGCAGCAAAAATAACTGAATTTTTAATGGTTCTTTTTGAGGTAGAAGATGAGTCAAATTGATAATTTACAAATTCTTATAGATACTCTTCAAAATGTTAAGCAAGAAGAAATTAAAAGGCAAGAAGATGAACAAGTTCTTCATAGTAGATTGGCTTGGTTAGAATCTGAAACGGAACGCCAAGTTCGTTTCATTCAGCAACTTCATTCATTAACTGAAAAATATCTAGACCATACTTTATAAAAAAGCAGGACAATAACTCGTCCTGCTCTCTTCTTTTTTATAATAATTTAAGGGGAAAAATGAAAAACTGTATTGAATGTCAAAATTATAAGGATAATAAATGTTATCCGCCAAATGAAAATTATTCTTTTAGAATAGTTAACCCCTATTCAGAAGATTTTTGTCCTATTTTTAGAGATAAAGAAGAAAAACTTGAAAATAAAGAAAATTTAGAATATAATATAAATAAAGACGAAGAAAGGAGAGAAGAATGAGCGAATTAACTCCAATCATAAAAGAATCAATGGTTCAATATGCAGGCGCTGTTCTTCAATCGCGCGCTCTTGTTGATGCTCGTGATTGTCTAAAACCATCTGCGCGCCAAATCTTTTATTGTCTTTATGATGATAAATTTACATCAGATAAACCTTTTAAAAAGACTCTTAAAGCTATTGGTTCTGCAATGAGAATGTATATTCATGGTGATTCTTCTTGTGAAGGTATTATCATGCGTGCAAGCCAGGGGTTTGCAATGAGATATCCTCTTGTGGATGTTGAAGGTAACAATGGCAACATCATGTTAAGTGGCAACTGGGCAGCTTCTCGTTATACTTCTGCCAGACTCGCTCCAATTGCTAATAATTTGTTTGAAGATATTGAAAAAGAAACTATTGATGAATGGCGAGATAATTATGACGATACTGAACAGTATCCAATGTCTTTGCCATCCAAAGGTTTCTATAATATTGTAAATGGAGCTTTTGGAATTGGTGTTGGTGCAGCAAGTAGTATTCCACAATTTAATATTGTTGATGTTAATAATGCATTAATCAAACTTCTTTGGGGAGAAGATTCTTTTGAAGAACTTTATTGCCCACCAGATTTTGCAACAGGTGGAATTCTGCTAAACGAAGCGGAAGTAAAAGAAAGTTTGAAAAAAGGAACTGGATATGCTTGTAAGTTAAGGTCAGTTATTGATTTTGACTCAAAGGAAAGATGCTTAGTTATTACTGAAATTCCTTTTGGAGTTTATACCAATACTATTTGTGGAGAACTTGAAAAACTTCTTGAAGATGATGATAACCCCGGAATTGATAAATTTAATGACTTGTCTGGTGTAAATCCATTAATCAAGATTTATTTATCCAAGAAAGCGAATCCCGATAAGGTTATTAAGTTCCTTTACAAGAACACTTCTCTTCAATCTTTTTATTCAATCAACATGACGATGCTTGAAAATGGCCGTTATCCCAAAGTATATCCTTGGGTTGCGACACTTCGAGCACATCTTGAACATGAAAAGATTGTTTATCGTCGTGGATTTGAATTTGACTTAAAGAAAATTGAAAAAAGATTGCACATTATTGACGGTCTTTTGATTGCTTTAGCAAGTATTAATGAAGTTATTCAGACAATTAAATCCTCAAGTTCTACCAAGGAAGCTAACGAAAACTTACAAAAGAATTTCCTTCTTGATGAAGTTCAGGCTAAAGCAATCCTTGATATGAAGCTTTCTCGTTTGGCAAAATTGGAAGTTAAAAAACTTACTGACGAAAAGACAGAACTTGAAAAAGAAGCAGAAAGGCTTCATGCAATTCTTGAAAATGAAAATCTTCTAAAGAAAGAAATTGAGAATGGGTTAGCGACCGTCGCTAAAAAATATGGTGATGAGCATCGCACAAAAATTCTTAATATTGAAAGTGAAGATGATGAACCCACCGAGATTCGTTCTCTCCAACTTTCTCTTTCCAATAAGAATAACATTTATCTTTCCGAAGTTTCTTCGCTTTACACACAGAAGCGTGGCGGCGTAGGTAATAAAATCAAACTTGAAGCAGGAGAATATATTAAATCTTCTATTAGTATTGAAAGTAATGATACTGTATTATTCTTTATGCAGAATGGTAATTATTATCATTACAACGCAGCCGCAATTCCAATTGGCGAAAGAGTGCCGGCGCAATGTTTGTTCGCAATGGAAGATTGGGAAAATATTTGTGCTGTAGCTTCACTGAATAAAAAATCAGAAAAAGAAAATATTCTTTTCTTTACTAAAAATGGTATTGTGAAGAAATCACTTCTTTCTGAGTATAATACAAAGCGTTCTACCGCAATGAAAGCACTTAATCTTGATGCAGGTGATGAAATTATTAGTGTAATTTTCACTAATAAAGAAAAAGTTGGATTGCTTACCGAAATGGGTAATTTTATAATTATCGAAACAGATGATATTCGTCCTATTGGACGAGTAGCTCGTGGAGTAAAGGCAATGAAACTTAATGATGGAGATTACATCATTAGCGGCCGACCGATTCCTACAGCGACAAAATTCATTATTTCTGTTAGTGGTGAAGGTTTAATCAAGAAAACTCCTTATTCTGAATTTACAGTACAGGGAAAGAACACAAAGGGAGCGAAGCTTCAAAAGTTAACTGATGGTGATTGGATGGCAGATTTCATGCCATTGGCCGCAGAAACCGAAATTCTAGTTAATGCAACAACTTCTTGTATTAAGATGAATGTTAATGAAATTCCAGAATTCGGACGTGGTGCACAAGGTAATAAAGCAATTAAACTTACGGCAAAAAATAATGTTGTAGGACTAAGTTAATTATTAAAAAATTCAAAATTTCATAGGTTTGAAAATTTGAAAAGTTTGAAAAACCATGATATAATATATACAGAAAGTGAGAAAAAGCTTTCTCAATAAATTATAAATCAAAAAAGTTAATTAAAAAGGAGAATTAAAATTATGAAGCTTACTGAAAAGTCTATGGAAGTTTTTACCTACGTTAAGGAAAATGGTGGTCGTGTTTCTATCCCCGAACTCGCAAGTGCTCTTGGTCGTACCGAGCGTTCTATTGGTGCTAATGTAACTGACCTGAAGAAGAAGGGTCTGGCTGAACGTGATAAGGTTGCTGCTGAGGCCGAAGGCGAAAAGGACATCACTTACGTAGTTCTCACTGACGAAGGCAAGTCTTTTGTTCCCTCTGATGATGAGTAATCATTAGAAAATAATATAAATATCAATCACTAAACCAAGAGTTAATTCTCTTGGTTTAGTTTTAACAACACTAACCAATTAAAAAAACTTTAACAAAACTTTAAAAAAAACGGAGAAATAAAAAATGCTTAAACAGACTGAAAATAGTGTAAAGATTGAAGGTATCCTTTCTGAAATTGATCTCGATTATGGTTCTTTCGTAAAGAACGGTGCAACTGTTGAATCTATTGGTGGTACCATTAAGGTTCAGGTAACTCAGAAGATTAATGGTGAGGATGCTATTCTAGAAGTTCCCGTACATATGTTTGCTTCTAAGCTTACCAACAAGGGTACTCCTAATCCTGCTTACGAGTCTATTGAAAAGATTAAGACTAGTTATGTAAGCATCGCGGCCGGTGGTATTGATGCTGCCGATCGTGTTCGTATTACTGGTGGTAGTATTCAGATGAATGAATATTACAATCAGAATAGTCAGCTTGTTTCTTTCCCCCGTATTAGTGCTTCTTTTTGTAATCGTATTAAGAAGGAAGAATGTGCTCCCGAAGCTACTTTTACTGTTCAGCTTGTAGTTCTTTCTAAGGGTTCTGAAGTTGATAGGGATGGCATTGAAACTGGTCGTTACTTTGTAAAGGGTGGTATTGTTCAGTACGGTGGTAAGGTTGATATCGTAACTTTCTATAGCACCAATAAGGGTGTTATCACTGGTATTGATACTTATTGGAATGAGCGTGATACTGTAAAGGCAAGCGGTCGTCTTAATTTCACTTCTAAGACCGAGGAATTTGTTCGTGAGGTAGACTTTGGTGAGCCTGTTGTTGAAAAGCGTACCGTTTCTGTAAGCGAACTCCTTATCACTGGTGGTTCTCAGACTCCTATGGAGGGTGATTTCGCCATTGATTGGTCTGATATGGAAACTGGTCTTACTGAACGTCTTGCTCGTCTTGAAAAGCAGAAGGAGAAGGATACCGCACGTGCTGGTGCTAAGACTAAGAGCGCACCTGCGCCCACTAGTTCTAAAGCCGGTCAGGACCTTGGTTTTTAATTAATAGGAGGGCATAAATATGGCAATTGATATTCTGTCACTGAAGCCCACTACTATTAGTCGTGATCTTAAGGGTAAGTTTGTATGTATTTACAGCTTGCCCAAGGTTGGTAAGACCTCTATGGCTTGCCAGTTCCCTAAGAACCTTCTTCTTGGTTTTGAACATGGTTGGAACGCTATTGCTGGTGCAATGGCGGTAGATATTACCAAATGGGCCGATTTTAAACAGATTCTTCGTCAGCTTGAACAGCCTGCCGCCCGTGAGATGTATGACACTATCACAATTGATACTGTCGGTCTTGCTTGGCAGATGTGCGAAGATTTTACTTGCGCACAGAATGGTGTTCAGAAAATTGCAGACATTCCTTGGGGCGGCGGTTATACTGCTTGTAAGAAGGAATTTGAAAATAGTCTGAGAAAAATTACTCAGCTCGGCTATGGTCTTGTAGTAATTGCTCATGTTGAGCGTCGTGTAGAAAAGCGTGCTGATGATAGCGAAGTTGAAATCCTTGGCCCTGCTATTCCTAAGCGTGCTTATGAAATTGTTAATCAGCTGGTTGATATTATTGGCTACATTGACATTACTTGGGATGAAGAAGGTAATAGCGAGCGTTGGCTCTATACCCGAAAGACACCTACTGTTATGGCAGGAAGTCGTTTCAAGTATCTTGAGCCTAAAATTAAGTTCGGTTATAGCGAGTTAGTAAATGCCATTAGTAATGCTATTGATAAGGCTGAAAAGCTTGATGGCGCAATGGTAGTTGATAAGACCGAACGTATTATCGAAGAAACTCTTGATTATAACGCAATCCGCGCAGAAGCTTCTGCTCTTTGGAAGCAGCTTGTAGGCGAAGGTGAAAATGCTAATGCTGAAATGGCTAAGACAATTCTAAAGAAGGTTGAAATGATTTTTGGTAGAACTATGAAGCTCTCTGAAATCACTGAAGACCAGGTAGATTTATTTAATCTTGTAGTTATCGAAATGAGAGACTTGGTAAAAGCTTCATAACTTTTTCCATAAATGGAGAGGTAGATTGTTTTCAATCTACCTCTTTTAAATTTGACAAAATTCTGAAATTATGATATAATATAAATATACTAAAATTGGGAGGATTTATTTTGAGTCATATTGTAACTTGTCGTTGGTGTCATGAAAAATTTGATACAGATGAAATGTCTCCCGATGAATGGGTTGCAAGCGGTAAAAGTGGAAAAGCTTATTATCATAAGAAATGTTATATTGCAAAAGGGACACCTGGTGCGCAAAGACCAGAACGGGTTGACTCATCTGATGCGGAACTATTTAAACTTTATCTTGAATCTATTATAGATTTTATTGAAAGAGATTTAAGAAGATTTGATTATGATCCGGGCCGCATCGGTATGATGATGAAAGATTATAGAAAAAAATATGGATATACTTATAAAGGTATGTTTTTTTCTGTTAAGTATTTCTTTGAAATTAAAAAGAATTCTTGGGATAAAGCAAATGGCGCGATTGGTATAGTTCCTTACGTATATCAAGAAGCAACTGATTACTGGGTAGAACGTGAAGCAAAAGAATCTGGAATTCTCGCCAAGATTGAAAAACAAATTGCGGCACGAGCTGCGGCAGAACCAATTGTAATCAAGAAGAAACAAGAGAAGAAAAAGAAATATCAATATGATTTTGAGTAAAGGAGACTTAAATGGTTGATAAGAGTTGTATAATCCAAATTCTTGGTTCTCTTATGAAGCAGCCACAGTTTTTATCAGATAAAGAAAGATATAATCTGTCTCCTGCTGATTTTAAAAATAAGTTTCATCAATATATTTTTATAGCAATTACAAGACTTTATAATGATGGAGCGAGGAAAATTACACCCGTTGATATTGTTGGTGTATTTGAAAATAACCCCGGTGTTAAAACTGTTTTTGACCAGAATAAAGGTATTGAATATCTACAAGATGCTGAAGAATTTAGTGAACCCGAAAACTTTGAGGTTTATTATAATAGATTAAAAAAGATTAATTTGCTAAGAGATTTGAAGGGTCAAGGTATTGATATTTCAGAGTTTTATATTGAAGATTTAACGAATGAAAAAGCACTTGAAGTTAATTCTCGTTTTGAAGATTTAAAACTTGGAGATATTATTGCACAAATTAAAAAGAAAGTTCTTTGCCTTGAAGGTGAATATTTAAAGAATGATGTATCTGAAACACGAAGCATCTTTGATGGTCTTGAAGAACTATTAGAAAATCTTGCGGATAATCCAGATATTGGACTTCCTCTCCAGGGAGTAATGTTTAATGAAATTGTTTCTGGAGCGAGAAAAGGTGCATTTTATATCCGAAGCGGTGGTTCTGGTGTTTCTAAAACTAGACAGGCAGTTGGCGATGCTTGCCAGTTAGCTTTTCCTTTAAGATATAATGATTTTACCTGTGAATGGGAAAAATGCGGTTGTTGTGAAAAGATTTTGTTTATTGCTACTGAACAGAATTTTGATGAAATTCAAAAGATGGTTTTAGCTTATTTAAGCGGTGTTAATGAAGATAAGATTAGAAATAACCGCATGAGTGAAAGAGAAAGAGCTGTTCTTAAACAAGCAGTTCAAGTATTGCGGCAGTATGAAAAGAATTTTTTAATTGTTAGGATGCCGAATCCTACAATTGAATTAGTAAAACATATTGTACGAGAAAACTGTCTAATGAATGATATTGGTTATGTGTTTTATGACTATATTTTTATTGGGCCTTCATTGTTGAGTGAATTTAAAGGTTTTAATTTGAGAAATGATGAAGTTCTTTTGATGTTTTCTACTGCTTTAAAAGATTTGGCTGTTGAGTTAAATGTATTTATAATGTCATCTACTCAGGTAAACGCAAATGGTGATGATAGTACAAATATTAGAAATGAATCCACTCTTGCAGGCGGTCGTGCTACGATTAATAAGGCTGATATTGGTGCAGTAATGGCAAGACCAACAAAAGAAGAATTAAAAATTCTTGAAAGTTATATTGCAACAAAAGGAAAAACTCCAAATATTGTGACCGATATTTATAAAGTAAGAAGTGGTAGATATAATCAAGTTAGAATTTGGTCAGAGGTTAATCTTGGTAATTTAAGAAAAGAAGATTTGTTTATTACAGATAATAAACTTGAAATACTGGATGATTTTGAAGGAATGGTTCCTTTCTTTTACGAAGATGAAGAAAATACGGAACTTGATAATTTAATTAAAGAATTGAACAGTATTTAAAGAAAGGTAGAATATGGATTATAAACAAATTATAGAATCGTTGGAAGAAGAAAAAGTCATTAAATTAATGTATTCACTTGGCGCTGACCGCCATGAAGATAAAGGTGATTTTATTATTTTCCCAACGATTTGTCATAATGAGTCGGCGGCCGATGCATCTATGAAACTTTATTATTATAAAGATAATAAATTCTTCATGTGTTATACTGAATGCGGTGGTCAATCAATTTTTAAATTGCTTGAACATTATTATCAAACAAGAGGAATTGAGTTTAATTGGTATAATGATGTTTTACAAGTTGTTTTAAATTGTACGCCAACAAAAACTATTGATGGTTTTGAACCAATTCATTATGATAAATTAAAAGATAAATTTAGAAAAAGGGAAGTTAGAAAAGATTTACCAATTTATTCTAAAAAGGTATTAGATGTTTTTGTGAAACGCTATCCTTTTGAATGGTTAGCTGATGGAATAACCAAACAAGCAATGGATAAGTTTGGAATTAAATTTTCTATTTCGCAGAATAAGATTATTATTCCACATTTTGATGTTAATGATAATTTAATTGGAATCAGAGGTCGTGCGCTAAATGATTGGGAAGTAGAAAATGTTGGTAAATACATGCCAGTTCAGATTGAGAAGATTTGGTATAATCATCCACTTTCTTTGAATCTTTATGGATTAAATATAACAAAAAATAATATTCAAAAGAATGGCGTTTGTTATTTATTTGAAGCTGAGAAAAGTATTCTTCAAGTAGATGATTTTGAAATGGATAATTGTGCGGCGGCAGTTTGCGGAAGCCAGTTTAATAAATTTCAGTTGAATTTATTAATGAAAACTTGTTATCCAAAAGAAATTGTTTTGTGTTTTGACAAGGAAGAACTTCCTGGTGAAGATAAATATTTTAATAAGTTATATTCAATTTGTGAACGATATAAGAATTATTGCAATTTCTCTTTTGTTTATGATAGAGAAAATTTATTGGAATTGAAAGATTCACCGAGTGATAAAGGTGAAGAAGTATTTAGAAAATTAATTGAAAAGAGAGTAAAAGTTAAATGACTTTGGAAGAAGTAAAAAATATTTATCCTCCTTATGTTGGTAAAACTGGAAATAGATTTAAAGATTTAACTGGTTTACATATTGGTTCAGCCACTTTTCTCTATAGGACCTCTTATAACCCAGATAATAAAAAAAAGATAAATTGGGTATGTCTATGTGATTGTGGAAATTTTTTCACTACCTATAAAAGTTATTCTGACTGTTATTCTAATGGAAAAGAAAAACAAATTTCTTGTGGTTGTATTAAAAAATATAAAGATCTAGTCGGAGAAAAATTTGATAAATTAACTGTACTTAGAAAGATTTCTAAAGAAGAATTAATAAAATTAAAAGAAATAGAAGGCAATAAACATTTTGAAGGAGCTAATAGAGCCTATTGGCTTTGCCAATGCGATTGCGGAGAAGAAAGAATAGTTTCTACTTATAATTTAATTACAAAAAACATAAAAAGTTGTACAAAATGTGCAAAAAAAGAAGCAGATAAAAAAAATACTATTAATATGACAAATTGGAAAATGAAAGAACATGGAGTAGAAGATTCTCTCATAACTGTTATTGAACGAGTTGAAATACCATCTCATATCTCTACTAATGGAGTTTATTGGAAATGTTTATGTGAATGTGGTAATATTTTTATTAGTAAAGGCAGTAGAATAAGAAGAGGAGAAGTAAAATCTTGTGGGTGTTTAACTGCTTCTATAGGAGAGAAAAAAATTGAAAAAATTTTAAAAGATAGTCAAATTAAATTTGAAAAAGAAAAAAAATTCTCAGATTGCAAGTCAGAAAAAAATAAATATTTAAGATATGATTTTTATTTACCTAAATATAATTTACTTATTGAATATGATGGAATACAACATTACAAAGATAAAAAATGGGAATATAATTTAGAAGAAATACAACAAAGGGATAGTATAAAAACATCTTATGCTTTAAAAAATGGTTATTCTTTAATAAGAATTCCTTATACAGAACTTGACAATATTAATTTAGAAATGATTTTAGGAGATAAATTTTTAATAAAGGAAGAAGAAAATGAAATATAATCTTGTAAATGAAAACTTTAAAGAAAACTATGGCGAAAACATTCTTAAAGCAAGAGGAATTGATGACGTCAATTATTTCATGGCGGCCGATGGTAAAGATATCGCTCATCCAAGTTTGTTAAATAATATTGATAAAGGCGCAGAACTTTTTATGAGCGTTTTGAATAACGATGGCCGCGTTTTAATTGTAGTTGATAGCGATTGTGATGGTTATACATCTGCAGCAATTATTCATCAGTATATTCAAAAAACAAATCCTAATATCCATGTAGATTATCTTCTCCATGAAGGAAAGCAGCATGGTCTTGAAGACCACATTGAAAAACTCATCGAAGACAACATTACTTATAATCTTATCATTCTTCCCGACTCTTCCAGTAATGATGCTAAGTATCATGACCAGCTAAAGGATATTCATCTTCCTTGTTTAGTTCTTGACCATCACATCACTGATGTAGAGCTTTCTGATAATGCGATTGTAATTAATAATCAACTTTCTGAAAACTATGAAAATAAAGAACTTACCGGCGCAGGTGTCACTTGGCAGTTTTGCCGTTATCTTGATGAACTAAATGGCACTAATTATGCTGATAGTCTAATTGATCTCGCAGCGCTTGGTATTATCGGTGATATGGGAAGTATGCTTTCTATTGAAAATCGTGCCATTGTAAACCTTGGTATTCATTATCCCACAGAGAATTCCTTCTTCATGGCTCTTTTTGATAAACAAGCTTATTCAATTACTGGGAAAGTAGCACCTTCTAATGCTGATTTTAATGCAAAACTTAATCCAATTACTATTGCTTTCTATATTGTTCCTCTTATTAATAGTATGGTTCGTGCAGGTACGATGGAAGAAAAAGAAAGAATGTATCGTGCTTTTGTAGATGGCGAAGTAATGGTGCCAAGCAATAAACGTGGAGCAAAAGGCACAATGGAGAAGCTTTGTGTTGAAAGTGCTAGAGAATGTACTAATACAAAAACTCGGCAGAATAAAGTTAAAGAAACAGCAGTAGACCGGCTTGAAGCACGAATTTTCAAGAATGATTTGTTAGAGAATAAAGTTTTGGTTGTTGAACTTGATGAAACTGATGAGTTTCCTCCTGAATTAAATGGCCTTGTGTCGATGCAGCTTTCTGCCAAGTATAAGCGTCCAACTATTGTTGCAAGAGTTAATGATGATGGTTATCTTCGTGGTAGTGCCCGCGGCCTCAATAATAGTGAATTAAATAGTTTTAAGAATTATCTTGATAGCACTGGTTTATTTGAATATTGTGCTGGACATGACAATGCTTTTGGTGCTAGTATTAAAATTGATAGTCTTGAAACTTTTTTTCAACGTTCTAATGAAGATTTGAAGAATTATAACTTTGGCGAAAATGTTTATGATGTTAATTTGGTTAGAACTGCAGTTGATAGAGATATTGAAGCTATTGTTTATGACGTAGATAAATATTATAAGCTTTGGGGTCAAAATTGCAATGAGCCTTTGATTTTTGTCGGTGATATTAATATTACTAAAAATGATGTTAATGTTATTGGAAAGAATAATGATACTGTTAAATTTATGAAGAATGGTATTACCTATATTAAATTCTTTGCTAAAGATATGATTGAAGAACTTGCTGACTTGGATGATATTAAAATTGAAGTTATTGGTAAAGTAAGTGTTAATGAGTGGATGGGACGTAAATCGCCACAGATTATGATTGAAAGTTACGAAATTAGAAATGGTGAATTTGAATTTTAATTAAAATTTTGTTATAATATATATATAAAGAAAAGATTGGAGGGTAATAGATGAACAGTAAATTATCTTACCCAGGCTCTCTGCATAATCATACACATTTTTCAAATCTTCGACTTCGAGATTGCATCAACAAAGAAAAAGATTTGATTAATTATGCAATTGAACTTGGCCACGATGTAGTAGCTATTACAGACCATGAAACTATTGCGAGTCATATTAAGGTTCAAAAATATTATAAAAAGATAAAAGAAGAGCATCCTGATTTTAAGGTGATTCTTGGTAATGAGATTTATCTTGTTAGAAATGGTTTGAATGCAGATAATTTTAATAAAGATTTTGACCGTTATTATCATTTCATTCTTCTTGCGAAAGATGCAATTGGTCATCAACAGATTAGAGAAATTTCTACCCGTGCGTGGCATCGTTCCTATATGGCACGAGGTATGCGGCGAGTGCCAACTTATTATCAGGATTTAATTGATATTATTCAGCCAAATCAAGGTCATGTAATTGGTTGTACTGCTTGTCTTGGCGGCGCACTTCCAACTCAATTGCTCAAATATCATCAAACAAAAGATGATGTTCTTTATGAGAAAATTGTTCGTTGGTCAGAACAAATGGAGTGGATTTTTGGTGCAGATAATTTCTTTCTTGAACTTCAGCCTAGCGAGTCAAAAGAACAAACTCTTGCAAATCGTTTGTTGATTGATTTGGCAAATACTTTTCATTATAACTACATTATCACAACTGATAGTCATTATCTTAAAAAAGAAGATGCGAAAATCCATGAAGCTTTTCTTAATGCACAGGATGGTGACCGAGAAGTTAAATCTTTCTATGCAACGACCTATATGATGAATACTGAAGAACTTGAAAGTCATATGGATTTAACGGAAGAAGAGCTTCAAACTGCATATCGAAATATTAAGAAAATTAAAGATAGTTGTGAAGATTATAGTTTGTTGAAACCCTTGAAGATTCCACAGTTGATGTGGAAAGATTTGGGAAGTTATACAATTAACCAAAGATATTGGTGTTCTGAAATTCCTTATTTAGAAGAATTTTGGAATTCTGATTATGAAGGTGACCAAGAACTAGCAGATGCTATCGTTTTAAAAATTGAATCTGATGAAAGACTTCAAAATAAAGAAATTTATGAAGCAGTCAATGAATGTCTTAAAATGACTTGGATTTCTTCAGAAGTAAATAAAACTCATTGGAGTGCATATTATCTCAATCTTCAAAAGATTATCGAAGAATGTTGGAATGCAGGAACTCTCGTAGGATGCGGCCGCGGCTCCGGTGTAGGTTTTATTCTGCTGTATCTTCTTGATATTACACAGATTAATCCAAAGTGGGAGACAACTCAAACTTTTGCATGGAGATTTCTTAATCCTGACCGTGTATCTGTTCTTGATGTTGACGTTGACATTGAGGGCGGCCGTCGTGCCCAAGTGCTTGAACATTTGAGAAAAGTTTATGGAGAAGATAGAGTTGCAAATGTTGCGACTTTTGGAACTGAGCAGTCTAAATCAGCAATTCTAACAGCTTGCCGCGGTCTCGGTGTTGATGTTGATATTGCACAGTATCTTAGTTCAATGATTGTTGCAGACCGCGGTCAGTTGAGAAGTTTATCCCAAACTTTCTATGGTGATGAAGAAGCAGGTTTTTCGCCGAATGATAAATTTGTTGCTGAAATGACAAATAATTATCCTGAAGTTTGGGCAGTAGCAAAAAAGATTGAAGGTTTGATTTGCCGGCTTGGTGAGCATGCTGGTGGTGTTATCTTTGTTGATGAACCTTTCACTAATTCAACTGCGTTGATGAGAGCGCCGAATGGTGATATTATCACCCAGTATGATCTTCATGACTCCGAAGATGTTTCGCTTATCAAGTATGACTTGCTTTCTGTTGAAGCTCTTGATAAAATGCACATTTGTCTTGATTTGCTTGCTGAACAGAATTATATTGATGGGACTAAACCATTAAGACAGTTATATGAAGATACAATTGGTATTTATAATTTAGAGCGAACTGCACCAGATATGTGGAAAATGGTTTGGAACCATGATATTCTTTCTTTGTTCCAAATGGAGAAACAGAGTGGTGTTCAGGGTATTGCACTTGTTAAACCCGAAAGTGTTGACGATTTAGCAACTTTGAACTCAGTTATTCGACTGATGGCGCAGGAAAAAGGTGCAGAACAGCCGCTGAATAAGTTTGCTCGTTTTAAGAAGAATATTAATCTTTGGTATAAAGAAATGAAAGATTATGGCTTAACTAAAGAACAGATGGAAATTCTTGAACCTGTTGTTAAGTTAAGTTATGGTATTTGTGAAAGTCAGGAAGGCTTTATGCAATTAGTGCAAATGCCTGAGTGCGGCGGCTTTAATCTAACTTGGGCGGATAGACTTCGTAAATCAATTGCGAAGAAAAATCCTGCTGAGTATGAAAAGCTTCAAAAAGAATATTTTGCAACAGTTACAGAGAAAGGTTTAGACCAAAAACTTTGTAATTATGTTTGGAATGTTCTTGTTGCAACAAGCCGTGGTTATGGTTTTAACAAAAGTCATACTCTTGCATATTCGTTGATTGCTCTTCAAGAAATGAATCTTGCTTATCGTTTTCCGTTAATTTTTTGGAACTGTGCTTGTTTGATTTCAGACAGTGGCGGCGCAGAGAAAGGAGAAGAAAATGAACTTGATGAAGAAGGAAGTGGAGAATTTATTTGGGATTCAACTGATGGAATATCAATGGTTGATTTTTCAAATGATAATAAGGAAAGCGGAGAAGACGAAGAAGATGACGACGAAGATGAAGAAGATGAAGAAGTAACAACCGCTACGAAGAAAAAGAAAAAAACCAAAGCAAATAACTATGGTAAAATCGCAGCGGCCATTGGTAAAATGAAAGCACAAGGTGTTAGTATCACCCTCCCCGATATTAATAAATCTCGTTACACTTTCTATCCCGATGTTGAACTTAATACCATTCGTTATGGTATGAGTGGTATTACAAGAATTGGTGAAGATTTAATCAAAACTATTATGGCTAATCGTCCTTATGAATCAATTGAAGATTTTTTAGGAAAGGTAAAAATCAATAAGCCGCAGATGGTTAATTTGATTAAAGCCGGCGCTTTTGATTTTCTTGGGGATAGAAAAGATATCGCTTTGGAATATATCAAAGCAGTTTCTGATACAAAAAAGCGAGTAACACTTCAAAATATGAAGATGTTAATTGACTTCGGTCTTATTCCAGATGAATATGATATGGAGCGCAGAGTTTATAATTTCAATAAGTATCTCAAGAAATTCAAAAGTGGTGAATATTTCATTGTAGATGATATTGCTTTTAATTTTTATGAGCAACATTTTGATATGGATAAACTTGTTAGCACTGAAGATGGTTTTATGATTAAACAAACCGTATGGGATAAAATTTATCAGAAACATATGGATATTATAAGACCTTTTGTAAAAAAGAATAATGAACAATTGCTTGAAGCAATTAATAACAGAATTATTTCTGACAACTGGAATAAATATTGTAGTGGTTCAATTAGTAAATGGGAAATGGATGCAATATCTTGTTATTTCCATGAACATGAACTTGCGGCAACTAAGATTGCGCGATACAATATTAAAAACTTTGGTAAGCTTCCTGAACAGCCTGAAGTAGCTTTTATGTATGAAAAGAAAGGACAAAGTATTCCGATTTTTGAAATTACAAGAATTTGTGGTACTGTTCTTGATAAAGATAAGAATAAAAATCTTATTACATTGTTAACTACTGATGGTGTTGTAGAAGTTAAACTATTTGGTCCAGTATTTAATAATTACAATAAACAAATTTCTGTTAAAAACGAAGCAACTGGAAAGAAAACAGTAATTGAAAAGTCTTGGTTAAGCCGAGGTAATAAAATTATTGTAACTGGTATGCGACGTGAAAGTATGTTTATTGCAAAGAAATATAAAAACACTCCTTACCATCTTGTTGAACTTATTACTGAAATTGCAGAGGATGGTTCAATTAAAACTGTTGGCGAAAGAGCGGATGTAGAATGAGTACTATTGGTTTATTTGACGTGGATATGCACAAGTATATCCACGTCCCTTTTAATCTTGAATTGATGAAACTCAGCGCTTATTATAAGAAAAAACGTGAAATTGTTGCTTTAGCACCTGAGTTAGATTTCGAGAGATATAGTAAATTTATACTGAGGAAAGATTTTAATGATGGTGATTTTCCTAGTTTTTTTAACGCTGATAACGTTATTTATGGTGGGCATGCTTATACTGGAAATTTATATGTACCACTTGCAGAAGAAATCGAACGATTAAAACCTGATGTTCATATATATGAAAGAATGAGAAAAAGTTTTGGTACAAATAAAAAATATTCTACCATTTTTCAAACGATGACCGCGGCCGACCATATAAGGTTGTCTTTAGATGGTAAAACTATTTGGGAAGATTTTTTAAAACCAACATTAAATGATAATAAAACTTTTACTTATTTTTTTCACGATTACGATTTAAATAAAATTAAAGATGCTGATTTAGTTGTTAAAGAATTATTAAAAAGAAAAACTGGAATACCCGCGGCTGTCGGTACAAAATTCCCAATTCAAATAAATAATGAAAAAGATTTGTTTAAATGGTTAGGTTTTCGCCTAAGTAATAATAATTTTTCTCTGCAATATAATGGTGTAATGAGTGATGAAGCTTTAGTGGAATTCATTGAGAAACAAAAACAAACTTCAATGGCTCGCCAAATAGACTATATAGTTACCTCGTCATCATACGGGGAGAATGATTTTATAGAAAGATTCTTACAAAAAATTTATAACCAAGCAATTTTTTGTAGAAACAATTTTATTCCTCTCACACTTAAATATGAAAATGATTTTTTCGTAGATAAAAGATGGGAAAGAGTTATTGAACTTATCAATGCTTTCATAAGAAATATGACCATGAAGAAAACTTCAACAAAAATTATTAATCGGGCAATTAATTTTGAATCGATGTATAGTTTTGTTTGTAATATCAATGAAGTTACTAAATATAAAACTCATACTTTTAATTTGGAAGAAGTAAGAGATTTATTCCAATTAGTAAGAGAAAAAAATTATCCTGTTTTTAAAGACTTTTATGAAAAATCAAAAGTAAAATTAGAAGGAGGCCAATTTGTAAATGATTCAACAAGATATACGTATGGCGATAAATGAGCTTTACAATCAAATAGATATTAATTTAAGAAATTCAGTTTTTACTCTTAATAAAGATATAGAAACTCTCAACAATCAAATTTATGGTTTGCGTGAGAAATGTAAACATGAATTTAAAGATGGTGTCTGTATTTGGTGTGATTTACCGGAGGAAATGGCGAATGATTAATTTATATACTACTCATTGCCCACAATGTAAAGTTCTTCAAACTAAACTTGATGAAAAAGGTATTAAATATAATGTAATTGAAGATATTAAATTAATGAGAAAAATGGGGTTAATGTCTGCGCCCGCCCTTCAAATTGAAGATGATATTCTTACTTTTGGCGAAGCTATTAAATGGGTAAGGGAATATGGTGAATAATGGATATTAATGTTAGATTAAATAAGAATTTTACTACAGCTTTTAATAAGATGAAAGCTAAGTATGGAGAAGAATTTGAACGTCTAAATGGCTTCAGTGATGGCCAACTTAGCTATACGGATTTTATTGATAATTTTATTGACAGTGAAACAGTTGCAGATGCTTCTGTAGATGGAAATGCAAACGTCGGTTCTAAGGATATGAGAACCCTGATGAATGAAATGCCAAAGCCGCATCGCAAACTTCTTGCTTATAATAAAATTTATTATGAGATTAATAAGAAGTATGGTTTTAAAACTGCAAATGAATGGCTTGAAGCAGAATGGTCTAAAGCTCTTTATATGCATGATGCAGACACTTCTACTTTTGTTCCTTATTGTTTTGCTTATGACCTTAAAGATTTGGCTGAACGCGGTCTTTATTTCATCAGCAACTTTAATGCTGAGCCGCCACGCCATTTACCAACCTTTATTGATTTTGTAAAAGAATTTATTTCCTTTAATTCCAACAGGACTTCCGGCGCCTGTGGCCTTCCTAATATTATTCCTTATATGTTCTATTTTTGGAAGAAAGATTGTGAGGAAGGATATTACACTAAGAATCCTGAATATCATGCTCGTCAGCAAATTCAGCGTTTTATCTATGCAATCAATCAGCCCTATGTGCGTGATGGTATGCAGTCTGCTTTCACCAATGTAAGCGTATTTGATGGCCCTTACCTTGAAGCATTATTCGGCGGCAGCACTTTCCCTGATGGCACTTTTATGATTGATTATATTGATGAAATCAAAGAATTCCAAAAAATCTTTATGGAAGTTACTGCTGATATTCGTAGTAAAAACATGATGACATTCCCTGTTCTTACTATGAGCTTACTTTATCAGAATGGCAAATTTATTGATGAAGAATTTGCTCGTTGGGCAATTGAACACAATCGTAAATGGAATGATAGTAATATCTTCTGTGATTCAAGTGTTAACAGTCTTTCTAATTGCTGCCGTTTAAAAAGCAATATTGAAGACCTTGGATATTTTAATAGCATCGGCGGCACCGCCTTAAAAGTTGGTTCTGTAAAGGTTTCTACAATTAATCTGGCGCGAATTGCTCTTGAACATGATAATGAAAAAGATTACCTTATCGCACTGAGAGATTTAGTTGAACTTAACTGCAAAGCACTTGACGCAGTTCGTCATATTATCAAGCGCAATGTAGACAAAAGATTGCTTCCAAATTTCACCCATGGTTTAATTGATTTTGACCATTTATATAATACAATTGGTGTTCTTGGTATTTATGAAACACTTCGTAGTTTTAACTATGTAACTGAAGATGAATTTGGAAATACTTTCTATACTGAACAAGCTTGTAGCTTTGCCAAGAAAATCTTTGATGTAATTCATCGCACAAAAGAACAGTTTGGTCTTGATAAAGAATATAAAATTAATCTTGAACAGGTTCCTGGTGAGAATGCTGCATCAAAGTTATTCCAAGCTGATAAACTTCTTTATCCCGGAATGGTAGTTGAAGACCTTCCTCTTTATGGTAATCAATTTATTCCTCTTGGAATTAAAACAACTATGCAAGAGAGAATTCGTATTGCCTCTTTGTTTGATAGTTATTGCAATGGTGGTTCTATTGCTCATATTAATATTGAAGCACCGCACAAGAGTTTTGAATCTGCTTGGGAAATGGTAAACTATATTGCAAGTCAAGGTTTAACTTATTTTGCTTTTAATACTAAAATTCAAGTATGTGAACATAATCATGCTTTCTTTGGCCAAACTTGCCCAGAGTGCGGCGGCTCTGTTGCGGGAATATACAAGA